AAAAAGATATAGTTAAAAAAAAAAAAACTGCTGAAGAAATTATGAAAATTGATGATGAAGATAAAAGTGAAGGAGATCGTCGATTTTTTACAGAAGGATTTATTCAGGATGTAAATGATTTTATACAGAAACCAAGTAGTATGGATCCTATATATAATGGTGAACCAATGAATTTGGGTGCAATTACACCTCCTCCATCATTACCTTTTGAAGAAAACCTGCAACTTCCTACGGCGGCATTTGATTCATCTACTGTGGAGGAATCTCGACGAGAATATGAGGAAACTAACCCATATGGTAGTCAGGATTCAGATGTAACAGTGGATTCAGATGTAACAGTTGATTCATCATCAACTATGCCAAATGTTTTTCCACTGGGTGATGTAGATGATATAGATTTTTCAAGCGTGATGAAAGCAGCTGAAACATTTATTGGCATCGCAACTGATACATCTATAGAAATTGGCACTGCTATCGAAAAAATCTCTATAATTGTATCGTCACTTACTACTACACTTGGAAGTGGATTAGTATATGGTATAGAATATTTGAGATTAACAAAAGCAAAAATGAATCTTGACGCATTTAATAGAATATTACAAAAACAAGTAGATAAATCTAAACGTATTATACTTGCAAGTGTTTCTAAACTTTTGGATATAGAATATTCATTATTTAGTTATATTTCATTTGTTCTTCCTTCAAAAATAAGTGATTTACGTCATTTATTAAGTAAACCTATATCAGATGGACTAAAAACAGAACATGCACTATCATTAAATGAAAATTTGTCCCCACTAGTTGTAACACGGGCATATGAAGAATATAGACATATAAGACGTATAAAAGAATTAATTTCAAAACTGTTTTCAGTAAAAAATATAACATTAAATGAAGCAATTGACGAACTATTTAAACTATATAATGAAACCTTTACTATACCAAATTTTACCAGTAATAAAACTATAAGTATTACAGGTAGGTTACATTTATTGAAAGCTATATTACTTTTACCCGACATGATAGGATCAGATGCTAGTAGAGATACAGCAATTGACTATCCCGAGATTTTTAAAACATATAGCGTTACTAGAAGAGAACTTGCAATACAATTGTTATCTATTGAAAATGCACCTCTTGCAGCACCAGCCCCTAGTATTCCGGATGCATATTCTAGACAACTTGGCGCTTTAGAAGAAGACCAAGATTCACCAATGCCTCCGACTGCTACGGCTAGACGAGTGCCTAATGTGTCTGCGACGGTTATGGAAGAAAATAATAGTCAATTCTCTGTAGACTATAGTGATTCTGGTAGATCATACCAATATCCTGATAATGATAATACCAGTGTTGTGTCTAGAAATGCGCAAGAACTTGGTATTACTCATCCTCAAGCAAATATTATCAGACAACTATTTATGGCACAACAGCTATCTATTGCAAGAATGGAGATTCCGAGAAATTGGTTAGCTTTACAAGAATCTAATAAAGAAAGAGATGCAAGAAGGACATTATTGGTTCAAAGTGCATTAGCTCCTAGAGCAACAGAAGAATTAGGAACATATTCACTTTTAGATACTATTATTCGATTACAGGTAGAAGCTAGAACTAGACCGAATGGTGCATTATTATATTTTACTACACAAGTTGATACTATTTTTTCATATATATATGAACATATTGAACCCAGAAGGGAAGATATAAAACCATTACTACTTGAATATTTCCCAAAATTGAAGAACGGAGGTGGACATACATTAAAAAACAAGAAACACCACAAGAAACACCACAAGAAACATACCCGCAAAAACGGCAAGCGATCTACTCGCAAACTTCGCAAAAACAAAAAGCGCTCGGGTCATACCAAGAAACGCTGAAAAAATTGAAATACATTTCTAAATAATTGTGTAATAGCATTTCTATAACACAATCAATCATTGTTTATCAAGTTCTCTATGTAAAAATGGGTTCAGGTATCAGTAGCGAAGACCATATGTTCGAAATTGTTAAGCGCGATTTAATAAAGGATTTCTATGAAAAAGAATATGCAAAGCCTAGGTTCATAAACGGAATTGAAATCCCCGAAGACTTTTCCGATGAAGTCCAATTAAAAAAAGACATTACTTGGGCGAAGAAAGAACTCCGTCGTATTCAAATGCAACATAAAAAATAAAGGCTTAGTCGCTAAGGCTTAACCACAAGCCTTTATGTTATCCAACATTTCTTGCGGGTAATCCATATCTTTCAAAATCTTCATCGCCCCCTGTATTTTCGAAATACCCGTCTCCAATTTATACGTATATTTATATCCACCATATGCATCCGTAGGCTGCACCCCCATTTTATAATTGCGGATTCTCTGAGACTTCCTAAACTTCTTGCACACATACACATAATGCGTTGTCAACATGAAATCAATGTTCTCATATTTCGACAAATATTTCAAAAATGCATAGGCCGATTTACCTGCTTCCGTCGGATTTGTCCCCGAATACAATTCATCTAAAATAGCAAAATGCCGAGCATCCGCGTTCTCATGAGAACTAATCATATCAATGATTTCTTTGCATCGGCGCGATTCGGCCTGGAATAAACTATCACGACCCGACGTATCCGGTATATTCAAATAGGAATGTATATATGTATAAGGAACTACCGTACCCGATTTATAGAACCCACAACCTACTTGTTGGGAGAACAATATATTGATGGCCGTGCTTTTCAATAGCGTTGTTTTTCCTGCGGCATTGGGCGCGCTAATAATCATATTTTTGTCTAAACCACAAGTATTGGGTATAGCTCCCGAACCTAAATGCGCCGGATAATATTGTTCGACGAACTTTGTAAAATGTTTTTTTGATTGCGGTTTTCCTAAATAATCCGCATAGGCAACATTTCCGGCGTTCAAGTTCTCCCAAACTCCCATTAAATTGTCTATAAATCCTTCGAACCCCATTGAATATTGCAATGCATCTCCATATTCTTCCACTGAATACACGCGGTAATAACATTTCATCATATAGCCAATAGAAGCCGCCTTTTTATAATTATAAGCAAATGGTTCTATAGCACTGAGTTCATCCAATAAACTATGGAGAACATTACAATGTGTTTGTGTAGTTCCACAAAATGCGCTATACGATTGTTTAGCACAATGCATTGCAGAAAAGTTTTCCATTTTTTTCAGAGAACTAGTCACATATTTTTTCAATTCAAACAAGTGGTCATTTACCCGAGTTATAACTAAATGGAATCGCAAACACGCCCGAATATTTTGGTATATTTGGAATCCGTAAAATGCACCGAAAAACAACATATACAGTATTTTTTCTAAACTCATCGGTCCCTTAAATTGCGATAAAATACTGCCGATGAAATGGCCTTTTGTAATAGTCGTAAGCATATCCATATATGCACCAATCGTCATATCAACACCTTTTAGTTTTAAGAGGAAAAACGGAACTAGGAAAAACAAAAAGGGGAGAACCAATGAAAAAATGGGGGAACAAATTTGTGCCATAGAAAATAATTGTAAAAACGAGGCTGAGCTATTCAAATAGCGCAACATATTCCAATCAATATACGAATACCGATCCATAAATCCTTCGTCTTCTTTGACCGCCTTCCATATTTCCACAACTTTTTCCACATTTGGCGCAAAGTTCTCCTTTGTATCATCTGTTTCATTATACAAAGATTCCTTGTATTTAGACATAGTTTGTATAACTTGTTTGGTATCTTCCAAATAGCCTATATCACTCGTAAATTGCAGAGACCAATAAGGAACAAGTTCTCGTGCAAATTGGTGAGTTGGTTGAAATAATATGTGATACATCGGGTCTGAATCACTTTGAGAAACCACTAATTCTAAATCGGACGAAACAGATTGTGCCAAACTGTGTATTTTTGATTCTTCTAAATAAGTAATTGGAAGTTTGAATACATTGTGAAAAATCGGAGTTTGTTCTTTAGGAGTTTCTATAGATTTTTCGTCCGAATTGGTGGAAGAATCATCTTCTAATGAAAACTGTTTTTTGAATTGTAATATAATTGATTGCATATAACTATGCAATAGATTATATGTTTATTTGACAGACGCAATTTTATGCAAAATCGTATTACACTCTCATTATACCACTGTATTTGCAGGTGCATCGTCCACGGATTGACGCTTTAGGAAATGTTTATTAATGTATTTTTGAATAGTGAAATGTGTCAACAGCACATCTTTCACCTCATCTCCTAAAATACGCAATAATGGTTCATTTGGAATAATTATGGATTTCTTTTCAGGGTTTTGCAATTTGTTTTCTGCAATATAAGTCATCAGACGCTTAGTTACATCTGTTCGGGGAATATGAGTACCTGGTTCCAATCCCATAAACTCACATAACTCTGTACTCACAGGAACCGGGAGCGCAAATCCGCTGGGCTTTCTAGGCTTCTTTGGCTTAGAGCTTTTCTTGACCATTTTCTTAATAGCCTTCTCAAATGCGCGCTCCAACTGCTTGAAATCATTTAATGTATCATCCGCATCTTTCTTGTTTGCCAATAACCGTTGTTTCATAAAATCCATTTTATCTTGGAACTTTTGAATATGGGGAGGATATACAATCTGGGTAGGATCATTGAGTTGATCCACTTCTTGGGGCTCAGATGCTTGAATAGTAGTATCAAAATCAGGGGTGCTCATTGTAATATATACTCTATAATAATGTAGTATTTATATAGTTTATGCAATAACTATATTTACTACTAAATGTATACACCTAAATGTATTGTATAATATTTGTATTTCGTTCATATAGTAAAATATTATTGTATGCACCCATATGTAAACATATGTAAATAAGTTTTCAAATATATATGCATATAATACATATTTGCGAAGTATAGAAAATTATTCGGAAGTGATTTGTCATTTCCGAATAATTGCATTCTGTGGGGTTCGAACCCACGCATCTTTTACGATATTGGATCTTAAGACCAACGCCTTGGACCACTCGGCCAAGAATGCCTATTATTTATTATTATTATTATTATATAAGAAATACATATACGCTACTCTCTTATACAGAGGCCTTCTTAACGCGAGGAGATGCGCGCTTTTTTACAGGAGTGAACCCTTCCGCGTCCGCATCGTGCTTTGCTGGAGCAGAAACGCGGGATTTGTGCTTACGCACCGGGGGGGCAGGGACGGATTCTCCACGGACCTCCTCCGATCCCTCGCGATCACCACCTTCTGAACCTGCTCTAGAGGCCAAGGCATTCAAACGGCGGGTCTCACATAAGATAGGTCCACCCTTAACGCCAGAAACCTCCACTGCGTGAAATTCGTGCTTCTCATTCGCTGGCTTCGTGAGACTGAAATCAACATACTCACCCTGAGTCAAATACTTGTAATGTGATGCATCCGACTTGATAGATGAATAATGGACAAAAATATCCTTATCAGCCAACTCGCCTTCGCAAGCTGTAATAAACCCATAGCCAGCCTTGCTGTTAAACCACTTAACTCTGCCTGTAATTCTAGTAGTACTCATAGTAGTATTCCTAATATTACTATATAATGTGCTGTTTTTATATTGTTTTTTATAATATTTTCTATACGAACTATATAATGTTTGATTTTATATTTAGAAAAAAACCCACTATTTTTCTGCTTTTGGCAATTATAGTTATATCACTTATATTTTCTATTTTACTCAATCAGCCACTACACGAAGGTATGGAAGATGCAACTATAAATAATCCTCCACCAGATTTGATTGAAACCGCTTATAAAATTATACAAGACAAAGATAAAACACATATAGAAAAACTTAGCGAAATTAGATCATTATTAAAGGGGAAATACAAGATTCTTGGAGACATTTATAGAGAAAATGAACATTCTATATTAAAAGAACTGACATCTACATTGAGTGTTTTGCCAAAGAGAGATAGTGAGGGCAAATTGTATGATGAAAATGCATTAGTTGGAGATAAACGCGATAATGCAAATAAAATACTTTCTAGCAATGATTATTCGGCTATGGAAAAAATAGAAAAAATTAAGGAAATATCTGGTAAGGATAAGGCTATTGCAAATATAATGGAAGAATATATACAGGCTTGGATGAAAATGGTACGAGAAAATATAGATAAACTTAGAAGTTCAAGTAATGATACAGTTTATCCTACACCTTCTCCATAATGGCACTACAAGTTTTTTTGGAGAACTTCACACAATTCTTCATAAAATGGTTTTTCATCTAATTGCAAACTATAACACAATGTAAAGTATTCAAATATATTTGCAAATACTTGTGCATTATCATTGATCTTTTTATTATTTCCTGATAATAGTGCTTCTGGATGTTCATCTATATTCGCATATTTAGGAGTATTGTCTATTACATATTTTTTCATAAGTTTATTAAATATGTTTTCTATATTTGCCCACCCTTTTTGTTTTTTGCGTAACTGATTTTTTTCGTGCAATATGTGTATTTCTTGATACACTTGTTGTGTATTGTTCTCCGATATCACAATATTAGACCAAGGTAAGGACCCCATTACAAAATATAAAAAGCAATATCCAACTGAAATCAAATCATCTCTATACATTGGTTCATACCCTTGATGTATGAAATAACTGATGTATTTAGGAGAACCTATGATTGTATCACGGTTAGGCTCTGTATTGATTTCTTCCAAATTACTCACCGAACTTGCTATACCAAAATCTATCAAGTGTAATTCTCCATTTGCTATCATAAAGTTCTCCGGTTTTATATCCCGATGAATAATTTGATGATTATGTATTTGACCAAGTATAGCAACCATATTTACCACTAGTTTTATTACTTGTTTTAAATAATAAATTGGAGAACTCGCGCATTTCGTCATTACAGATTTCAGATATTGCTCTATTGTTTGATCATAATAATTCATTGTCAAACATTTGTAATCTTTATGTATACCATACCACAACACAGACGGAATCGCCCGACACCCATTGTGGTATAAGTAATTCAAAATAGTGGCTTCATATTTTATTGTATTATAGGGGCTCTTATTAGATTCCATTTTTATAGCAACGCGAGTTCGGTGTTTCACGTGTTCTCCCTTATATACTATTCCAAACTTCCCGCGGCCAATCTCTTGTTGTACAATATATTTATTTGCAATAATATTATTTAGTAATAACTCATCTCCGTATAATTCGCGACCCACTTCAGCAAAGTCTCCTGCGTTCTTTGTAAAATCTTGTAATTCCATATAGGGTTATATACAATATATAATAATACAATATATAATAATATATTCTTATATTGTATAACATTTGTGTAAGATTATTAATTCATTAAATGATTTCTTATTACGAAAAAATATTTGAAAATACCACCCCCTATTTTTTAGGAACATTATTGATATTACACGCATGTTTATTTTTTATTTTTATTGGTGTCTTGTATGTGAATCCCAATTTAGTAGAAACTATCAGTAATTCAGTACGATTATTCGTTTGTTTGTTTTTACTCATACGATTCCATCCATTCAGAAAGTATATATTGCACAAATATGACGGGCAAGTTATTTTTACAGCTGCCCTCTTTTTACTGACAAATGAGGCCATTGAAAAATACATACTTTCCAAAAGAAACGACGCAAGTAAATCCATTATAAAAATAGGAAAAATATCTGAAGATGGACAAGAAAATCAGTCTAGTTCTCAATAATAATGTATAATATATATAAAAATAGACCATACTATAATATATGACGAATATCAATTTGCGAAAAATATATGAAGATGCATTGAATGACCCAGAATTGATGGGAACCCTAGATATAGATACTATTTTGGATACATTAGAAAACAACGAAAATGATTATTTAGAGAACTTGACATTTGAAAAAATACAAAAAGACGTATATGACGCACTTGTAGACGTAGGGGTCCCTAAACCAAATATACCCAAATTATGTGCATCATTGGCAGGTTATCGTTATGTGGATGAAATATGTAATTTACATAAAGGAAAATATGTTAGATGGATACGCCGGAACAAACCTGGAGAACTTACAAAAGGATGTAAAGTAGTAGATATAAAGTTTGCTAATACGGGTATTTGCGTTCTTTGTATAACAAATATTGGCCGGTTTATGCAATACCGTTATGATGATTGTATTACATTCCAAAAACTGGAAATAGAAGAACAATTGATATTGATGGCATATGACCATATAGCCAAATAATCCCCCAACAAAAATATGAATATATATAAACTCTTTCGAACTACGTTCTACAGAGTTTTCTTGATGAGACATATATCACTTGTAAATGACATCAAACATCTACGTTCTCCGAATGCAGTCAATGTGCGTGGGCGAAAACTATGTCCCATAACATTTGATATATTAACGTGTAATAATACTATTCATATTGATGGCGTATTATATTCTATAAAAGGGTTTTCACAGTGGATTCGTAGCGAATTAGATAAAGACTATGACCGATTATGTGGGTTATGCAAATTATCAGAATTATTCAAAGAAAAATCGTTTTTTATCAAGTTTATGCATATACGTTCTCCTATGACAAACACGCTATATGATATATCTACATTAACTGTTATATATGACGTGTTTATATTGCAATATTATGTAGCACCCATCCACTGTGTGTATGATTTCATAACTAAATACATAGATGACTACCGAAATCCATAACAACTAGAAGATATTCATATTTTTCAACTACGTAAAAAGTATTTGATAAAACTCAATTCACATAGAAATAAGAGTTTCGTAATTATATTGAAATGGTGTAACATCTCAATATAGTAAAATAAAAACATATAAAATACACCAAATGATTGCACCCGGTGGGGGTTGAACCCACGACCTCCGGTACATAAGACCGATGCTCTAACCAACTGAGCTACGCGTGCTGTATCTGCACATACCCTTTGGCAGATATAATATATATAGGCTTCTCTTTAATACCCTTTTCAAATAATATTTAATGTCTGGTCGTACGGTGTGATGCTGTCGGGCATAAAACGTCGAACATACATCATTCTAGGCATATAGATTAAAACTCCATATCACTAGACATTAATGTCTGGACATTAATGTCTGGACATATGGGATAAAATCCCATAGTGCAGCATATGCACTGTATGTATTGACTATGATGTCCTTGGGCATCAGTCCATACGTCCAGAAATTAACAACAGATATTTTATATTATCAGGAGAATTATATTACCGAATGATAATCTAAGTTATATGTCATCATTTGTTTTAAAGTATTTGTTATTTATATTGCGATTATTTATTTTATACAAATTAAACATGTCACTGTTTTCATTTATAATATTGTCATTGAATAATGTATAAATAATATTATATATTTCCTTTTGTCCTTTAGATGCAGTAATTCCTGGAATATGTAAAAAATAACTAGATAATCCTAATAATTCAACTAATGTTGGACTATCTTCTTTTTGAATATTATGATTATAAAAAGATCCAACAACAAAACACGTTGATGTATGTATCATTTCAGCATTATAATCTAAATATATATTTTGTGGAAATTTGTTAGTATATTCGCAAAATCCTAATTGGTCGTCATTAAAATTGTTTTTAATTATCCATTCAAAAGCGGTTAATAAATTATTCACTTTACCAATAATTAAACCTGCGTTTATGTACTTTCTTATTGGTAAATTATCCATTTTATTAAGGAACTGCCAATAATTATCAAGCGTGTTCCCTTGCCAAAAAAAATGTGGGTCTTTAATTAAACAATCATTTTTTTGTTGTTGTGACCAATTCATATGACCTATCAAAAACATTTCGGCACTTATTATTATTTTTGTGTCAATTATATCTTTAATTTTATCTATTAATAGATCGCTATTTCTTAAACAAAACACATCTCTAGCGTCAGATAAAATAACAATTTTATTAGTATCAAGTGTTAATAAGTAATCATAATAACCAATAATTCTATCCCTAAATCCTTTCCATTGAATACCATTTCCAATAAAAATATATTCCCAATTATGATTTTCTAATGTTTTTTTGAATAATTGAGCATTCGAATTAGTCATATCAGTTTCATAAGATATTAATAATATTTTATCCATATTTTATATTTTTATTGTGTATTTTAATAGTAATAAACAAACGAAATAATTATTTATATAATAAAAATATTAGTTATTTGGTTATAGCATTTCAATATCTTCTGGTGTAAATTGTTATACAAATATCTATTACATATCTACCGCTTTCGTGTACCTCTTCCCATCCTGATTTTGGTTTTTCGCGTTTTCGTAGTAATACTTGATAAATGAAAAAACTCTTTAATGTAATACATTATTTTTTGAGATACCTGTATATTTATTTCATTGGTTGATTGTGGTTTATTATTGTTATTATTAGTAAATAAGTATTGTAAATAATCGCGTTTATACACATCTGGCATAAATGCACACGCACGGTTTATAATATCATCTTTTTTCAAATTGTGATAATATTCTGACGGTTGTATGTAATATATCTTGTGATGATTCATCCGATTATGATATATGTCATCTATAAAACAAATCTCCGTATTTTTAGGCAATAGAGTGCACCGAATAAAATCACTATGTGTTTTTTTATGTGTAGTTCTACACGGTTCTACAATACGATTTCCTACTTTAAATGCACATATAACTTGATCAAATAAATGGGTTTTTGTAAAATCATCCATATCCCTATAAATCCCCATTTTATAATCAAAATATTTAGCTATATATCGCGGTATTTCAGGACTATACTTATTGTTTGTATATAAATATAGTTTATAACATTTACCTGCTTGTTTTTTTTTATACAAGTACTCTAATATAGTCAATATACCATATCGCAAAAACTCCGGGTATTGGTCTAATAATGCATTAAAGTTTTTCTGGGTTTTTTTTAATGCAATAATATACCATAAAGACACTAAATCTGAAAAATACCCCAATGTTTCATCTAAATCAAATACAATCACCTTTTGTTTAGATGGATAACTTATCGGGTGAAATCTTCCAGGAAATATTTTTACTAAATCACCCACGTGTACCGTATTTTGCATCAATTGTATATATTCTGATTACAAAGAAAGTAGTGCAAATAAAATATATTATCAAAAAAGTATATAAATGTAAAACAATAATTATATATAGTAATTATGGAAACGTGTTATTATAGCTTAGACGATTTTCATCGGCTTTCTATTAGTACTCAATATAGTTTAACAGAAACTGTATTGCAGGTTATCAAAAGTTTGGAAGACGAATTAAACTTACCTATTGTTGCGTCAAGTTCTACTAATAATGGGTATGAAAATAAAAATCGCGGAGGTAACAGCGGAGGACACAAACGCAGACACGTATCACAAAATACTGTTCGTCGTATGGAATATCAATGGGAAACCCTCCCTGCACTAAAAAATACTGTTATTCCCGTGGCACGAGAAGGTATTGATAAATTGTTGAGTGAATTGCGCAATCATTTAAATAAGATTTCCACAAAAACATATGAAAATCTGAAAACTTCCATTTTGAACAATATCAAAGAAATTATGGGGAACTATGGAGACACGAAAACGGAAGACCAACAGTCAGATATACAAAAAATTGTCAATTTCATATTTGAAACTGGTTGCGCAAACAAGTTTTATTCGGAGTTATATGCCAAATTATACAAAGAATTAATTGACACATATGCAGTGTTCAATGAAGTTATTACGCCCTTTATAGAAAAATATGTTGAAAGTATACAAGAAGTCAAAGTGGTTGACCAAAACAAAGACTATGACGGATTTTGTGAAAACAATAAGAAAAACGATAAACGTCGAGCAACATCCACATTTATTATGAACTTGTATGCAAACGGTGTTTTGACTGCCGAAGTTGTTTTGGATATTTTCAGACAATTCCAAACCATTGCAATAGGATACATTGAAGATGCTTCTAAAATCGGTGATGTTGAAGAAATCACGGAAAACATATTTTTGTTGGTGAGTATGGGAGCCAATTTGTTGAAAGATGAACCAGTTTGGAAATCTGATATTTTGCCGAATATCCATATGTTTGCATCATTTAAAATGAAGGAGAAACCTGGATTATCAAGTCGCACCATTTTCAAATACAAAGATTTAGTTGAAAAAGTCTTACACGATGCGTAGTTTTTGTTTATTACACCGACCGAAAAGAAAAATGAGACAAAAAACATATCAAAAATAAATTATTTTCACTATATTCAAGGATTTGCTGAGTCCAGAGGACGTGGTAAATCCGCAATTTTGGGAGAGACGAAGTCTCATACTAAAATGAATATATAGTACATATTCAATATTTTCTAACAATGCATATACAATAATGTTTTACCGATCATATGTGCAATAATCACGATTATGTGTAAAATGCCAATAAATCCAAATATTTGCATTGGTGGAGTCTCTGACGAAATAACACTGTAAATTGGATCTTTTGTTATGAGTCTCCACGGAATATACACATATATAAGCCAATAATGCATCCAATTGTACGAATAAATCAAATCATTTTGCGTAAAATAATTGTGACATTCACCAAACATTTCCAAACTATGTTCTCCATATTTTACATTATACATTTCTGATTGTCCAGACATATTCGTAAACTTGCGCGCTTCGTTAACTAATAAAACATATGGCGCTATATGTAATAAATATGTCCATAAGTTTACATACCATTTTATTATTTCCGGAGATTGTATTTCATTTGTCTCTTCCATATTATACAAAAACTTTCCAATCCAATATACAAAGGTTATGACAAATTGTATATTGTGTGCTATTGGAAAAAACCCTGGAATAAAATAATAAATAAATGATGCAACAATCCCAGAATCGGTTAATCTTACGAATTGCTTGACAAAATTATATGGACTAGGTAAAAAATGGTAATGGTGTTCAAACCAATAAAAATAATTCATTGTATGCAATTTCAATGAAATAATTGTTGATAAATAAAAATCATTTGTAAAATACCATAATCCCATATAAACAACCGGAACATAAAATCCGTTTTTGATATAAATATTGTTTGTTAGGCTAAACGCTACCATTTATCTAATACGCGTAATACTATTTATGTCTTTTTGATAAATATTTTTATATAATGGGTTATACAAAAATATAAAAACTGCGCATATTATATAACACCTATTTAGACAATGGTTTCTTCTAAATTGAATGATTCTATAAATTATAAGGAAAATCGTGAAATAGAAGATGGTGATTTGGGAACTTCATCCGTTGTTTATGAGATGGAAATTGAAGACCGTCTAATAAAGTTCGTATTAGGAAAACAGAAATACACTTATTCTGGTAAAAATGTGTTGTATTACCCTATTTATTTATTGAATGAAAATCGGATTAAGGCGCAAATAGGTGTATTTGAATTGCAATCCAACAAAGCATTGAATATTTTAGACGATGACGGCGATGTAGATTTGAATATGTTAGAAGAACCATTATTGTATAGTTTTGTAAATGATAGTTTTTTAGATAAAGCACTGAAACCTAAAGTAGTCCCCGCCTCAGTTAATGATTTTGAACAAATTGACGAAGACGAAGAAGATGATCATTTGAAATCTTCTAGACATATTGCAAAATCTATGAAAGAAGATGAAATGGAAAAAGAAGAGGGTGAAGTATCTGAAGATGATGAAGATGATCATATTAGTTTAAAAGTTCCAGAGTCAGTGCATTCCGAACAAGCAAAATCATTAAAAGAAAAATCAAAGGATGGATTAATTGAAATAGACGAAGACTATCAACAGCCTGCACTATTAAAAGAAGAAGATGAACAAGAAAACAAAGACATAAAGTCAGGTTTCAAAGAAAATGCAAAACAGCCGTGGATACAGAAATATATGAAAAATCCCAATTACGAAATAGTGGAAGTTGAATCCAACGGCGATTGTTTTTTCGCCAGTGTGCGCGAAGCATTTCGCCAAATTGGATACAAAACAACGGTGGAAAAACAACGCACTGCTTTGGCAAGAGAAATGCCTGAACGTATTTTTACAGATCAATTGGAATTGTTTGAGCTATATCAAAACAATATCAATGAATTAGACGGAAGACTAGAAGCAATTAAAAAGGAAAATACTGAATACAAAAAGCGGATTAAGAAAGCAACGCCCACAGAAAGAGAAGAAATATTAGAACGCGGAAACCAACTTGTTAAAGAAAGCAAAAAAATACAGAAGGAAAAAGCAACCGTCGAACAAGAACAAAATACATACGTGGGTTATATGCGAAATATTAAAACAATCGATCAATATCGCGATTATATAGAAACCCCCAGTTTTTGGGCAGATGCTTGGGCTATATCTACTATTGAGCGATTGTTTAATATCAAGGTAATTATTATGTCCGAAATGGCATATAATGATGGCGCTATGCATAGTGTATTGAATTGCGGAGAAATAAACAAGCAAATCCAAGACCGCGGGGTTTTTAACCCAGATCACTATATTATTGTTACCTATAGTGGTAATCATTACCGTCTGGTTACATACAAAAACAAGCGTATTTTTACATTCCGTGAAATACCTTATGGTATAAAAGTTCTCATTGTCAATAAATGTTTAGAACGAAACTCCGGATCGTTTTATTTAATAGAAGATTTCCGTAATTTCAAAGCCAAACAAGGTATTCATCCCGATACAGGTAATCCGAAAAAGTCCGAAGATGAACAAGACGCCGATGAACTAAACCGCGAATTATACGATGATGATACCATATTTATGTTCCACCAAAACTCCGAACTATCTGCTAAACCTGGAAAAGGTTCCGGTGAAAAAATTGCGGTAGAAAAAATCCCGCAATTTTCGGATTTAGCAAAAACGAAAGAATGGCGGCGTATGTTGGACGATACTTGGCCAGGAGTGGTTTTATCCATAGACAATCTCAAATGGATGTCCGCAGAACATTACATACAAGCCGCCAAGTTCAAAGGCGGGTTCCCGGACTTTTATAAATCGTTTTCTATAGAATCAGAGAGCGATATAGCAAAAGATGTGGATTATGCTAAAGCTGCAGGCGAAAGCGGCAAATTGAAGAAAAAATCGGAAGAGGGAGGAAAAACAAAGGAAATTGTATTACGTGCCAAACATATTCATCCCGATGAAACCTATGATGCGGAAGAAGTGCGCAAAATTGCAATCAATGCTAAGTTCTCTCAAAATGAAGATGTCAAACAAGTATTGCTGGCAACCAAAAAGGCGAAGCTCGTTCATTTCTCACGAAGCTCGGTAGGAAATAGCATTGATATTCCTCTGATGGAATTGCGTCGTAAATTGGCGACTGCGAAGATATAGGTGATCAAATCTGTATGATGTCAAGAATTATACAGCGACGATTTATCATTATAGTATAATGCACAATATTTTACACATATGCCTATTTTTACAATACCGAATAATAGAATGACAATTTGATGTTTGTATAAAATTGATTAGGAAACAGATATAAAAACATTTAGTAATTACTTATTTATATTTATTATTCAAGGTTATTACACAACAATGTCTCCCGTTATTCAATCTACTATGTTATCCATTCTTCAATTTACTCCTCCAGGAACTTCGTTACCGGTTGAACTATTTCCACTAGCTATTGATGAACCCATTGTTGATGAATCCCCACAATATAAATTCGGAGTCTTAGAAATAACTACTCCAGATAAAGACGCACTACCTCATACGTGGGACGTAAAGTTTGATATAGATTGTTCAGGGTCAATGTCAGATATTTGTATGGATGGACGCAGTAAACTACAGCATATCAAACACGTCATCGCAAATATGTTGCGTCTATTTGCATCCTATAGCGACATCACATTCAATGTCAGTGTAGAAGCATTTGATGACGGATTACACCCGATATTTGATTTTGTTCGCATTACATCGGATAACGTGGAACAATATATTGCAAAGATCAACGCTATTTATCCACGAGGCCAAACAAATCTGATACTTCCACTTACACAAACGGCGAAACAAATGGCCGCTAGAATATCTGCGTTTCCTGCAAACAAACGCCTACATTTCTTGCTAACGGATGGTAACGATACGTGCCGCAATTCTTCTAAAAAAATATTAAATGTAGTAGATGTGCAATATGACACTATTGTATTTGGATTTGGCCAAGATCATGATTCTAAAACACTTATGGCAATCGGTGAAAAACCATTTTGCGAATACGCATTTATTGCAGAGCTAGAAAAAGCCGGTATTGTATACGGCGAATATATTCATAATGTGTTATACAGATGTATTGAAGGAGGTACCGTATTATTACACAATGCGGAGATTTATTGCTGGAAAACCAATACGTGGTCATCTACACTCACTATTGGAAATATTGCAAGTGGTATGAAGAAATCATATTATGTGAGAACAAAAGAGTTAGTAGAAACTGTTTGTGGAGAAATCCACGGCCGAAAATGTTTATTGGATAATGCAGATTGTGAGTTTATTAAATTAGATGATTTTGATGCGATGCCTCATTTAGTTAGTGAAGATGGAGAAGTAGACGCAAATGAGTTTAAAGATCATTCGCTTCGGTTTAAGACACTTGAATTGCTATATGAGGTTGCACATTTGAATGACGAGGACGTTGAAGACGAAGTAACTGATGAAGAAAATAAACAACAAACTAGCGCATTTCCATCTTCTTGGTTTACTCCTAAAAAGTCAGACGACAAATATTATAGTAAAGTAAATGAACTCAAGGAAAAAATATTGACACTCTATCGCACTATTCGTGATTACAAAATCGCTACATACAGAGAAACCGAAAACACCTTCTTGGCAGCATTGATGGATGACTTATATATTGCCCGCCGTAGTTTTGACCATAATAATGGACGATTATATACAATGGCTAGACAAAAGACACAGGGAACACAAAATGTCTATACTCCGACTAATATTGACTCTGTCTTTAATAATCAACAATCAATTATACCAACTTCTCTGAATATTGCGATTCAAGATGACGAAGAAATGCAACAATCGGCATCTGTGCCTATTCATCCAACGCCTTTCCCGTTACCTTTAGGAATAGGTAGGTCTGGTGGATGCAATGCAATGTTTGCAGGAGACGAATATGATATACTCAGTCACAATATTTCGTGCATAACCCAAGATAACTATTCAACCCCCCGAATGCTGGATATAATTCGTTCAACTAGCGATGTCATCGGCAATGATGATCTCGTATAATATATTTGTAGGGCTGTATCAGTATAGATATTTAGCGAATATGGGTTTTATATTATAGTGGCGTTTTCTAAAATATAATAAAAATATCTAACATAAAATGACACCCCATTATGGTAGACATTTAGACGCAGTGTATAAGATGAAGTGAGTTCTATTGGATGAAAAGTCATCCAATAGAAAATTGAAATACATTTTTTATAAATCATATATCAGCATTATTTGAATTACCATTATTATTTCGCAAACTTATTTAAACATTATTCATTAAACCTATTCATATATAGAAATCCCAACAACAATGTCAGCAACCCCATCTTCACAAATTATTTCAGAGGAGGGATATGATATTACCGAGACTATGAGTTTTACAAGTATTTATATATCAAATCTACCTGAAGATTTGATGCTCAATGGTTATAGAGTATCAAATGAAGATGAAATCACTTATTTATTTGAAATCCAGTTTCCACTTGGAAAGGTAAAGCGTGTAGATATTGCAACAAGACCGCATAGTAGCGGTGCACACGTGAGATGTGCATTTGTGCATTTCGGAGAGTGGTATCCATTTTCTGGAAGGCTCAGAATGAAGTTAGCAACTGGAGGAGAATACCGTATGTATGGTCCTACCCCATTTGCATCATTCTATAGCTCATCCAATCGTGGGTTTGAACGCTATATTACGCTGAAGATGAACCGGGCGCCTATTGCAGAAGTGTCTGCACTTGAGGCCGAGAAAATGAACATTCATCAGCTGGTTGACAACTATAAGCGTTTGGAGAAACATCTCGCTGAAAAAGACGCCAAGATTGCTGAACTGGAGCAATTTGTCAAACATTTGCAAAATCTAAGCGACAATCGGTTGCAAGTGGTTCACGACTTGGAGTTTGACTTGATGGCATCCAGATGCGCAGCGGGCGATTGGATGGATGAACCAAACGACGGCGGTCCAATGACTATGGAAGAACTCAGTACTGAATCCACTAGTGATGAACAAATGGAAGAATCTGAATCGTCTGATGAGAAGAATGAAATGCAACTTGTGAGACTAACATCAGGTAATGTATCTCAATACATTGGGTATGAAATTATGTTCAGATCTCGCAATAAAAACGTGGTTTCGCGCATTCTTGGAGTGAACAGTAGTCTTACGTCTATAAAAGTAGACCATCCAGATTTGCAAAACAACCTAACTATATCAAGAAGGATTTATGTCATTGTGCAATAATTGCCTAAATAATCCACAAAAATCTACAATAATCTACAAAAACCCATAAAAGTATAATTGCCTAAATAATCTAGAAAAACCCACAAAAATCCACAAAAAGTATAATTGCCTAAATAATCTACAAAAATCCACAAAAAGTATAATTGCCTAAATAATCTACAAAAATCCACAAAAAGTATAATTGCCTAAATAATCTACAAAAAATCTACAAAAACCCATAAAAAATAAAAAGAAACCCTTTTTTATTGTTGTTATTGCACAAAGACAAATCCATCTTTTTCTAAAATGGTATGCAAAGCTGGCGTATCTATTTCGCCTAAAGATACTTTATCTATATTTTCCAATATACGGTTATTTTCTGAATAATTAGCTACATCAAACATCTTTGCAATAGACAACAAGATAGAATAATCAGTTATATAATTCGTATTGTGTAATACCCAATTGTAGAACCCCGTATCTTCACCAGATTGATTTCCCAATTTTTTGTATTTTTCATATAATACAAAGGTTTCGCCTAAAGTTGTCTTGTTGTCGTAATTATAATCCGTTCCAGACAAAACTGCGATTTCCCTAAATGTTTGTATATCCATTTCCAAATCGGATAACATTGCCGAAAAATCATAGGCAATTACATCATGATTCACTAAACTAAAATGCCTAAATACCCTAGGACATCCATAAACAAACATATCCATATCATCGCTCATACACCCCCAAGCTTTTCCAGATAATACTAATTGAACACACAATACATCAGCTTCTCCTTCTGCCTGTTCATATTTTGCACCATATGCATTAATCAAGGCTTTTGTTGTTGCTAAATTGTCGTAGGAAATACTTGTGGATTCACGTTTCAATAAATCCAATTCTTTTCTCAATTCGTCTTTTTCATCCGAACTGTCAGTCAATGCATCATATTCCTCTTTTAGTTTATTGTATTGCTCCTCTGATGCCTTTCTATGTTGCCGTCGTTTCAATAGTAACTCCCTCTTTTCTTTCGGAGGTTTTCCATCGAAAACAAATATAGGAACAATATTATAATGCCTAAATAAAGAAATCATCAAATAGAAATGTTCGGTCAATGTATTATCTGCCATAAACTTGTACAAATATATACTTGTATCTACTGCAATAGTCTTGCCATTCAAATATGATAAATGTGTTTTCATTATGTGTTCTTTTTTGCATTTTTCCATAAGGAACTTGTTTAAATTGTGAATACCCATTTTCTTTTGAACTAGTAATAATGTGGTTTGTATAGTTTAGAACATAATTTGTTTCTAAGTTTTTATTCAATTTTATACTATTTATTATCCTTCTTCAATATATAATGAAACCGATTACAAGTGATTTAAAAACATTCATAGATAAGAATTGTAAAACACCATATAACGAAATTGAACAAACGTTTGGGATTTCTTCTTCCCAATCTAGTATATTTCAAAACATACATGAAATGATACGCGATGCTCATATAGAATGGTTCAACTCCTCTCAAATGGTTAATGAAATAGAACCAATACCACAAGGGCACTTATACAATGACATACCGGAGAACTTCAAAATAATTATTGGAACTACTCTCAGTCAGCAAAAAACATTCCAAATGAATATTGGCGGCCGGGACATTTTCGTAGCATTTTATGCCGATGCTAATAAATCCCATTCTTCCAAAAAATGGACCGAATATTTGAAGAAAATATACATATGGCTAAAGATTATATCGCAATTTGCAAGCACCTCGTGTGTGAAAACCCTGTATATATATATTTATTTAACCCACGAAAAAAAACAGTTACCAGCCGATCCATCCACTGCATTGGGACGAAATCACGCAAATACTGCATTTACGACTTCTTGTACATCAAATACTGAAATACATTTGTATAGAGAAGAAGAATGGTTCAAAGTGTTTATTCACGAAACTTTTCATTCATATGGCCTAGATTTTTCAACAATGGAGAACGGACCCGCAAATGCAAAAATCCGCGAAATATTCGGGGTTTCCAGCGATGTTCGGCTATATGAAAGCTATACCGAGATTTGGGCAGAAATCATCCATATTTGTTTTTTGGTACATTTTCAAATGATCACCGCTCCTAAATGGGAGAACGTTGATAATTTTATATCCAAAATAAAAAATATTTTACTATATGAAATTACGTTCTCTTTATTGCAATGTGCTAAAGTATTAAAACATAGCGGGTTGAAATACGAAGATATTGCTAAACAAGACGCCGCATCAAAAAAAAAAGTGGCGGGGTTATACAAAGAAGAAACCCCATTGTTTTCGTATTACATAGTGAAATCCGTGCTATTGTTTTTTGCCAATGATTTTGTGGAATGGACAATGATCCATAATCGCGGTTCATTCAATTTCCAAAAAACACAACAAAATGTGGATGCTTATATACGATTTATACAAAAGCATTCTAAAAATCCTAAATACATAAAAACAATGAAAATGATGGAAGAATGCCTAAATCATTCTTCACAAAACTCGGTATTTAGAAATGAAACAGGGTTAAATACAATGCGTATGACTATACACGAAGACTGATCCAAATAATTTTATTTACAAACACGCATATAAGGAAGATATCCATAATAGAATCAGTATTACATCAAAATTACACTACGATGATGAATGATCTTAGTGTAATCGTAAACTAATAATAACGTATATTCTACGAAGACACATTAAGCTGTTTGTATTCTTTCCAACTTATGGGTTTACCTAGATTTGGTTCAACTTTTTGTGAAGCATATTCTTTATCCAAGTTTTCACCCCTACGCAATGCAGAATCAACATATAACTCCTTTAGCAATTTACCTACTAAAACTGACCCCTCGTGTTGATCCACTTGACCGTCTTCAATCAATTTCAATACTTGGAGAACTTTAGCCATAATGTCTAAATCCAATTCATCTTTCAAAACTTTGTTGAATATATCATTATAACTAGAAAAAAGAAATAGTGCTTTGTTTTGGCATAATTCCAAAAAAGCAGCTGGGTCAGTTGCCATCAATGAGCGTTCATTTCGTTTTAACAATTCTAACGTCCGTATATCATCACGAATACGAATACTATGTTTCAATTTGCGAATATTGTCCGTATTGTTTTCACAATCTGAATTATCCAGCAATTTTTTTAGATTTAGCTTATCTTCGGCGTTCATTTATATATAGTATTTAAGCGTTTTTTTATATGTTTTAACTCATATTATATAAAAATCACTAATATATATATATTCTATGTCTACTAAAGAAGATATTTCTATATTAACTGCTTCTGTACAAACTCATTTTGTAGCAATTGGTATTTTTATACTATTGTTTGGACTGTTTTATGTTTTTACATATACAGACCAACTCAAAGATATGCGAAATAAAATGGAAAAATGGAGAAAATCTATATATGGTTATAAAATAGATTATATAGACGAACCATCTAATGAGGGAAGAGTCGGAGGTACCGTAGACTCTGACCCATTTTCCGGATTACGTAGTAAGAAGGAAAATGAAGATGATGATGAAATAGATGAACATAATAATATACGGGAAGTATTATTACCTTTTTAGCAATAATATTATGGCTATTTTTTATCTATGAATTATTTATACAATGAAGCTTAGAAGTATTCATATCGTCATATTATTTGTCATATTTGCTATAACTGTTGTTGTCATTATGTTACCCCGAAATGTTATGCCCTATTCCAAAGATACATTATTTAGTCATATGTATAAATACGAAGGTATGGCAAATCTACCTAAACCATTGACTAGCGAAGAGTTTAATAATGCCGTAAAAGAACTTAACGGTAGCAACCCCAAAAATGAAGAAAAAAATGAGTTAAATAAACAACCTAAAAAAGTAGAAGGATTTGCATTACAACCGGCCCCTTTTGGAGACTCTAAAGTATTAGACAGATATAGTAGCACCCCATCTGGTCCACAATGTTTTGGCCGAAGTAGTGGATATTCCAATTCTCTTGGACCATTGTGTTTGAGCCAAGAAGATGAACGATTATTGTCTACCCGTGGAGGAAATATAAGTGGAACAGATTCAACTATTGGACGCTAAATAATATTATTTGATATACAGTGTCAAATAATATTTATGAACCCTGATATATATGTCCCTATTGCAATTTTGTACTCTACAATATGACTAAACATTATATATTGATATACAATGTGTATGCCAGAATTATTCCGAAGAAGTTTTTGGCGAATAAATCAAGTATATTGTATGAAATGTTTTTCCAATAATAAGATCCCAATGCAGCAAATCCATATAATGCCCATATTTTGAAGAAAATCCAATACAAGATTTTTCCGTAAAATGACGAATATTTAGCAAACTTGTCATAAATGATTGCGAAATATGTCATAAATGGCAAAGATCCACAAATGACTGCCAATGTATTATTAAGTTCTCCTATTTCTCCTAAATATCCGAAAATCAACATCATCCAATTTAAAAAGAATATGGGTAAAAATACTCCCCAGTTTTGTTTGAAATAATCCACAAGATTACTATTTTTGACAGATGGTCTTTTAGATACATCATTTGTATGATCAGATTTTTCTAATAATGGCTCAAGATTTTCCTTTTCTTTTTCACGTTCTCCTAAATAATCCAAATATAAACAAAAAGTAAATAACATAGTAGGGGTTGTTATAGCCCAATCATAATATCTATTAGGAGTGACATTTTTTACAAAAGAAAAAATGGATGCAAACCATACATAAAATGCGCCTTCAATAAATTGAACAAATATTTCCAGTTCCAACATTTTTTTTATGATTGCAAGTTCTCCTGCTACAGGTATTAAATAAACGTATATGTCTAGAAGTCCAGTTACACCTTGGATAAACAAGGATGAATACACCGTTGTCTTTAAAATATTATTTAATTTCACTTTATCCATTATATATATAATAATAGAGTATGTGTAATAGAGTATGTGTAATAAATATCTATAAAGTATTTCCACAAATTGTACAATAGGATATTACCTTACTTCTGTCAGGATCAATATCAATCAAATCGGTAATTATATTGTGTTTGCAATTTTTGTGCAAATATTTGGTTACCCGTTTCAATATATCAAAATATTCAGGGGTTTGCATAGTAATAGGCATCATTTCCATTTGACGTTTTACCGATAACATAATAGCGGCTTCATATGTTTGCGTTCCGTCTTCAGACATAATAATATTCTTATCTTCGTTATAGGGGGTAGACATTGTATATATTATTAATTATACATACTATAATACTATATCCTACAATTTCAATTTTACATATTTTCACATTTGAAAATGCGCAATCCTATTCACGTTATAATTTTGTCAACCCGACCCGACCCCGGGACGGTAATAAATATGAACAGTATAGATCCAAAAACTATTTTTTTTGAAATATGCTTAAAGGTTACTGCATAATATATGTATCAAACAACAATCTAATTAGTCTAATGGCTGCAATTAAAAACATTGATATGGATGTACGTGGATATGTCAATGCCGAGCGGAAGTCCAACTCACCTTTAGAAGATGTATATAGCGAACAAATCGCAAATGCCCAAGAAGCTATTCGGTTGGCTAAAAAAATAAACCCCGATGTCAAAAGTAAAATTGAAATTATTAACTATATAGAAGATAATACATTGGTATGTGTCAGAGTCCGAGATATGGCAACCGGGTTTACCGGAATACATAATATGCAATCCAAAGAAATGTTCAAGTTATTCCATCATTCCTCAAGAGAAAGTACTGGATATAGCGAATATGGGATTGGTGGTAAACTGAAAAATATGCTACTGGCCAGAAAAATAACATACAAAACAAAAACAAATAGTGGTCCGAATGAAATGTCCATATGGGACGTGGATAAATCAATTGAGCAAAACTCTATTACCGATGTTATAGAATACTTTAGAGAAAACGTGGAATTTCAATTGGATGCAGATTATTATACAGGGACCGAACTTATTTGCGAAAATATTACGGAGCCATACCGAACACAAGAAGTTGCCGAAAGTATTTTAGATATTTCGTATAATCCAGACGAAGAATCATATAATCCAGGCGAATATCAATTCAAAGTGGATGGATTATACAAACGCCTATGCAAAAAATACATAAAAATGGATGAAACGTGCCCCATTTATTTTATTGTTTATAAAGATGGCGAACTCATTGCCAACAAACAAATCACTCCCAGTAGTGATTTAGCAAATTACAAAGAATCCGTGGTCCTCCATATATACGAATCAATGGCCACTAAAAAACTCCGCGTCTTATACGAAAAAGACAGTATTTGGTATGAGAGTGAGCCATCCAATGGAAAAGACGTATTCAGAAAAGACGCAAGTATTTTAAAACCCGACAAAATCGCATCCATACAGTCCAATTATATTTTCCGGTCAAACATAACGGTCTTTTGTTCCACAGATAGTCTCAATATAAATAATAAAATGGGATATGATACATATCGCATTGTAGAAGGCGGCGGAATCATTAAAACCAATCCCGAAAAATTGCGGCTAAAATGGACAAAATGGAGTAGCCATAGAACTCGCTATGCGGCATTTCGCGGTGCAATTATGTATGACCGAAATAGCGACATTTATTTGAATAGTGACAAGGCAAAAACCACGTCGGATGACCGTCCATTCCACGATCTTGTCCGATGGAATATATTACACATAACGGACAAATATTTCGCGAAAATGAAAACGGAAAATGGTTTCTATGACACGGCGTTCATCCAGCGAAACTCTTTCGTCGTTTCTCCGGAGAATCCACGAACACCTACGCTCGTTCCTCGCTCCGGCGTTCTCTCAAAACCTGTCAAACGTAGTATTGTGTCAAATGTGGATAAATCTACTGATTTGGCAACATATAGCCCACCGCCTGCCCATTTGGATGAATATGATACCAGAGAAAAGCTGGTTGAATTATTGTGCGTATTGCATAACAAACACGGCGATAAAAAGCTTGCTCATACATTTAGTCTATTGGCTAGTTCAGATAGTGCGCTAAAATGTGCTATAGAAGATATGAGGACAAAATGCTAATGACGACGGCGTCGTTTAGATTTTTTGTGGGGTTTTCTGGATTTTTTACTCTTTCGACTGCGACGTGTTTTACGGTTTCCACCAATAACATGGTTGCTTTCTGACTCAAGACTACCTGGGGGTTGACCATCAATTGGGATTGTTGACTCATCACTACCTGGGGGTTGACCATCAATTGGGATTGTTGACTCAGCACTACCTTTGGTTTCACCATCAGATGTTGCATTCATACTATATTCTGATGAGTCTTCAATAGGAGCATTATAGATAGTTTTAAGTATTTCTAGAGTCTTTATTATTTTTTTTAACCTGTTTATTTCGTTATATAATGCATCTCGTTTTTTTAAAGCTTTTTCCGAATAACCAATTGCGTGTTGCGCAAAATGGGCAAAATGGGTAAAACCTTGTTTAGGTGTATCATATACTAGGTTGTGCTGCTTTTCCGCCTCGTTCAGTTTATCCATTATCATTTTATTGATCTTGTCCAATTTACTATACAGTTCATTAAACTCACTCTGGTTTTTGTCAGTGTCTTGTTCTCTTATGGCTTGTATTTTTTTTTTAAATAAGTTATCTTTTTGTATATTGATTTTATCCCTCGTTGCAATATCCCAAGCTCTATCATATTTCCTATTAAGGTCGTGAAGGTCGTTTTTGTACATTTCTTCTTCTCGAGGGTCACTAAACATTGTTAGTTTTTCCAAACGATTTAGTATTTCATCTGGATTTAGTATTTCATCTTTGGATGGCAGCTGAGCTGGGTTTCCAAATAGCCTCCGCATGGTATTCATTTTAATAGTATATATATATATATATATATTTATAGATCATCTAAATATTATTATTATAAAGAAAATGTTGTTGATTATTATTTAATGGAAGATAACCCCTAAATACCCTACGTCCATCTAAATATCCAATGCAACCACGTTTTTATCCGACCGTTGTTTGCGCCGATTTGAACGTTTTGGCAAGTTTCCGTTCTGTGCATCACGCAAAGAAGTAATACTGATCATACTATCATCTTCAGTTGCAGCTATCGGTGCGTGAATATCCACGGTCCGGGTTTTCAATCCAGCCAAAATATTATCTATATCCGTATTTTGCGGACCTCGCATCTCTGGTCTTGGAATAGGAACCGATCGCGGTGGATCAGCCACGGACGCAAAATTGCTTCCCATATCCATACTTTCTTCTCTAAACATTTCCCCCCGGCTTGCTGCTATATCCGGTCTATTGGTTGGGCGTTCGGTATATTGCATTCCGCGACCCGGTATAGGTCCCTGAGTTTTCGTCTCCACTGGTGGAGGTGGGGGTGGGCCCCGGGGACCAGAGTCTTTCATCATATTACTTGCCATAGCAAATCCAGGAGATGCTTGACTCATACTACTGACAGTTGCGTCGGTAAACATCTTCATCAACTCGGGACTCTGCTTGATAACATCATTGAAACCCGGGGTGGCCGAAGAAAGTGCCTTATTCGTGAAATTGACCACGGCAGCGGAAAATCCGAGTCGGAGTAATAGCGACAATTCGGGTGCCATCTTTCCCCCCTTGTATTTCTCGTGCAATTCAGCGAATATTTCATCATAACTATCAATATCTTCGCTGACTTGTTCGGCCCAACCGTCTAAATTGATTCCAAAAGGGTCAAATGCGGCATTGGCATATTCAATAGAATTAATACCCGTCATAAGCCACCACCCCATCAACTTCGTACTGTCTTTCTTGCGCTTGTCTTCCAATGCAGTCTCGTATTCATCTTCCACTTCTTCAAAACTAGAGTCCATAGTAAAACGTGTACTATTTTTGATTAATCCCTTTTCATACCATTCGTCCAATTTCTTAATCATTAGACGCTTCTTTCTGCGTTTTTCACGGTCAGTCATACGACTTGATGATGAATGTTCAGTCGGAATATCATTCATTTTGGAGAACCCATCCCAAGTGCTGGTATTACCCACTGTTTCTGCAGTTGCTGATCCAAGTTTAGAACTATAGCCATCTCCGCTATAGGATGATGATTGGGTGGCACCCGCACCCTGTTCCGATTTACCAAATCCAAACATATTTCCTAACCCACTCAAAACCTTATTATCACTAAACAACCCGCCGGAAGAAGTCGGTGCGCTACTTGCTCCCGACAAATCGTTCAATTCACTTTCTAATTTATCCAAATCGCCTAAATCAATATTGATATTTCCGCCAGAGTTGGAACGTTTTTTATCGTTCATCAATAATTCAATACCCGCGCCAAAATTGACAGAAGGTGGTTCTACAAAAGAAGATGGACCATCATTAAAATTGAGTGATATTGGTTCTAAATCGCTTAATCCTATATTAATTTCCTCCATAGTTATTTATGATAATCATACACTATTTATTTTTAAGTTCTCCGCATAACTAATTATATTTCCACGTTTTAAATACCAAATACCTTGTAAAAAAGAATCTGCTAAATCATCTCGTTTGGTTGTTTGTAATACACTCCCCCACTGAGTCCAATTTGGATTATTTTCTAGAAAACGGCTGCATATTGTAATACCATCTTTTTTATGTTGTTTGTATGTAGTGTTTTTCTCTGCCACGAAATCTTTTAGTTTATTGGAAGAAGAAACAAACTCTATAACAATGTCTTGACGACCTCGCATAATAAAATATTGGGCCAACATACCTTGAATGGTTTTCATACGATTTGCTATAGTGGATATCTGGTTCTCCAAAATAACGTGTGTAATAGTTCCGTCGGTTATTTCATGCATTTCGTCCAAGAGTTTGGTCATATTACGACCGATTGAAATGAGATCGGTTTCATTGGCCGTTTTCTTTTTAGGTGGTTGGAGAACCCTGAAACATTTTTCTTCGTAAAATGCTAACATTTTATCTAATAATCCTTTTTTTGTAGTTGGTATTTTTTCAGGTTCTCCTCCAGGTACGCCGTTTGGTTGGCAAAATGCGTCTAAAGTTCCGACCCCGGGGTTTTTCCTAAATATAAAATACTTTTCGTAAATGGCCAACAATTGTTCGCTTTTCATTTTTCGCAAAACCGGCGGACTATGTTCTTTATTCGGTATTTCAAACTCAGTGTGTTCGGTGGCGTGTTTTTCGCAATAATATGTTCCGTGTTTTTCATATTTAGCCTTTTTATTACATACTTTAGGAGAACTTGCTATTGCACTTTTTTTTGCAGGTTTTCCTTTCAAATTGCACGTACATAGAGGTTGTGTATTTTCAACGGCGTCCATCAAGTTCAATACATCCCATTTTTGTATAGAAGGTGGAGAACTTGCCACATCAAACAAACAAAATGCCATATTTTTTATACCAATATCAAAACTAATAAGTTTTTGCATTTTGATTATGTAGAGTAATAGTGCGTAAAAAATTGTGTTTATTAGGTTTTATAAATGAATATATATAGATGGAATTAATAGCCACCAACATACCTAGTTCTCCAGAAGAACCCACAAATGACAACACGCTGGTTGAAATATCAGATGAACAACACGATGATCAAAACCATAACATTAAAAATGTTATAGAACCATTGACAAATCCTATTTCTAAATGCAAATTACCCAACTTGGGAGAACTTCAGAAAAGAATGAATGAATATATTTCTTCAAAAATAAATGACCAAGATACTATACAAAAACTCACTGTATTACTAACATTGTCTATGGAGTTTTATAGAATATTAATGGGTTCTCTATTACTATCTTTTGTTCCACAAAAATGTGGCGATCACGTTTGTGGAATTACGGAGAACTTGCATTCTGAAGGAGCCTATTATATTATTTATATTCTCAATTTGATGACACTGATAAGTTTTTCAATGCTGTATTTAGTAGAAGTCAAACGAGAAAACCGACTGATTACTTATTTAGACGTAAATACAAGTAAACCTACCGATGCGATTAGTGTTGCAATCAATCTTCGTGCATTACCTGACATTAAAAGGGAGAACATACTCTATATAGACAAAATCTATCAACAAATTGGTTGTTGTGCTATAGCTGTCTATGTATTCAATACAATTTTAAGCGCCGTCGTTATTTATGAAAATTATTTAGACAACAAAACTATAACAGCATTTTTGACGAATGTATTGTTTATGGGAAGCAAAGTCGGTGAAGTGTATAGCATTGCAAATACGGAGAACAATATTTTCTTTTCGGCTTATTTGAAAAATAAAGTGCAATACAACGATGTTGATCCTGACAAAATAGTGGATTCCGAAATTGGTCAAAGTATTGGGAGCATTGAGGAAGTGCCCGGAGCTTATATAGGACACGACACATTTTCCGTATTACGTAGTAATGATGAAATTGAAAGTTCTCAAGATGAATATTAGACAGTAGACTCAGTCATATAGACTATAATATTCTATATGATTATACAATACATACTATTACATAAACTTGCTTCTAGCAATCAATTGATCTTGGGTAATTGCTGGTGAAACTTTACGGGCATTCAATTCTTCTTTAGAGAAATATAAATCTTTCAAATCACTTTGTTCATAGCCATAAACATTTGTTTTGTCTAAATATGACTTGTATGTATAAGGAGGGGTATAAGGAGTTTTGGGGGCTTCTGCATAACGGGCAATATATCCAATATCATTCATTGTTTCGGCCATATCCTGTCTCATTATAATATTGGCGTTATGTGTTAAATATTGTCTGTATTGCCAATTGCTGGTAACACCTGCCATTTTCACTAAGTTGTCATTTACAACCGATTCTGGCTGCCACGATGCAACAATAACCCGACCATCACTCATCATTGGTGGATAATCTTTATAAAGATTGTGTGTTTGATATCCATATATTGATTTAGGTTTATCTACAATAGTAGGATATGCAGTTGTCAATTCAACGCCATTGCTAAACATATTCAATAATATATATTCCATACATATATTATTCATTCCATATTCTATTTATAGTATTCTATTTATGGTATTCTATTTATGGTATTCTATTTTATATGGTTATTCGTCTTCTAACAACTTTAATAGTTCATTTTTTTTCATTTTACTAGGATCGCTACATAACCCTTTAGAAATAACGGTTGCTTTTAAATTACTTAAGGTCATTTTTTTATACAAATCTTTTGATGAAGCCCTTTCTATAAATGTAGTTTCAGATATTTCTTGTATATTATCTTCTATTTTTTTTACCACTATTGGCGATTCTTCTTCTATTGAATAATTGTGTTTCACATCTTGTAGTGGCAATTCATATAGTTCATCTGTTTCATCTAGATTTACAGGAGTAATATCATATTCTTCTAAGTGTGCTGATCTTTCATCCACTAGTAAGTGTGCTGATCTTTCATCCACTAGTAAGTTTATAATTTTTACACCAGACTGTGCATCATTTTCATCATCCGATACGATTATTTTATAAACATTATTTTCCGAATCGTCGTCATCATTTTCATCGTCACCTGATTCATCTTCATCATTTTCATCGTCACTTGATGCATCCTCATCATCTTCATAGTCACTTGATTCATTGTCGTCATTAGATTCTTCGTTATTACTATCATTAGAATCTTCTTTAATTGAGTAATTTATGATTGGTTCTACGTGCGGATCATTGTATTGCAAATGTTCTCCGGGAAACATTTGATTAGTATAATCAGTAGAAATATTCATATTTCCTAAATGTTCAGGACTAGCCCAAGGTGGGTGATACATCCCACCAAATTGATCTATACTTGGATGAACTAATTGCTGATGGGATTGTATATTACTCAATTGTTTTACTACTCCGTTAACAATATCAAACAATGATTCATATTTTTGTTCTAGTACAGTTACTCGCTGTTTAAAATGATATACGAGTAATGCGACTAACATAATTGTAATTCCTAAACTAATAAAAAAAAAGGTTTCTATAATGCTAAAAATACCCATTGGTTTTATAATATCTTAATAAATAATACTAATTATATAAACGTATATATAATCTAACATTTTTCTATGTCTCTATAATATAGATTACATATGAGTTCTGCTGATCCAGTTGTTTCCCCTAGTTTTACTGAAACGCTTCGCCCATCGCCAACCATTGCAACAGATAATACAGGCGGCTTTAGCAATAAAACAATTATTATTATTTTATGTGTTATTATTCTTTTACTATTACTAAATGATAATATTGTCAATATTTTTAGAAATATTTCTCTTATGACATACAACCTTATGATGAAAATACTTGCATTGTTTGGATTTGTTACAGGATCTGCTATAAATGTAACTGCAAATGTTGCCGGAAATGTAGCTAGAACAGGAGTTGATATTACAGAAGGAACACTGCATTCTGTGGGAAATATTTTGGCTGGTTCAAATGTCCAACAAGGCCAAATGCAACAACCAAACTTAGATAATACGCTAAATATTTCTACTATTGGTCAACAAAATGCCCAAATACCTAGCCCTGATAGTACAGAAAATCCCATTCAAAACCCGATTTCACAAGAAAAAAGTTCTTGGTGTTTAGTAGGCGAATACAAAGGCCGACGCGGATGTATTGAAGTATCCGAACACGACAAATGTATGTCGGGTCAAGTATATCCTTCACAGAAAATGTGTTTAAACCCTGCTTTATCTCAAAATGCCTAAATCATTGGTATAACCTATAATCCAAATATGATGCCCTTGGGTACCCCAATAAGTCTAGGTACTAATAAGTAATAGTATTATCTCGTACAATAATGCCTTCTACATCTAGTATTTTCTGGTTCACTCTTTCCATCACAAGAGTACGCTCATTGTATTCGCTCACGTTTTCGCTGTTATTTTTGCAAGAAATATATTCCAAAACATTTGGTTTAGGAATATGCCATAGTTCATTATGATCGCAAAACAATTGTTTTATGTTTTTCAAATTTGGTAGTGTTCTAAGATGATTATATTTACATTCCAATGTTTCTAAAGTATGTGGAACCATATGTATTTTTACTAACAAGTTATTATTACAATTCAATGATAACAATCCATCTGGTAAAATAAATATTTCGGTTATATTGTTTTCGGAACAATTCAGATGCATAAGAGACGGCGGCAATTCTGGCAATATTGTCAAATTATTATTACTAATATTTAGACGGACCAACATACTAAACCGTTCTAAAGACGGTATAGAATACAATCCCATTCCAGATAAATTGATTTCGCGGATGTCATATGGATAATTATCCAATATATCCAATATAGTTTGTTGATACATATTTATAATAAGGCTGTGTGTATAATAGTACTATAAGTAATACATTTTTTGTAATCAATTTTATGTAATATACTGATGATGAATTACCTATTTACCGCTTACGCAATTTAGCATTTTATATTTCCGAATCCTTGACGACGTTGTGCGATTGTATATATTCAGTGATGTAAATGCACATTATTAGTAGAAAAAATTGATTCTAAAAATTATATAAACCATAAAATCATATAGAAAAATGCCAGAGTTTATGAAAAATTATAATATAAATAGTTTGTATGTTTGTGTAATATTGTTACTATATAACACATACAAATCCAATTTTGAGTATGTAAATATTATTTTAGGTAAACTATATTTATTCAATTACACTTCTGTTATTATTATTATAAATATAATTGGATTATATTTGTTTTTGAAAAACTTATCATTTGAATTAAATGTCAAGTTTTCTGTAAAATATGAATAATCGGATTTACATCCCCTTCAAAAATGGGTTGTTTCAATTATTTGTTGATGTAAAATATTTTATGCGATTAATAACATAAAGTTTTCTATATCTTTATACCATATGGAACAATCAGAACCCGTAGAAGACTATCATCAAAAAATAGTATCAGATATAAATAATATCAAATATGTAAAATTGAACGACAATACATATTGTATAACTCATTTAGTTGAAGATTTAGAATGGTTGGCTAATACAATTCATTTTAGCAAGGCATTTTCTGATTATTTAGTGTATATGAATAAACCAAAAAATAGTGTGTTTTTAGAATGCCCTATTGACTCAATAATTACTAATAATAATGTAGATATTGTGGAAAAATCCCCGTTTTTGAAATACAAAGAGTGTGTTAAATCTAAATACAGAAACCTTGTAATTGTATTAAAACATTTATACGAAAATGCATTGGTATTGCCCGATGCTGAACGTGTAATACATACTATTAATAATGTTTTCCATATGGAAAACGATATTTATTTGAAACATCCTGATTTTATTATGGACCATTTTATTTATCATACATTCAGCCATAGTCATATTTCAGAAAATTATGAACAATTAATAAATGTTATAAAAGTATTTGAATATTTGTATTACAAAACAATGAATTATGTTGCCGAACTTGAGTTTGATGCCGAATCGTATATACAACCTACTGAATAAAGTTATTGTCCACCAACAGTAGTTATATACGTGTTTGTGTTGTCCGAATAAGCCAAGCAATTATTACTTGTATCCACTCTACTAGTTGTATTGTATATTGCAGTATATGTAATATCATTAAAATATGCGGATTCGTCATAATCTTGACTACCAGTATCTAATACTACTGTTGCCAATATATTGATATCATAAATAATATTAGGTGGTGTATATAAGAAAATATCGTTTAATTCCAAATTACCTATGAAAATATTAGCAGAAAATGGTTCTCCACCAGATTGTGTTGTATTCAAATACATTACTGATAACTTATTCGCAGTTTCAGCATTTGTAGGGTTGTTGATAGTGATTGTCTGTATGGGGGTATCATTATAATGTATTTGAAAAATGACTTGGGTAACTGTTATAGAAACCGTATTTCTAGAAAAATCTAAATCGTAGTCAGTGATCGTATTATTTGAACCGGAAACTGTTATAGAAACTGGTTCTATCAATGAAAATGTGGTATAATTATTTTTTATGCCATCGCGAATATAAATAGACATTATAGTTTTGTCGTCAATTGGTGATGTTTCCACATCTGCATAAGTAAATATATTCCACTCTCGGGTATCTGTCTGTATATACAAATTGTAAGTACGGTTATCGTTATAGTTATATAATGGTATAGATGGATCTATATATAAATATTCAATTGGCCCAGGTACATCACTTGACGATGTTGGAATTGGAAGCAATTTCTTATCGCATACTTTTCGGGTTATTACCGAATTGTTAGATCCAGATAGATGTGGATTGTTTACTAAATACGAAAATGATTGTTTTTGAGTAGTGCCATTTTGTTTTGTGTTTTGTTTATTAGCATTATATTGTAATATTTCGGCTTTTCTACGCATATCAAGTTGAAATTGTGTATATTTAGGATATGGACTAACAGGATTAAATCGTATAGGAACTTTAGTTGGAATACGTGATCGTCTCAATTGTGTAATTGCATTACAAGTTGAAACCGCAATAGGATCCTTTATAGTATTTTGATAACTATTGTTTACTACATTAACCGAACTTGTTGTATTTGTATTATTAATATATTTAACATCAATCAACATATTTGGATAGTTTGTAGTTACATACGAATATATCGGTATTTGATTCAATGGAATAGTTGTATTTGGTATCAGCATTCGCATTATCAGATTTGGACAATCGGTATTGAGTGATGCATTGCCAAAAATAGTAGTTCCAATATTAATAATATTTGTATAAACGTTTATTGAACTAAATGAAGAGCAACCAGTAAACGCATTTGATCCTATGGTATTTAATATGGATGGAAGTAATAACATTTGCATTGAATAACACTCCTGAAATGCACTTTGTCCAATAGACGTTACATTACTAGGAATAATTACATTAGACAATAGATTGCACGATTTACATAAATTATTTGGTATAATAGATACCTGACTTGGAATACTAATAGAAGTAAGAGAACTACAGTTTTCAAAAGCACCGTCTCCTATAGTCAAAATACTACCAGGAAGTGTTATGGTTTGCATATGAATACAATTTTTGAATGCACTAGACCCTATACTAGTAACTCGTTGCGGAATAACAATACTCGTTAATCCGGAGCAATCTTGGAAAGTATTATTTCCAATAGATAATATATTATTAGGAATGATGAAAGATATAAACCCATAACACCCTTGAAATACACTATTACCGATAGTTGAAATACTACTAGGAATACTGAACGTAGTCAATCTATAGCAATCTTGAAATGCATTATTTCCTATAGAAACCACATTAATTGGAATAGTAATAGAAGTAATTCTATTACATCCTTGAAATGCATATTCGCCTATAGTTTTAACATTAGGAATACTAGGAAATGTGGTTACATTATAGCACCCTTGAAACGTATTTGCACTAATATCTGTCAAACTATTTAAATCGGGTATGGAAGTTAAATTGATACAATCTTGAAATGCACCAGTTCCAATAGAAGAAATTGTACTTAAACTTGGCAATGTAAGTAATCCGAAACACCCTTGAAATGCACTCGGGCCAATAGACGTACAGTTTGATGAAATATTGAATGTTGTTAATCCTGTACAATCTTTGAATACACTCGTATTTATATTAGTAATACTATTATTTGGAATAGTAAGTGAATATATAGATGCACACCCTTGAAATGCGCTTGGTCCTATGTATGTTATCCCAGATAAACTGGGCATTGTATTCAATACGTAACACCCTTGAAATGCACTTTTACCTATAGAAGTTACAGTACCCGGTATTGAAACTGATGATAAATATGTACATCCTTGAAATAAACTTTCACTTATAGTAGATATATTACTGTTTATAGTCGCACTAGCTAATCCGATGCAATCTTGAAATGCACTTGAACCTATCGTAGTGATATTACTTGGAAGTATTATATTTATTAAACTCGTACATCCTATGAATGCATATTGCTCTATAATATTCATATGTGATAGCGATGGTAAGTTCAGCAATGAAGTGCAATTTTTGAATGCATTACTTTTTATTATAGTTATACCATTTGAAATAGTGACTGATGATAATAATATACATCCCTCAAATAAACTCGTATTTATAGCCGTTATATTACTATTTATTGTTACGTTAATTAACCCAGTACAATTTTGAAAAACACTATCCCCTATATATGTTATATTACTTGGTAATGTTATTGTAGTTAAACTTGAACATCCCTGAAATGCGTTATTTCCGATTGTAGTAACCCCAGTTAAATTTGTTAACATCCCAGAATATAACAAACTACTACATCCCTGAAATGCATATGCACCAATTGTATGTATGGTATTTGGCGCAAAAACGGACGTTAATAATGTGCATCCTTGAAATGTATTTGCACCGATTGATGTTATACTACTAGATAAATTTATTGATGACAGAGAACTACATCCGTTGAATGCACCATCTTCTATATAACTTACACTAAGTGGAACAAATATAGATACAATGCTAGTATTTCCAGAAAAATAATTTGCACGTATAGTCGCAGTAATAGATGTAGCTCTATATGTATATATTTGACCATTTGTATCATATTTGTAATATGATACATTTCCAAAACTGGTAGTGTTTCCGTAATCAGTATTCACGTTTACATCTATATAACTCACGCCGGTCATTGTAATTTTGTGTGGCAGTTTACCATTTACTTGATTATATGATTGATCTATATATTTACATATTTTTGTATTACTTATATCCAGTGAAAAAATTAATCCTTGTAATGATATATACGCATTGGTCAATGAATTACATCCGTCAAATTGATTGATACCAATATTGGATACATTATATGGTATTGTAATAGCTTTAATAGATGAACAATCTATAAACACAGCATCACCTAATGTTGTTACATTATCTGGTAATATTACTTTAGATAAATTGATACATTTTTGGAACCCATTTTTCAAAATAGATGTCACTGAAACTGGAATATTTATAGATGAAATAGAATAACAATTCTGAAATGCATTTTTACCAATAACGGTCACACCCTTTTGTATATTTACGGAAGACAAGCTATAACAATTTTTAAAGAGATTATCGGATATATCGGTAAGACCATTTGATAATATTGCGGTTTTTAATCTAGAACAATCTTGGAATGCTTGTTGTTCTACATAATTTACACTATTTGGTATTGTAATAGAATGCAAACTAGTGCACCCTTGGAAAGCATTATTATATATATACGAAAGTGAATTACTAAGATTGACATATGATAAATCAACACAGTTTACAAAAGCATAACTGTGAATTCTATATACATTCGGTAAACTTATTGATTTTAGTCCAGATCCACTGAACGAATAGTTTTGAATATCAGTTATATTTGGAGGAATAACTATATTACTCAAATCAATGCAGCCTTGAAAAGTATAATCATTTATACTAGTAAAACTCGCATTAGATGAGAGTCTAACAGCAGATAATTTTACACAATTCTCGCATATGTTATTACCAGTATTAGTTACATTATCTGGTATTATTATAGTTTTCATATTAGAGCAATTTTTAAATGCATTATCTTTTATGGTAATCACATTTGACGGAATTGCTATGCTATTTAAGTTATAACAATTTCTAAAAGCGTCTAATCCAATAAAAGAAACCACTGTTTGTTCTCCAAATATAATTGATGATAAGTCTGTGCAATTGTAAAATGTTCTATCGCCAATATAATTCACTCTATTCGGTATTATAATTGACTTTAATTTAACACAATCTTGAAATGTATGTTGCCCCAAATAATTGATTTGGCTTGGTAAGGTGATATTTTGTAAGTTACTGCATCCATAAAATGCGTAATCATTTATACCTAATAATTTTATATTTAAATTTACATTTTTCAATGCAGAACATCCTTGAAATACACCTGTATTCAAAATTAACAAACCACTTGGTATATTTATTGATGAAAGATCTGTGCAATATGAAAATGCATAATCCCCTATAACTGTAATTGCATCGGACAATGTAACATTTGTTAATTTTGTACAGTTAGTAAATGCATTTGTATCAATAATTTGAATACTTGTATTGATATTGTATGGAGTATAAAGTGTAGTTATATATGGATTATTAGAAAAATCATTTGTATCTATTCTGGTAACGAATGAATCACATTGATATGTATAATTATTACCGGAAGTGTTTATTTTGGAAAATGGTATAGTATTGAATGTTGTTTCTTGACCATAATCATAGTTATTAAATGTTACTTTAAAAAAATCCGCAGGAGTCTGATATGTAGTTTGTATAATAGGAGGATACAACTGATAATTATGTGTTAAATATGAATATATAGGTATATTAGGAAGAGGAGTATTTCGGTCGGGCGTTAACACATAAATAATAATTGATGTTAATGATGAATAGTTGGATAATATATCTGTTCCAATACTAGTAACTGATGACGGTATAGTTATAGATGTCAATGATGCGCAATCACTGAATGCATAGCTTCCTATTGATGTAAATGTAGTTGGTATATTTATGGATATAATTCCAGTACAACCTGCATACATATAATCAGTAATTACAGTGGTGCTACCTAAATCAGGTAGTGCATTAAGACTAGTGCATCCTTGAAATACTCCAGTACCTATACTAGTAACACTTGATGGAATTGTTATAGTGGTTAAACTTGTGCAATTTTGAAATGCATTATTAGTTATACTAGTAAATGTATTGTCTAAAGCCACTGATAGTAAATTGGAGTTGTTTGAAAATGTAGTATAATCAAATATGGAAATAGTAGTAATAGCTCCATACGTGTATATGGAGTGGATAATATCAATACTTTTTCTAAAAAATGTAATTGTTCCAAATGTATATAATGAGCCATAATCAATGTTGAATGTTGCATTTATATTTGTAGCGGGTTGTATAATATTATAAACTAACGAAGGATAAATAGGATGAACATATTGATATATAGGTAAGGATGTCAAATTGATATTGGTATCAATTGATATTATATTCATAACTGTCAATGGACATTTGGTAGATCCACTGCCAAATACAGTCGTTCCAATGGTGGTTATACTAGCAGGTAATGTTATAGTAGATAGATGACTACAACCGTTAAACAAATTGTCATTTAATGCTGTAATATTATAGGGTATAATTATTGATTGCAATGATGAACAATTTTGAAATGTGTAACTTCCAATAGAAATAACACTATTGGGTATAATTATTGATTGTAATGATGAACACCCATCAAATACATTATTTTCTATAGATGTAATAGTAGATGGGAGTGTTACAGATTGTAAATAGTTACAACCAAGACATAACCCATAAGGTATTGTTGTAATACTATTTGGTATGATTAAGCTTGTTAAACCAGTATATGCAAATGCGACCCACCCAAGTGATGTAACGCTATTTGGTATAGTTATATTTGTTAATGATGCGCACCCACTGAATGCACTTTGTAAAATCGTTGTCACGCTATTTGGTATAGTGATTGATGATAATGCTCTACAATTAAGGAATGTAGTAACGTTAATTGTTGTAATGCCGTTAGGAATATTAATAGATTGTAATGATGTACATCCAGTAAATGCATCACCTCCAATATATGTAACATTTGGTGGTATTACTATTGTTGTTATTAGAGACTGTATATAAAATGCTGAAATTCCTATAGAAGTAATCACATTTGGTATATTTATAGATAACATATAAGGAGTATAAATAATAATATTCCTTGGTGGTAATCTGTTAGAAAGGGACATGAAACACCAATCCGGTATAGCAGTTACAATACTATTTGCTGTATATGTATATACGCCACCGGGTTGTGTTCTCGTAAATGTAATACCTCCATTTGTTACAGTCGCACCAAGGTCCTGATTTGCAGTAAATACAATATAGTCTGACATATAATATATATATAGCAATCATTATTTACCAACAAACCATATTAGTCCTCATACCTACTTCCACTAATATATTATATAAAACAATCTAAATAATATATGCCCTATATGTATATACACGTATGTCTAAACTTTCTATTGTTTTTATGTTAATGTTGGTTTCCAACGTATTTAGCGCAAGTATTATGGACCGTTTCCACCAATGGGTAGAAACCTTCCATTTTCAATTCCGCGATGATGCCCATTTTTATGATGTGTATCGCAAGTGGGCCGCCAATGACCGATTTATTGAGGTTTCCAATGCCCAAAATCTGACCTATACTCTCGGTCACAACCAATTCTCCGGTATGGATACTCTCGACTTCCGTAAATATTTGCTCTCTTTTGAGAAGCCAGTTGTTATTACTACCAACTTTGCTGAATCTGAAATCTTGAATGTTCCTAAATCCGTTGATTGGGTAGCCGCTGGCGCAGTTACACCAGTGAAAGACCAAGGTCAGTGCGGTTCGTGCTGGAGTTTCTCTACCACTGGTGCTTTGGAGGGTGCTTATTTTGTGAAATATGGCACATTGGCTTCTTTTTCCGAGCAACAGCTCGTTGATTGCGATACCCTAACCAATGGCGGTCGCGACCATGGATGCAATGGCGGGTTGATGGATAATGCCTTTGCATGGATCAAGAAGAACGGTGGTCTATGCTCCGAGCAAGATTATCCCTACGTGTCTGGAACTACGAAAACCGCCGGAACTTGCAAGACTACTTGCCACGTAAATGGCAATAGTAAGGTCCAATCATTTGTGGATGTCAAGCCTAATTCTGATGACACTATGATGACTGCCGTTGCACAACAACCTGTTTCGGTTGCAATTGAGGCAGACCAACCAGCTTTCCAGTTATACAAATCCGGTGTTTTCACCGGGGCGTGTGGAACTACGTTGGATCACGGTGTATTAGTTGTTGGATATGGCGCTGATGGCACAGTGGATTATTACACTGTGAAGAACTCTTGGGGTCCGACTTGGGGACAATCTGGATATATCAAATTAGGCAGAGGAGCGTCGTACAACAATGGTGCTGGACAATGCGGTGTATTGATGGAAGCTAGTTATCCTGTTCTATAAATGTATTGCAAAATAAAGTAATATTATATAACTATAATACCTATAATTCATATTATGTGACATATAATATGAATTATATACATAAATCCATTTATAACTTGGAAGTATACCATAAACTTGATAAGTAAGATGCACCGTATTTAGGAGCTTTAGCTGAGTTTGAAGCTCCAACTGCAGGAGATGTGCTTGGAGACAAATTAGGTCCAGCAGAAACTATTGCATTAATTGAAAATATATTGAGGGCGCTCGCGTAATAACGAAGATTAGATAAACTACCGTTAAACCCGCCGTGGTCGCATACAAATACATCATAATAGTTTTGTTTAGGAACATTATCCAATATTTTGTGAGCACTAATTACACCATTCATATATACGTCTATATTGTTGTTTTGCAGACGAATCAATAAATGAAACCATTTCTTGAGAGGAATATTATCTATATTCATAGTTGCAGGCTCAATTTGAACTACTGTATCCAATACAATATGAATGGTGGGGTTTTGATTGTAACTTAAATATACACCTGGTCCATTATTCAATGAAGCAACTCCGTTTGTAGCATACGAATTGGTTCCCTTGTGGAAAATATGATGATACCTATCGTTATTAGTGAGTACAGTAGGACTAGAACCACTTGCTCCGGGTGTTCCAACATCATTTACAAAGAGCCATACTGACCAAGTCCATTCAATCCCACTTGGTTTATTATTTGAACGTAATAACGGAACTGAATTGTCATCTTTTGGATCTTGTTTTACCCATATAGATTTATTACCATCAATCAATCCTTGAATCAAATAGGGATTTGTATTTGACTGTGAAAAATAATTAAGTAAAAACATTCCTAAACGTAGTAATATATTAAACAAAATAACTACAAAAAGTACAAATGCAATTCTGGCAATTATGCTATTGGATTGCAAAAAATCACTGCTGGCATCTCCTAAACTTGTCGGAGATGAATACTCGCTCATTGATGACGATATTGAGTTTTTTAATCCAGAAATAGAGTCTGCTACAGATGAATATGCATTTGAAGCAGCTCCGGATACATTCTGAAAAGCGGACGGTTGTTCTTCATTCATATTCATATCTATAATGTTATATATTACTACACTAAATTATTTTATTGTAAAAGCTATTTATTTATAGTGATATGAATTATATCATTATAAAACGTGTGTATATTTGATTTATAAATATATTTATTGGTATTCATATTTAGCAATAGGTGCCTGATCTTTTGTTAATACAAAGCTGAATCCATACCCTGGTCCATAATTTGCCGAGAATCCATTTCCTGCCATATAATTGGACCATACTGTTTGAGGATCACTTGGGCTAGCATTGCGATAGAACTTTGTTAAGTATGCATCAAACCTTCCATATTGAATAGTATATGTTGTTCCCATATTTGGTAAATAAGTCAATTGTTGTGACTTGACCAATTTTCCGTCTAAATAACAATCAACAACAGACCCTTCTACACTTACTACTATGTATACCCATCGTTGAATTGGGAAATTATTAGTTATAAGAACGGTTTTAGTTGAACTGGTCGGATCAGTAGTATAAATATCAACATTCAATGTGGGACTATTACTATCTAAATATATTCTAAACTTTACAGAGTTGTCACTATTTGCTGCCTTTATGATTTCTTTAATACCAGGTGACCAATTGTTTACATATACCCACATACCGTAAGTAAATGAAGTAGATGGCGGATTTACTATACTGTCATTTGCTATTGGTGGGTTTGATTTATTCAAATCTATCAATGTTTGAGCAGAAAACCCCACGTAATAAACCAAGTATAATACAAGAACCAAAATGACGATTATCAAAATGATGAGCGCTACGTTCATAATATATATAGTATCTAGAAATATTTATGCCAAGTTTATTCAATAAAATCCACTGGCGGGTTTTTTAAATAATTCGTATTATAGAGTGTGGCAATTTGTTCTGAAGTCAATGGCTTTTTGTTATATGTAACATTACATATTGCACCTGTTACACCGCCATCGCTTCCCAATAAAACAGAATCATTTGAAGAATAATCTGGAATATTATTTGAAAAATAAAATGTTCTTTCTAAATGACCATTTACATATAAATCTACTTTTGATTCAAAATAATTAAATGAAAACAAATTCCATTTTTGATCAGGAAAACTAACTTCATAGTTTGCCTTATTTGTCGTATCTGCATTCACAGTTCCATCTTGTGTATTTGAAAAATAAAAGGTGTATATATTTCTATTTTTTAATCGTTTATTATCTGAATTATTTTTATGAGTTATTCTAGGATGATTATTATAGTTGAAAATGGTTGTTTCATTTGAATAAGCAGCATTAGATGACGGTTGTATATTCAAAAATACCCACATATTTATACAATAATTTCTCCTGTATTTTTCTTTGTTTTCCATATAAATTATTTTATCACCAAGAGGTTTGAATAAAAATTGCTCTATATTTCCTACATTTCGTTCTTTATCTAAATATACTGGTTTGTCTTGCAACATTATAGCCGTTTTTTTTATTGACTTTTTGATAATTTTAGGAATATAAAAATATCCCAATACCAATACCAATTCTATTATAAGTAATATAAATACTATATTAGGGGTTATGTGATATTGCTGCAATAAGTATTCCAATCCATCACTCAACAAACAAGGAATGTAAAACAAAAAATTGGCGAAAAACCCTTTCCATCCAGTCAATGATTTAATACGTTCGGAAAATATTTTGTATCCGATTGCTAAACCAACTGCTATAATTAATAAAACAAGTATTCGCATAAAAATACTAACAGTTGTTATTACAGATGGAGTTATATAAGACGAAAAATAAACAGCCATAGATATCAATAATAATACTATACCTCCTATTAAAAACCATACATAACTCATATTTGAAAAATTTGGAAGAGTAGAATATAATCCAAAACATATTATTATTATAGCAAATATAAATAATGCATATGAAGTAGTATTATCAGTCAATGCTTTAGGATCGTGTGTTGCGTAAAATAAAATTACTGCTAAAAAAATTGGTCCTAAAATAATCCCTATGTTATTTTTTATACAGTCAAATAAGAGTTGTAGTTTTTCAAAGTCGGTTAAGTATAATGCAGACCCTAGTTTGAATAAAATATTTTTTATGTCTTCTAGATAAATATAAATAAATATGCATAAAGGTGCTATAACAAATATTGAAATAAGTACTAAAAATGTTACATTGTCTGTTTTTAAAACTGAATCCGTACTAAAAATTTCATTTAATACTTCTTGTGGTGTTTTAAATAAAGAGTCTGTCATACTTATATAATGCGCATAAAATATTTTCAAAAACCATTTATGTACGTTACTCGTAATATTTATCTATGTTATAGATTTTCCATTGCCGTTTTTTCACCGTGACAATCTCTACACAAAGCAATCAAATTATCCACGTGATTACTTCCACCATATTCTAAACGGGTTTTATGATCTACTTCAAACCAAGCTGGCAATTGTCGGCCGCATTTACCGCAGTGCCAATTTTGACTAGCCGCTACAAACTTTTTCTTTGTCTCGCTTACTGATCGTTTTGTCCCTTTTTTACCGGATTGTGTAATGCGTTCGTATTGAGACATATGTGGGCGTATTTGTGGCATAGAAGTGACTGGGTATCCTACGTCTGGATTATTTGTAAACCCTTTTTTTGCAGTAAAATCCAAAATAGGCGATATAACCATAGACGCATTTTTGTCAACGGGTAAATATTTCAAATAGTCATTGGAAGCAGATACTATTTGTTGGGCTTTCAATGGGTTTTTGCGAAATAACCAATACAACATAAACGCACCAAATGCAATACCTGCCATCTGATAATATTTTTTCCAAGTCAATAGTTTTTTCATATATGCGCCATCAGTGTATACGTTTGCCATCAAAAAGGCCGCAATTCCAAATAAAACGATTTCAAATCTCATAATAAATAATAGTATATAATAGCAAAATATTTTTGATAAGAAACTACAAATATATGTGGATACGAAGTGCAAAATTGAGAAAAACTATGGACAGTAAAACACTGGCGAAAACTGCGAATACATTATGGAGGCATATGGATTTTATCAAACTATAATACTACTATGTACTGAGTGATCAATAATATATATAAATAGCTAATATACACATTACAATAAGAGCAAAATACAAATAATGTTTCTTTAAATTAAGCTTTTCTGCTAAATAAATTGGCTTAGGTTTATAATTTGATTCATATGCTTCTTCCGATTCTTCAAACGTAAGTTCTTCTTTCCCTAGCATTACATTTATTTTATTGTGAATGAAATATCCCCATTTTATGAACGACGCGCGATTATCTAAATAAGGTGAAACTGGATATTTATCAAGCATTTTACTAAATCTATCTCCCATCTCCGAATTAGGTAAAAACAATGGTAAGTTTTGTACAAAATCGTAATATTTACGTTTCGTCGTAGCATTTGGTACGTCTGGATAAGAATGAGTAATAGAATGTATCACAAACCAATAATGAGGTCCCCAAACTAAAGAATCAGTAAACATCGTAATATAAACTATATAGAAACATAGGATTATATTAAAATAGTTTCACCGAATATATGCATAATTATGATGTCTATTGCAATAATTGTGGGAAAAATGGCCATCAATTTTATCAATGTAAAATACCTATAACAAGTTTTGGAGTTGTGGCGTTTCGCGTAAATACTGAAAATACGAATAACTCCGGAAGATTTTTTGAAGGAGTTCGTGAAAATGAGGTAGAACGTAGTTCAAAAGAGTTTAAAAAATACGAGTTTTTGATGATACGACGTAAAGATACTTTAGGATATATTGATTTTATGAGAGGCAAATATACATTACATAATAGTCATTATATTATGAATATGATGAAACAAATGACTATAGATGAAAAAACCCGTTTACGAACCGGTAATTTTACAGAACTATGGAAAAACTTATGGGGAGACGAAGCCATTTCAAATCAATACAAATCTGAAGAAAACAGCTCTAGAGAAAAATACAATGCATTAAAAACCGGAATAATGATTAAAACTAAACTCTATACATTAGATGCATTATTGGACGAAAGTATGACATACCATCAATGGACTGAACCAGAATGGGGATTCCCAAAAGGTCGTCGGAATATGCAAGAGACAGATTATGAATGCGCTATTCGCGAGTTTTCAGAAGAAACTGGATATACTCCAAATATTTTGAAAAATATTCATAACATTATTCCATTTGAAGAGAACTTTTCTGGCTCCAATTACAAATCTTACAAACACAAGTATTATTTGATGAATATATCATATTTAGATAGTTTACATCCTACTACATTTGAAAATACCGAAGTCAGTGATATTGGATGGAAATCATTTGAAGAATGTGTTTCTTGTATAAGACCGTACAATTTAGAAAAAATACAAATGATTTCTAAAATACATACGTGTTTAACCACCAACCAGTTTTATTTTATGTAATAAAACGAATAATCATCATTAAATAAACGTTAGTTATTTCGCCTGATTTTATGTATATACTATATAGTAATAGTATATACAATGAATCCAGAAGAGCCGATTGAAAGAAAAAAGGTGCGTAAAAACCCTCGTATAAAAATAATTCAAGAAGACCCAGTGCCGGCTTTATCTCTCAAATTTGTTAATGCAGATGCATTAGATCCTAAAGACATACAAGGGGAAGTAATATCCGGTTTGCAATCACTAGTTTCTCCTACAAATATAATTCCGGCCAAAAATATTGCGCCTATTATAGTAAAACCTGGTCCAACTATTAAAATAAAAACAGTCAAAAAAACGCCTAAATTGGATGCTCCCCAGGAAATTGAACCAGTCGCGGCAGTTCCCAAAAAAACGAGAGCGCCTCGTAAAACCAAAAAAATTGCACCATTACAACCCCCAGTGTTAGACGAAGAAAGAGTCATAGAGGGTGTTGACAAGAAGGTGCCTAAACGAGGGCGTCCAAAAAAAGAGAAACAATTACCAGAAAAAATACCCCCTTTAGATGTAACCGCTATCGCAAAATCAAATATAAAAATGGAGGCGAATCCTCCTGCAAATGTAAAAGAGGAAGGCGAAGATGTAAAACATAATGCGGAATTATTGCAAAAAGAACGCGCCGAATATAATGATTATCTTGCCAATCCAAGTGATGAATATGATTTTTTATATCCGCATTTAAATGATCCCAATTTCATTGTTAAACTTTCCAAACACAAAGAGTTTTACGATACACAATACGATGGCCAAATCCATCCTATAGAGAAACAATCCGAACTCTTATGTAATACCGGGTTTGAATTGTTACCTCATCAACTGTTTGTCAAAAACTTTTTATCAATGCAAACCCCTTATAATAGTCTATTGCTATATCACGGGTTAGGATCGGGTAAAACGTGCAGTTCCATTGGTATAGCTGAAGAAATGCGTTCTTATATGAAACAACTTAATATTACAAAACGCATATTGGTGATAGCAAGTCCCAACGTTCAGGCCAATTTCCGATTGCAATTATTTGATGAAACAAAATTGGAATACTTAAAAGGACGCGGAGAAGATGACGGTATTTGGAATATCAATTCTTGCGTAGGTAATTCACTTATCAAAGAAATCAATCCAACCAATTTGAAAGGATTGAGTCGCGAAAAAGTAATATCATCCATCAAACGCATAATCAATAATTCGTATTTGTTTATGGGGTATATACAACTCACCAATTATATTTTTAATGCTATTAAAAAGAGTGCGGATATAGAGAACTTGACAAAACAACAACGGAAAAAACTCTTAATCAAGCATATACGAGAACTATTTGATAACAGATTGATTATTATTGACGAGGTCCATAATATACGCATTTCCGACGATAATCAAGAGCGGAAAAAAACCGCCCTACTTTTGATGAAAGTTGCTAAATATTCGCAAAATATGCGGCTTTTACTTCTTTCGGCAACTCCAATGTTCAATTCATATCAAGAAATCGTATGGCTAACCAATCTGATGAATATAAACGATAAACGTGCAACTATCAAAGTATCCGATGTATTTGATTCTAAAGGCCAATGGGTACCCGCTAAACAACTTGCAAATGGAACTATGACAGAAGATGGAAAAACCCTGCTTATACGCAAACTAACAGGGTATATATCCTATGTTCGCGGCGAGAACCCCTATACATTTCCCTATAGGGTATACCCATCACAATTTGCGGAAATGAAAAATGTTCTCCTAAATGAGAAATATCCATCTATTCAATTAAATGGATCACCCATTTCAGAAGAAGAAGCCATTAAATATATAGATGTATTCACCACTACATTGGACCGCAATTCAATCCAATACAAGGGTTATAAACGCATTTTAGATGAAATGAAAGCTAAGTCCAATGACCAATATACTATGACTGGTCGGTTGAGAAAAATGCCCGCATTTGAAGATATGGAATCATTTGGATATACATCGTTGCAATTATTAATAGAGGCCCTGAATATCGTATATCCGAACCCGATTTTGGAGAACCCTGCTAAAAGTTCTACGGATTTGTCAGAAGATGACGAAGAAAATGAAATATCCAGGGTTTTGGTAGGCGAATCCGGATTAAGACATACAATGAATTATATCAAAGAAACCAAAGATATGATGCAATTAAAATACAAGTTCTCCTATAAACCCGAAATAAAAGAGCGTATTTTTGCACCTAAAAACATTGGAAAATATAGCGCAAAAATAGAAGAAATATGTAATTGTATTCGGGATGGAAGAGGTATTATTATGATTTATTCGCAATATATTGACGGCGGGTTAGTTCCTATGGCTCTGGCTTTGGAAGAAATGGGGTTCTCCCGATATGGTTCCAGTCCAAATACTCCCAATTTATTTGCCACACCTCCTGGAGAACTAGTGGATTATAAAATGCAGAAAAAAACCAAAGACGTCCCTTTCCATCAAGCAAAATACGTTATGATTACTGGAGACAAAGCCTTTTCACATAATAATGTTGCCGATATAAAAGTATTAACCCACCCGGATAATAAAGACGGGAAAAATGTGAAAGTGATATTGCTTTCTAGGGCCGGGGCCGAAGGCCTTGATTTCAAAAATATACGGCAAGTTCATATAATGGAACCGTGGTATAATATGAACCGAATTGAGCAAATTATTGGTCGTGCAGTACGTAATTTGAGTCATTGTAAATTAGATTTCAAAAAACGCAATGTAGAAATATACTTACACGGAACGCTATTGCCAGGAGTTGATAAAGAAGAACCTGAAGAAAGTGCGGATTTATACGTGTATCGCTATGCGGAGAAAAAAGCGATACAAATCGGTCAAGTAACTCGTGTGCTAAAAACAATTGCGGTAGATTGTATTTTGAATCTTGGTCAAACCAACTTCTCTGTTCAAAAGCTTTTCAGCAACGCCGCTAATCAAAATATATCTATTAAACTTTCCAGATATGGACAAGAAATGCCTTTCCAAATTGGCGATAGACCATTTAGCGAAATGTGCGATTATATGAAAAATTGCGAGTTCGTATGTTCTCCTATGGAAACAATTACTGAACCCAGAAAAGAGAACTATAACAACACATTTGTACAAAATAATCAAGATAGGATTATAAAACGTATACGCGAATTATATCGCGAAAAAATGCCAGCAATTGAAGGCGCTATACCTTATTTGAATCACGCATATTATGAGAGAGAACATCTAATCAATGCTATTACTATAGTGAAACAATATCCAATTGAACAAATATATAGTGCACTGTCGGCACTGATAAATAATAAAAATGAGTATTTAATAGATGCATATGGGAGAACTGGCCGATTAATTGATAAATATGATGCAAATACGGATACTGCCTATTATGTATTTCAACCAATTGAAATAACCGATGAAAATGCATCTCTTTACGAACGTAGTGTACCTATTGAACACAAACGTGCCAATATAACACTGGAAATAGATAAAACAGAGCGTATGTTTGAACCAGATAAAGCTGCTAAAGCCGCACAAACAGAAGTTGCGACTGAACAAGTGGCCAAAATAGACCAACTTCCTAAATCTAAGTTCTCTGAAATTATGCGCAATTTAGACATATGTTTTGATGGAATTGAAACCGGCGACCCCAAAACATCAAAGAAAGGGGTTTTACATACGACCGCGCTAAAAAAAGGAGAATATGATTGGTATGAACACGCCGGAATGATATATCATTATTCTAAACCGGAGAACCCGTATATAGAAACTCAAAAAACTAAGGGAGAAGGCAAGGGTAGAGCGAAAAAAGTAGAAGCCGAAATCATTGCGCACGACCTTCCTATACAACAAATTAGAACCGTTTTTGGCCTAACAAATGAACTCTTTGAGAAATACATCATATTACATTTTATGGAATCACTATTGTATAGTGATAAATTGGATGTTGTACGCCACTTTTATAGCCTAAATAATGTGCCAAGTTCTCCCAGAGAACAAATCGTATATGAATATTTAGAAACTAAAATAGTAAAATCCGGGGAAGAAACTGGATTTGTCACTATAAAAGACGATACACTTATATTGATTATGCTAAATAGGGAAACTGGAGAATGGACCGAAGCAGACCAAGAAGATTATACACTAATGGCAGGAGAACTTCGCAAGTTTCAGTTAGACCGAACACCCCAAAATATGTATTCCTTAATTGGATTTATAACTCCATTTGTATCCAAGAAAACCAACGAACGCGAAATGGTTTTCAAAGTGAAAGATATGACAGAAAAGCGCAATAATATTGGCGCAAGAATTGACGATGCAGGAAAAGACAAAGTCATCAAATTGCTAAATACATTGGTAGGATCACCTTTAGATAACCCAACGTATACCGATAAAAATACCGAGTTTGTCAATCAATTGGGGATATGTATTGTTATAGAATTACTAATGCGATTATTCAGTGACCAACGCCTAAATAATAAGTATTATTATTTATCTCCCGAACAAGCAATTTTAAGTGAAGTTATAAAAAAATCATTTTCCTCAGTATAACTACGTAAAATGGGCGACGAACCTCCGTTCTATGAACTCCAGTTCGCCTTACATTTTCATCCTAAATCTATATAACTTCCCTGTAAATCCATCCAAACATATATTGCTAAACAAAGATTTTTCACATATGTTCAGAAGTTTCACGAAGGAAAATAGAAAATTGAATAACATATATTTTTTATAAGAATGACATAAATATATCTGTATTATATATTACAATGGCTGAAAAGAAACCTCAATCCGAGCAAAAGTTATATGGTGTCTATATAAGGTCATTATTGAATACTAAAGTAGTGTTAGCTATTAGCGAAATAGGACAAAATATACGGCAAAATCTAGAGAAAAAAATTGCTGCAAAAGTGGAAGGTAAATGTGGTATAGAAGGGTTCATTCAACCTAAATCAGTAAACGTAAAAACATATTCCAACGGTCTTGTAAATACTGGACTTGTTGAGTTCCAAGTAGTGTTTGAATGTATGATTTGCAGGCCAGTGGAAGGAATGCTTATTGAATGTGTTGCAAAAACAATTACAAAAGCAGGTATTCACGCCGAAGTGGTTGGAAAACACGGAGAAGTCCCTATAACTGCACATATTGCGCGCGACCATAACTATAATGATATACGGTTCAACGATGTAAAAGAAAAAGATGTTATACGTGTAAGGGTAATTGGAGTCAGGTTTGAGCTAAATGATCCTTGTATTGATATTATTGGAAAAGTAGTAGAAAAACGCGATAGTCCTCAACAAAAACGACCAATAAAAATTGGTGGTGCATATTTAGAAGAGCCATCCGCCATAGAAGATTTGAATGATGGTGGTGGGTATGAGTCAAGCGATGATGAAGGATTGGTTTAGAACCCCCTATAAATATTTAGTTCTAAATGATATAGAATTATGTACTAATTTAATTTATTATAAATGACAATGGCCACATTGGAAGAATTAAAATCTAAAATTGAGAATCTAAATAAGCAGCATCATATAGAAGTGTTGAAAATACTCAAAAAAAATAATGGCGTTACGTTAAATGAAAACAAAAGCGGTGTATATGTGAATCTATCTCTTTTACCTGAACAATCTATAACCGATATTTTTAATTATGTTAAATATATTGAAGAACAAGAAGCCGCGCTTTCTTCACTTGAAACTCAGAAACTAGATTTTAAAAATACATTTTTCAATGAAAAAGAATCTAAAGAATAAATACTATATAGTATATACATCTCTTATTGTACCTCCTAAATCACAATCAATAACATAATGTCGTCTGTTGTATATCAAACTTTTTATCCATATAACAAGTTTGATGATATCAAAACCATATCCAATTTGAATAAATTGATGTTAACAAAAGAAGTATTGGGGAAATTGTTTCCGAATGAATATAACAATCCTATTACTATGAATTGCCTAAATGAAACTTCCGTAAAATCATATCCGGCTCAACGCAAACTTTCTCAATTCATTGTTCCAGACAAGATGGATACATTATTTTGGTGCATTTATATTTCCTATTATGGAGAAGAAAAGTATTTAGCAATAGGAAATAAATATGGCAATGCCGAAATTGCTGAAAAACAGAAAATTATGGAAGCTTTAAAATCAAACAAAAATGCGCTAAAGAATCTCAACCGAAAAATAACTATTGGTCTATATCAAGAAATTATGTCGGATTTAATGACCAATGCGAAAACTTCGTTGTTATCATTAGTCGCGCTTTCGGTATATTACAAGAAAAACATAATATTGCTAAATAGTATAAACAAAACATTTTTAGAATATAGGTACGATGATAGTTCTATTGCAAATAATAATACAGAATCGGGAGAACTTGGCTCTTGGTTGATACTAAAATACACTGAAAACAAAAAATATGGATTCTATATAGAAGAACGGGAGTATATATCTGATATACTTGCAGAATACATCTATATCCAGTGGCCAGATAAACCATTGAAGGGTATATCTACGTACAAAATAGGAGAACTTTGCGAAATTGCGTCTAAAATACCAGAATTGAATAAAGAAACCAAATTGCGTAAACCTGATTTATATGGAAAAATATGGAACCATTTATTATGGATATAATAAACATAATAAACATAATAAACATAATAACTATAATCAAACTGACCAACAAATATAACTGTCACGACACCAATCATAGTGATATATTCATATGACTATGTATAGTAAACTTGAAAATGAATTATACAAAATTGAAAGAAACATATAGAAATAATATGTAAAAATACTATATAACATTTTATTATGCAAGCATTACTCAAATATAAGAAGAAAATTGCCGAAAAGGCTATCGCTAAAGAAGCCGTTGATGTAAAGCCCAAGGAAATAGAACCCGGCGAAATTGACGAGACATCTATAGAAAGGGAACGGGCTATGGCCGAAGCTCAGGCTATAGCTAGTGCTGAAGCGAAAGTGAACTCGGTAGATAGCACAAAAGCATTTGAAGAAATGGTTTCCTTTTATTTAGCAAGTAATCCGGTTTCATCCGTTGGAGGAAAAATCAATGAGCTGGAAATTGCGTTTGGAACAAATCCGAAAAAAAGTCGTCCTATAACAAAAATTGACTATGATAATATTGTCAGGCAGTTCAAAGCGGCAGGATTTGTTACAAAAGATCCAGAAGGACTCTATATGTTGCGTATGAATAATGAATATTACGATGTTCGTACTAAAAAAAATAAAACTTCCAATATTCGTGCCGAGCTCATTGGCATTGATCTGATTCAAGAGTATTGCAAAACTAATAATCTACAAAAAGTCATAGACAGGCCTAATATGATATTTTCAGCAAATAGCAAAATTAAGTTCACACAGAAAACTCTAGCTCAAAAAAAAGAAAATGAAACTCTGTATCCGGTAGATTTTGAAGATTTCAATTTCAGATGCTCCTTTAAAAAAGAACAAGATTATTCTAAAGATTCCAATATTGGTAAAAGTATTATCCGAGAATGGACAAATCAGAAAAAGATATTTCGCTATATGAATCGTGTGCGATTTGAACATACAGAATTACCTTTCTTCCTAGATATAAGTATTATTAAATCATCTAAAAAAACGGGGAAAGTCCCTATTCCACAATACACTATTCAAGATGCAGGTGTATTTGAAAATCCAGAAACATATGAGGTTGAATTAGAGTTGGATAATACAAAAGTAGGAATCGGAACGAATTATGACACTGTGCCTAAATTGTTGGAAGCATTGCGAAAAGGTATTCGTATTGTACTAAGTGGGATACAAGGTACGAACTATCCTATTTCTTATTCGGAAAAAGACAAAGTACTCTTTGAATATATGAAATTATTACACGGACCCGATTTTGAAATGCGCCGTATAAAATCAAACGATTTCTGCGGACCTTCGTCCGTTACTTTACAAATGAAAAATCTTGTGGATAATATTGATCGGTCCGTACCAAACATTTTGCAAAATTATTGCGTAACTGACAAAGCCGATGGCAACCGCAGCTTGCTCTATGTTGCGGATAATGGCCGCATATATCTCATTGATGGAAATATGAATGTATTATTTACTGGATCATATACTGAAGAAAAAACGGTTTTAAATACATTATTAGACGGAGAACATATTAAATATAACAAAAAAGGCGATTATATCAATTTATTCGCAGCATTTGATATTTATTATTTGCAAGGTAAAAGTGTACGTGAATATCCATTTGAAGAAAGTGAAACTGATGATGATGATGATGCCCACGAACATTATCGCAGATTATTACTTATCAATGCAACTGCATTTATGAAACCAAAATCCATTGTAAAGTCTGCCAGTGGTTCTGGAAAACCTAACGAAAATTGCAATTTCCGAATAAAATGTAAACAATTCCAAGTATCCAATATAAATAATTCTATATTTAGAGCGTGTGCAACTATATTGTCCGATATTGATCAAGGAATATACGAATACAATACCGATGGTCTCATATTTACTCCGATTCATACCGGGGTGGCCAGTAATGCACCAGGTATTGCAGGGAGTCTCAACAAGCCGCTGTGGGAACAGTCATTTAAATGGAAACCGGCTGAGTTTAATACCATAGATTTCTTGGTTAGAGTGAAAAGAGACAAAAATGGCCAAGATGAAGTCCATAATATTTTCAAACAGGGCAAGAACTTTAGCAATCGTGACGCAGTAAGACAATACAAAACATTGATTTTATGTTGCGGATTTGATAAAGAAAAGCATAGGTTTATCAATCCATTTGAATCAATGATAACCGATAATTTACCCAATGTGAAATATGACAATGAGGAAAAATACAGTCCAGTTCCATTCCGTCCAACCAATCCATATGACGAAGACGCGTGTTATTGCAATGTGGAATTGAAAATGGGAGAAATGTATACGGAAGAAAATGAAGTATTTGGAGAACATATGATTGTAGAGTTCCGATATGACATTAATCTGTCGGGTCCTTGGAAATGGGTTCCGCTACGTGTTCGGTATGACAAAACTGCCGAGTTGCGCAATGGTTCTCCCAATTACGGAAATGCATATCACGTCGCCAACAGCAATTGGCATTCTATACACGACCCTATAACAAAAGATATGATTATGACTGGACAGGGAATCCCAGAAATAGATGAAGATAATGATGTGTATTACAATCGCGACAGCCGGGATATCAATACTGACGGTCTACGGGATTTCCACAATCTCTATGTGAAAAAGAAGCTTATATTAGGTGTGTCTCAGAGAAAACAAACACTCATTGATTATGCGGTAGGTAAAGCCGGCGATTTGCCTAAATGGGCTAGGGCCCACTTAGGATTCGTTTTTGGCATTGATAAATCCAATTCCAATATATTTGATCCTCTAGATGGTGCGTGTGTACGATATATAAAATCCGCTAAAGAATATACTAAAGACTTCCCAAAAGCCATCTTTCTTCAAGGTAATAGTGGAAACAATATACGATCAGGTAAGGCATTTGAAACCGAAAAAGAAAAACAGATAGCTAGGGCTATATTCGGAAATGGACCAAAAGACCGCCAAGTTCTCAAAGAAGCCGTGTATAAACAATATGGGGTTGCACAAGAAGGGTTCAATATATCGTCTTGTCAATTTGCTCTCCATTATTTCTTCGAAAATAACGTTGTATTCCACGAGTTCCTTCGCAATTTAGCCGAATGCACCGCAATGGGTGGATATTTCATTGGAACGTGTTATGATGGCAAAACCGTATTCAAACGATTGCAACAGAAAATCAAAGGCGAAGGCATTGCTATAATGAAACACGACCGTAAAGTATATGAAATCACGAAAATGTATGATGAAACAGGATTTCCAGATGATGAGACCAGTCTAAGTTATATGATACACGTATATCAAGATTCCATAAACAAAACTTTCCCAGAATACTTGGTCAATTTTGATTATTTAGTGCAAATGTTGAGCAACTATGGATTCGTATTAGTGAAAAAGGAAGAGGCTGTGCCAATGGGCTTGCCAAATGGAACCGGTATGTTTAGCGAATTATTTACAGAAATGGAATATGAATTGGTACAAAATCCACAAAAAGCCGCGGATTATAAAAAAGCGGCAACAATGAATGAAGATGAAAAATGGATTTCCTTTATGAACCGCTATTTTGTGTTCAAGAAAACGCACAATGTGGATGCAGAACGGATATACAAACAATTCGTTTCCAAAAAAATGTTGGGAGATTTAGCAAAACAAGCGGAAGAAGTCGAAGATGCATTGGAGCTGGCCAACGAAAAAGCAAAGGAAGAAACCAAGAAACAAAAAATCCGCAAATTGTCGTCCAAAGAAAAGGTAGTCATAGATAATTATTCGCCGGTGCTAGATTCAGCTGAAGATATGTCGCCAGAAGAAATCGCTAAAATAGCCAGTTCCGTTGCAGCAGCAGCAGTAGAACCCCCGCGTACTTTAGCAGAAGAACCTAAGCCTAAATTGGTTTTAGGGGAACAAGTTGCCATCAAAATTGCTAAACCTAAAATTGTTATAGGAGAACCTGTCAAAATTATAAAAAAAATCAAAAAAGCTGATTAAAAATATCACTAATATATATATAATGAAAACAAAGTCAAAACATCAGCTAAGGTCAAAACATACCAAAAAACACAGTAAAGCAAAGTCACAAAAAAGACATAATAAAAGACAAAGACATAACAAAACCAGAAAAGGTGGATTTATTTTTGGTTCAACTAAGCCTAAGCCTAAGCCTAAGCCAATTAGTCCATATAGACCAAGTTTTCTGAAGTCTCTTGCACTAAAAGCTAGGAATGCTTTCCGAAGTAATGAAGAAAAACAACAACAATTAGGAATAGACATAGAAAAAAACAGAAATATTGAAAAACTCGTCGAGAAAAGCGGGTTGAATGATGATGGAACAATTAAGGAGGAGGATGAGGAGGATGAGGAGGATGAAGACTATAATAATCATCGTCTAGCAGAATATGAAACTAGACAATAATAATAAAAATGACGTGTAATACATCATTTTTATCAATTCCCGGGCGTAACCAAAATACGACTACGTATTATACATTATTATCATCCCCGTCATTTAGCACATATTTATCCAAATATTTCTTCAATAAATCATCGGGTATTTCATCTTTAAAATTGGATTCAATTTCATCGGAAAGCGGTTTTCGGCCATACATTGCTAAAAAGGTTGCGACATAATCATCCATTTTTTTATACTCATACTGTACTTTTCTGGCCGCTTCTATTGCCAATTTAGACAAAGATGATTGTATTTCTATTTTTTGTTGTTCTCGCTGTTTTTCGGCAAGTTCATTTTTTCGGATTTCTTCGGCCTGTTTATAAATGTACAATTCGCGTTCTTTTTGTGCCAATTCATCTATATTACACATATTTGATTCTGAATATTCCATTGGCATTTTCAAAATATCTTTTGACCGATCATACAATGTGTCTCTAGCAGAAATAATGGTATCACATATATCCGGTTTTTTTAGAGTATCGTATTTTTTGCGCTGGTCAGACCCCAGTTTTCCAGGAAGAGTTTTCTTAAACTCTCCTAATATATCTAATGGAACTGACGGCGATGTTTCCATTAAACGGTCATATTCTTGTCTATTGTGTTTCAAAAATTGTCCACATTCCATTCTTTCTAAAGGAGATTTCGCCAATTCAATTTTAATATTGCGCGCAAACTTATCCCAAGCAATTGCTGCAACCCGATGCGATTCATTTAATTCGGAAATCTTCAAATACTGTTGAACAGTAGTTAATATGCCTATACATATATTGATAGTTCCTATCACCATTGGGGCATATTGCTGATAATCAGTTGGTAAACTGGTTTGTGCAAAAGAAGCGGTTCCTGTAACAGTTGACAAAACTATAGCAGGTATAGTAAACCAAGCGTGGCGATATGAGTATTTTTGATGAGCTCGCGTATTTAGCCATTTATAGCATTGCGCTACATCGCACCATTCAATCATAATATCCTCATTTTCCGTTGTCCATTCTAAAGATTTTGTATTTGTTGTGTTACTACCGGCATCGGTTTTTTCTTCTTCTGGTTTTTCTTCTTTAGCCATAGAGTATATGATTTATATAGACATTAATGTCCAAGATTATGGATTAAATCAATATTATTTATAATAGTGGTATGCTTGCCGCCTACTAATAATAAGCTTCGGTAATTCAGAAATGATTGTATGTCTATATATACTAATATATCTATTTACTATATCTATTTACTATGAACATTTATTATGCCATCTAATCCAAAATTGTAGGCAATATTTACAAGATCTCCGGAATCATATGGCGATATTGAAATATTTTCTTCCTTAGGAGGGGTTTGTAATACAAACACATTTTCATTATTACGCAACAATCCGAGACCCTTTTCATTTCCGGTTTTATGTGATTCTTTACAAGTTGTAGTTTCTATTGAAGATAAATCGGAGTGAACTGAACTAGCAGGAGAACTTGGGGATGATCTAACCACATCCTTTATATTACACATATTTTCTATAAATGAAGTATTTGCGGCGTTTATTATGTTTTCTGAAACATCTTTTTGAAAATTGGCCATACGTTTGGCTAGTTTTTCTAGATATCTCTTTTGTGTGGAATGAAAAAACCCAATATAACTCACATACAAATATAATTGTTCTCGTATTAATGTATTTTCGTATTCCAATGTGGTTATAAAATTGGTTATAGACATATTTATATTATTTGTATGGGAATAGTATTTTACAGTTTGTTGTTTTGAGCTATAGAATATATATAGCTCATTTATGATATTCAAAATAGTGTCGTGGATTTCGCTTATATCGGCTATAGAATATTCTTTCAATTGTTCTAAATCTTTGTAAACTGGATATTTCTTATGTTGTACAATAGTTTGTAATAAAATATTGCATTCATTGAGTTGATTTACAATAATATTATATAACTTGTAATATTCTCCATACATTCTATTGTTTAAAATAATAATGAACCGAGACAAATCTTCCATTTCTTGATGCAAAATGCGATACTGAAAATAAAATGAGTCTAAACAAAAAATGAAAATCTTTTTATTATTTTCTTTTATAAGTGCATTATGTGTTTGTTTTAGTTTTTCTAGTTCTTGATCTATTGTCTTTTGTTTTGCAAATAAATCCGTATCCATATCTATTATTTGTTTGAATGCAAGTTTTAACGCATCAACATCTAATTCGTGAACGTATGACATATTATATATCTTAAATATATTTTTCAATTTAAAGAAAAAAAAAGGCAACCCCGGGGTTGTCTTTTTCTAGTTAATTAGTTTTACAGGTTACATTTACAAAACAAATTGAAATACAATATATGGTCATACAAGGTTTATGCAATAATTTCTTTTTCCAGGGCTTCATAGTCTCTGGTCATTTCTTCGTGGTCTTCTTTGGTAAATACGCTGGGGCGCTTGATGAGCTCGTAGCAGAGAGAGCGGATGGACTGCATTTCGGCAGCAGCTTCGTCGTTGATACGCTGAAATATTTCGATCAACTTGGATGTAGCCGATTCATCCATATGAAACTGTATTTCGGGTAATATAGGTTCTTGTGATTGGCGCCAACTTTTGCGAATATCGCTTTCCAGTTCCCATTGGCATCTATCGCTGCAAAATGAATAATTTTTCCAAAAGATAAATCTAGCACAATCCGGCTTGCTTGCGTCACCGCAATTTCCACAAGTTTTTTTTTCAATTTCGCGAATATGGTGGGCGTGCAATAATTGTGAATGCATAGACATTCTTAGCCAAGCAAGGTCACTAGTGACTAGGTGTGACTCAGTGGACATATTGTGAATATTTTCATATTCTTTGACTTGAGTTACCATTTCCGGCTCAGGCTCGGGGTCCTTTGTTGCAGATGCGCGCTCGCTTCTAGGAAGAAATGCCTTGACTTCCCAATAATTTTTCTTGTCATAGAACACTTTAGACGACCCTTTGTCCAATATGTCTTCACATAAGTCTGTCGCCTCTTTGGTATCGTAGAGAACAATATCAATGAATGCAAAACTGTAGTGGTTGTTTTTATCATTTTTGCGACGGTGCATATCAATATTTTTTACTTTACCTATTTGTTTGGCAGCAAATGCGTCACGTATATGAGATATAGTGACATTGCCGAGAATGCGGGGAATAAAAGCTTTCGTAATAGTAGCGGGCATTGTTTGAATATTTAGCGGATATAGTTTTGAACGTCTTTGAAATAGTGTATTTGTAATCAAGTTGTTTGATAATATGATATACACTAAATATAAAAAAGTATTTCAATTTTGTGTAAATCGCAATATGATTTACACAAATCATACAAGTCGTGTTATGCAATTTTTAGCATACAAAAACTGGATCGCACTATTATAAAAAATATTGATTTGCTTTTTTAAGCAGTCGTATTTTTGCATTTTTACCAGTAACGTGATTGGCGTGAAAAAAATATGTATTTTCAAGAGTACCTATATCATTATTTAGCCAATAACCATTTGTATATTCATCAACGTTATATGTAAAAAGTTTAGTAGGTTTATAATGAGTTATATCAGTTATTCCACTATCTTGGAAATGTTGACACAAACACGCTTGATCATTTTTATCCGGATATTTATTTTGATATTCTATAATTGTATTCAAAAGCATTTGTGTTTCAGGCGAATCTCGGATTGTTGTATTTCCAGTGCAAGTCCACGTATTATGTAATATATCGGGAAGCAACTTAGTCGGTGAATGCATTCCGCAGTCATATTGAAATACAATATCATAATTTTCATATTTCATATAATGTGATATATCAGGTTCTTTTATACATACTACATCACAATCTATGAAATGTATAAAACTATATTTACTAAGAGCATACTTTAAAATGCACATTTTTGTATGGGTTATTAGATTATATTGCATCGTTCCATAATCTTCAAAGTTTTTAGAAACCTTTGTATTTAGTATAAGTTCAAAGGTTACATTTATATTCGGCAAATGCAATTGCGAAATATTGTTGTATATATCTTCATCTAAGCAATAAAAATGTATTTTATGATTTTTGATAGTATTATTCAAATTAATGAGCATATTTTTTGCTAAATCAAAATAGCCATTATTACTGTATGAAATTATTACTGGATAATTCATAATATATAATATATTATTTATTTATTATATCATTATAAACGTATTCATTATTTATATTTATGCGTAATACAATATAAAAATATACATAAATAATAATATATACTCATTATGCCATCAAAATCTAAGAAAAATGCAAAACCTAAGAACAATGCAAGTTCTTCAGTCCCCCCTGAAACATTAAAAGTTCCAGCCGATTTCGCAAACATATTGGTAGACTTTACCCGAGATTTATCTATAACTTTTCCAGAATACAAACATTTGTGGGAAAAATGGACAACATTAGAAATGCCAGAATCGGAGGTTAAAAACGTTTTTGAATACTGTATTACTGTTTTGCCTGAAAGATTTTTTGATATTTTGTATCAAAATGACGACATTTTCAAATCCGAAAGCACTACCAATACTATTTTTCTACCCGGGGTTGATTTTAAATTGCTATACAATTGTGATAATGTGAGTGAGAAAACTCATCAGTCTATATGGAAATATTTACAGGTATTGCTATTATCGGCAATAAGTGCAGTAAAAGACAAAACCAATTTTGGCGATGCAATGAATATGTTTGATGGTGTATCTGAAGACGATTTGCAAGAAAAACTGAAGGAAACTATGGAGAGTTTGAACTCATTTTTCAAAGCATCGGGTATAGATAGTGATGACGACGACGAAGCTCCTGAAGGTATTCCCCTAAATGGCGAAAGCGATGGACAATCTGGACCCGATTTTGAGAACTTTGCTAAATCATTCAATTTTGACAATATGTCCGGAAGTGCCGAAGATTTACACGACCATTTGAAGGGACTTTTTGATGGAAAGATTGGGTCTTTAGCAAAAGAAATGGCCGAAGAAATTGCCAAAGATTTAGGAAGTATTTTAGGAGAAGATGGTGAAAATATTACAAGCACCCAAGATTTTTTGAAAAAAATGATACGCAATCCTAAAAAGTTGATGGATCTTATGAAAACAGTAAGTGCTAAACTGAGTGATAAAATGAAGAGTGGTGATATATCTCAAGATGAATTGATGAAAGAAGCTGGTGAATGGATGGGAAAAATGAAGGGAATGGGGGGCGCCGATCAATTCGGAGAAGTCTTTAAAAATATGGCAAAAAATATGGGGGGTTTAGGAAAAAATACGAAATTGGATATGAATGCAATGACCCGTATGTTAAATAAAAATGCTACGAAGGAACGTATGGCGGCTAAATTGGAGAAAAAGAAGGAGGCTAAATTGCAAGCAACTGAAACCCCCAATAATTTTGTATTTCGTATGGAAGGTCAAGAAACACAAGAGAAGTCTGCTGCGGTAAAGCCAGATCTAGACCAAATTATGCAAGAGTTCGGGTTATCAAACGATATTATTGCAACAAATCAGCCAACCGCCGCGCCAAAAAAGAAGAAGAATAAGGGAAAAAAATAGTAGGGAAAATAAATGCCACACTAATATATAATAATGATTTCAAAATATATAGATGTTCCCATTTTCTTGGTGAGTTTAGTTGCAGGATTGTTGATTATGTATTACACAATGCCCGATTTAAGAAAGATATACGTATATCCTACACCAGAAAATGTGGATTTATTGCAATATAAAGACAAAGCCGGCAATTGTTTTTCCTATAAAGAAAATGAAGTCCCTTGCCCAAAAAATCCGAGTAAAATTGCGAAAATCCCGGTGCAGGCATAGACACATTTAGAGATATATATAAATATTACAATTATATATATGAAACATTCACGGAAAAACCGAGGAAAAAAAACATTAAAACTCAATAAACGTTCTATAAACAAACGGGCTGGTGCTATTGTAAAAGCTTTAGAAAGTAGTGTTGAAGGAGTCATTAACCTAGTTGGTAATACGGTTGAAGTTGGAAATACAGCGTTAAAGACGACAAACTCGATAGTTGGGTTACCTGGAAAAGTAGTAGATGCTACTGGTAAAATAGTGGATGCTACTGGTAATACCGGGGCAATTGTGGTTGATACTGTTGGAGAAGTAACAAAGGCTACTGGTGATACAGGTGTTGAGGGACTTAAAACTTCGAGTAAACTACTGAGGGCAACTGGAGAAGTCTTTGAAGTTTCTGGAGAAGCGGCAAGCAAAAATTTAGAAGAAGGCGCAAAACTAACAGCCGAGGGATTGTCTCAATCGCGTAATGTAGTATCTCGTGTTGGTGACGTTGGAGATACTGCATTGGTAGGAACAAATCAAACTTTAGGAGGAGTTTTTTCAATGGTTCCTACTATTTTAGGAAGTATTAGTACTGCGCTAAAACAATCTACTGATTTAGTAGCACATACTGGTTCTGAAATTGTAATTACTACCAAAGATATTATATCACTCCCCGTTGCTATTATTCGGTTTCCAATTCTTGCTCTCAAAAAAGTATTTGATACATTGAATGCTAAATTGACTACTACCACAAATCCACAAGAAATACAAGCAATCAAAGAAGACCAATCCAAAATTATTGCTGAAATAGCTAAAACTGAAAAAAAAGCTGAAGAAACCGAAAAACAATTAATAGAAAATCCGGAAACATCTACTATTAAACCGGATGAACCGTCTAAAATAACCAATGATTTAGCTGTTAGCACTGGTACAGTAGTGAATGATTTGGATGGTGAATTACAAACCGACGATGGAAAAGCTGCTTTGAATGAACTTGCAATTGTTGCAGACAAACTAGAACAAAAGCGTGATGAACTTGAAACCCGTGAAGCACAATTAGAACAAATTAAACAAGGTGGAAAACGCACTAGAAAAAATCGCAAAAATAGCACACGCAATAAATCAAAGAAATAAATCAAAAATACATACGTTTCTACAACATTTTTATATAGTTTTTTAGCAACATACTATATAAAAATGCATATCCAAAGATTGCTAAATAGTCCAATGGGTAAAGTTGCCCTCTCTATTATTTTAGGATTTGGTTTAGCAACATTATTCCGCAAAGTATGCACGGATAAAAATTGTATTGTATTCAATGGCCCTGTTATTTCTGAAGAAGACATATACAAACACGACGAAAAATGCTTGCAATACACTATGGAATCTACTTCGTGCGACAATGCTAAAAAGACAATTGATATAGAAAAACGCGACGATATTAAACCCAAAAAAACATTTTTTGGGATTTTGTGAAGTAATCCACACGCGAAACTGAATGAGTACGAGGAAACTCAAGAGAACGATAGAGTTTATCGGATTTTGTAATACACATAGATGAATTATTAGTATAATTCATCTATAATTCGTTAAACAATAATAGATTTAGCCACAATCTAATATATAGATTTTATGGCAGATAAACCATCTACTACACGAATCGCCGATTTACCGGAAAATATAACTATGCAAATGGGTGGGCCTATGCAAATGGGCGGACCGGTTCAACACCCCCCTCAGCAATATATACAGCAACCAATAAATACCCGCCAACCATTGGATATGGCAGGTGCGGAAAATAGTTTGACATATACACAAATGAATGTTCATCCGAATCCATATGGCAATCCGGTGCACCCGGGTACAATGCCTTTACCTCAACAACCTCAAACTGGATATTTACAGCAATCCCAGCAAGAAATCCCGCAATATAGATTACCATCTCGTGATATACCTCGGAATACCGATGGATATATGCAAGATATAGAAACCACCGTGAATTATATTCCGGCACCAAAACTAACATCAGACTATATACGAGATTTTCAAGAAAATGAAGAAATATCTATAAAAACACACAAAGAAAAGAGACATAGAGAACGTCTGATGGATACATTGTTAACAGAAATACAAATCCCCATTTTTATTGGCATTTTATTTTTCGTATTTCAAATGCCACTAATAGATGCATTAATTTTCAAAAAGTTCTCCTTTATGCGTATTTATAACGAAGATGGCAATTTCAATTTCTATGGTCTTTTTATCAAAAGTATTATGTTTGGATTTAGCTATAGTATATTAACGCGATCGTTGGAGTTTTTAAGTTCTCTATAACTGTTTATTTAGGAAAACTTTGTAAATGATTTTCTAAAGAGTTTGCTAAACTTGTTTGTAGATGATCTAGTTTTCGTTTTATTGGATTTTGCACGTTTTTTCTGAGTTTTACTGCTTTTATCCTTTTGTTTGTCTTGTTTTTCTTTATTCAACGCCGGACTATATTTTAGAAACCACATATCATATTCACGCGTTCCGCGCTGGTCAGATAATTTTTTATACATTTCGGTTTTTAAAGCACGAATTGTTTCCAAAGTCTCTTGTTTTCCATAACAATTCATAGTAAATCGTTTTAATAATCCGGTTTGACGTAAGCGATTCTTCTCTTCTACTTCAAACAGAAATTGTGCCATACACAAAATACGATCTTTGTTGAAATAAGGCTTATCAGTATAAATAAATGCCAAATAAAAACTCAAAATCGTATCTATAGTCGCCACATTGATTTCTTTTTCACCAACTCTTATAGTGTTATAACTATGACACGCAATGGGTTTGAAAATAAATGCTATAGTGTCTCTACCTACTAAAACTTCCACTCGTTCTGGTATAAGTTCTCCAATTGCCGGATGATGAAGTGTTTTTGTGTCTTTGAAACCGGAATCGTTTAATCGTTCCGTCAAAATAAGTGCAGTAGTTTCTGGATCTTCAGATAGAACGTCAAAATCAGGAATACTTTGTATGTATTTGCGTTTTTTATTGTTTATATACTGAGAATATAATACACTCCCATATCCTCCGAAAAAAATGACACCCTGTTCAATCAATGCATCCCGAGTCAAAAAATACAGGTGTTCATTATTCGGGGATTTTTCGTCCATTTCTCTTTGAAAATCAATCGTATTGCACTCTGTATCTGGTTTCAAAGGATAGTGTTTATTTAGTAGCGTGAGACGTTTAAATACTTTTTCCCATCTAGAAACATCACCTTGCGGTCTAGATAATTCTAAATACATACTCATCCGTAAATAGTTTGGAGGAGCATATCGTATTCCTGCACGAACAATTACTTCCTTTTGAAGAGCCTTGTATATTTCATCTTCTAAATATGTTATATCAGCAACGGGAATAAAATTGACAAATACTTTGAATGTACCGTGATGCACCCCTGCCTTTGCTTCTACTTCCTTATATCCTGTTGCATAATAAATATCTGCCAATTCTTTAGCGTCTTCCAATGCATTATTTGAAAAAAAGTCATAGTCAGGTATTTCAATGTCGCGATTGTAAAATTGAGCATATTTAGGTAAAATATTATTGATTGCAGTTCCTCCATAACAAATACATTTCTTGCGAACTAAAAAGTTCTCCAATATTTTGATAATAGTCTTTACATCGTCACTATTTGCTATTTTTTCCCCTAATGTAGCCTCATTTTCATCCACAGCGTGTCTCAAAATAGCCAATTCACAGTCTTGAAAAGTCATTGAATTGTCGCACTCTTGATTATTATATTTATCCCGAGTAGATACCATATATAGTAATAATGATATATTATATGTTTTACTATAGGGCAAAATTGACGAATAATCACAATATTACTGACCATTATGTATACACTTATGCAAAAGACCCTAGTTGTAATTTTTTAGTAGCAAGTTCGGTTTCCATTTTTCCTAAATAATTTATGGCATATGCCATTGGAATAATTGAGGATTTATATTGATTGAATAAATCTTCATATTGCGTCAATTTGTCATCGGATTTATAAAAAGAATACATTGTAATTTGAACGCCATAATTTACAACCATATCTATTATGCTTGGGCGTGAATATTGTTCTAATACATCCGGTATAATGATTTGTTCTTCTAAAATATTTGTTGTTTTGAAATCATCTTTTATCATAGGAGATGTTTTAACTTTGTTTTTTATTCGGCCATAATCTTGCATTTGGAATGTGCTTCCACCAGTCTCGCCATTCATTAGATTTGCTATAGTTTGACTGAAATATGCGTATTCCGGATTATATGTTTTATCTATCAAAAACATAGTTTTCTTCATTATTGCACTATTTATTTGCGTATATTTATCAATCTTCTTTGCTTTTCCATCATTATCTAAAAATCTAGAACTATTTGGAAAGTTTTTAGTTATACATTCCGAAACTGCTTTGTATACTTTTGAATATTTATCCGGAATAATGCGTAAATGAATAAATAACGGATCTTTTGGATTAGGGCATCCATCGCTTCCTTGAGAACCTATAAATGCATTTGCCGTAATAACATTGAATATTGTATCTAGAGGAACCCGATTAACACTCTCCATTTCTTTTATTTTAGGATCAGTAATATTGGCCACATACGCAAGATTGTCATTGTCAGAATAATGGATTTGTAAATCTAAAAAACGACATCCCTTAGACAATACATATTTAACCATTTTATCACTAATGGTAGAACCACTGTAAGCAGAATTATATGAGGCTTTTATGCAATATTCGCGAAGAGGTAAACCCAATCTTTTGTCATTCATATTTTCTATGGAAATACTTGGAGTACCCCCCAATAACCCACTTATTTCATCTTTTACACTCATTCCTTCGGATACAGTCGTTTTTTCTTTCATAATAATAGCTCTGTCTTTCAATAAATTATATAAAACGTGGGAAAAAATGATTAATATGACAATAATTAAAAATATTCTTAGTAATTCCATATATACTTATATTATAAAGTTATATTATAAAACTATATACAAAACTATATACAAAAGTATTCTAATAAAAACAAAATAAAATCATAGTATATACTATTTCAATCAATGGCAGGAGGATTATTTAATATTGTATCTGTTGGGAATGCCAATGTAATACTTACCGGCAATCCTACCAAAACCTTTTTCCGTTGTGTTTATTCTAAATATACTAATTTCGGATTGCAAAAGTTTCGTATTGATTATGAAGGTTTAAGAGAACTAAGACTCTCTGATTCTTCCACATTTACGTTCAAAATACCCAGATATGCCGAATTACTTATGGACACCTATTTATCTGTGTCTTTACCTGATATATGGAGCCCAATTTATCCGCCAGTTAGACCAGTATCTCCTGGAGACACTGCTGGAAGTGATAATAATAATAATGGACAATGGGCACCATATGAGTTTAAATGGATTGAAAATTTGGGGTCGGTTATGATTGAAGAAGTCACTATTACTTGTGGAAATCTAACTTTGCAAAAATATTCCGGCGAATATTTAGCTGCGCTCGTAGAGCGCGATTTCAATGCTGAAAAAAAATCATTGTATAATACTATGACTGGAAATGTACCAGAATTGAATAATCCAGCGTCTAGTTTAGGTAGAGAAGATGTATATCCGTCTGCATTTTATACTACGAACCCTGCAGGGGCAGAACCGTCTATACGTGGACGTACTCTATATATCCCAATCAATACGTGGTTTACATTAGACAGCCGTTGCGCATTTCCATTAGTATCGTTGCAATACAATGAATTGGTTATAACTGTTACAATCCGACCTATACAACAACTATTTTGCGTAAGAGATGTATTTGACGCTACCAATAATTTCCCTTACATACAGCCCGACTTTACCCGCCAAGAATTCCAAATGTATAGATATTTACAAACCCCGCCAAGTGTGAATATAGCACAATCCGATTATGGAAATAAAAACAGCACTTGGAAGTCAGATGTTCACTTAATTTCTACATATTGCTTTTTGTCTAAAGAAGAACGCGAACTATTTGCATCTCAAGAACAAATATATTTAGTAAAAGATGTATACGAATACAAGTTCAATGATGTAACTGGATCTAAAAAGGTAAAATTATTGAACTCTAATGGTATGATTTCAAACTGGATGTGGTTTTTCAGAAGAAATGATGCCTATATGCGGAATCAATGGACAAATTATACAAATTGGCCGTATAACCGTCTCCCAAAAAATATTGATATTGCACCACAAAAATCATCCTATAAATCTTGGAATGGGCAATATTATGGTCCTGCGAAAAACCCTCCTCTATATAATTCTACCGTACAAGGTTCAAATACTGGGTATTTCATTAGCGGAGACTATAGTTCCGATAACCATAAAGAAATATTAGAAACAATGGGCGTAGTATTAAATGGTGAATATAGAGAAAATATTTTGACACGTGGAGTATTTGATTATATTGAAAAGTATACGAGAACCCAAGGGTTTGCAAAAGAAGGGTTGTATTGCTATAATTTTTGTTTGAATACAAGTCCATTTGAATATCAACCTTCTGGTGCTATAAATATGAGCAAGTTTAAAACGATTGAACTAGAAATAACTACTTATACTCCATCACTTGCAACTGCCGATTTAAACAATAATATACAATATGGATTTATATGCGATACGAATGGAAATGTGATTGGTGTTCGTAAACAAAACTGGAAATTATTTGACTATACATATGATATGGTGCTCTTTGAAGAGAGATATAATGTATTGACAATTATTGGCGGTAATTGTGGAATGTTATACGCAAGATAGATGGGTTATATTTTGTTCTATATAACTATATATAGTTATATATTAAATATGTCAGAAAATACACAATCATTTAGAAAAGATGCAAAGGATAGTCCGGACCAGTTTATAAAGAGAATGGAAAGTACTATGTCTAAAAAACGTAAAAATAATTACAAAAATATTGAGGAATTGGAGAACATATATGAGTCTAAGAGTAAATCCCACGCAAGTTCTTCAACCAAAGATGGTACTGATAATAGTTTTAAGCCAGGAGATATAAAAGAAACTTTTGATGATTTGGGGAAAAGTATGGAAGATATGCTGAAATCACTTAATACTATGTCTGGCGGTAAAAAAAAGGGGGGCAAAAAAAACAAAGCAGTAAAAGAAGATACAATAGAGGGGTTTAGTAATAACGATGATGTCAATTACGAACGTATATATACACCGGAATATGAGTATGATACACAACCAACTCCAATAGATCCTAAAACATATGCAAATATGGCAAACGATGCTAAAGCCGGATTATTAAATACTACCCAATTAAAAGAATTGTTGAATACTGGGAAAATTACGCAATCTCAATATAATCAATTATTTGGATTTTACCTAGATTTTAGTGGATTTAGTTGGCAAAATATAAACACAACCCCAAAAAGTACCGAACGCTGTCCTAAATGGAATAAGAATTGTGGTGGAGATGGTCCCGAAATAATAGAATATATAAAACGATTAATATCTTATTTCAAACAATTGATTGGTCTATATTCAAAATTGCTTAGATATTTATCCACATTGTTATACAAATCTACTGACGGAAAATTGGATGGAAAACCGAGTAATAATGCGGCTGATGTATCCATTATAGTAAATGTATTGCATTTTTTCATAATGATACCTCTTTCTATTTATTTTTCCTATAATTGGTTCTATATTACTTTTTATAAAGATGAAACCGATCACCCGATCAAAATTGATTTTTCACACAAGGTGATGAGGTTATTGAAAGGATTCTTAATACGATTATTCAAATGTTTAGTTCAACCTATGATATTATTAGATGCATTTATTCGGCTAGTCATACCAAGGGCATATGACAAAATTGGAAATGCATTTAAATACCTTACAATTGGCCCATTAAAGTTTTCAATTATAGGAAAAATACTAACAAATCCGATGTTTATATTCCTTTGGCTTACATTTCTAATTCTTCAAATGACTTGTAAATATTCAGATGCACTTGCAAATATGTTATATTCGTATATGGGAGATGACAAAGTTCCCTATGAAAGTTATTTACACGGTATTATAGCATATGATTGGATTATTGGTATCGCGGCAATCGGAATAATTGGTCGTATATTCAGTTTTCTTGAAATTTATTTTAATCCAGTAATATCCTTATTTTGGTTAATTATTCTCGTTATTTTCTCGCACTTGATGATTCGTTTTGCTGGTATATTCTTTGTATTGTATTTGTATGTTATGTCTTACTTGGCTTTATCACTTTATTCGGATGGAGGTATGAGTGCCGCATTTAAAAGCATCAATTTAGCATTAGAAGCATCTATTAAAGACACCGACAATAAATGCCCTAAAGGTGAATGGGAAAAAATAATAATGCGTATATTGAATATTATTTATAAATACTTATTTGCGGTATTATATATCATTGTATTGGCATATAGCACATATTGGATTTTTACAAGTATGAAATCGCCATCTTGTAAAATTATATTGGGTTCAACATTGGTAATGTTTATAGCAATCATTGTTATGATTATTGCATTAATTTATGCAAAAAGTGGACCAAGTATTTCAATGAGTGATATAGATATATGATTTTATTCTTTATTCGGTATAATATTTGTATAAAAATATTATGTTATACTATTGGATATGCATAATGTTATTCAAGATACGACTATGAATATAAAGGGAAAAAAACATATACAATTTGATTTATCTCGTAATCAAATCTATATTATTGATAACAATAACCATATATATCCCCCATTCTCATCTGAAAATATACAATTTATTACTATATTATCATCGTTATTATTTCTTACAAATACTATTTTAGCTTATTTGAACTCATATTATTTATATGCATTATTTTTTGCGTTTTTGATATTGACATCTTTAGTTTTACGATTTAACCGATCCATATATACTTTTATTATTGATAAAATTGCTATCATAATGGTTGCATCGTATGGTTCTTACATTTTATATCAAAATATGCACAATATTACGAGAACTTATTTTGCGGCTATTATATTCACATTTATAGCTACTATTGTACTCTATTATTATGGGTATAAAAACGATTGTTTTTGTTTTGACCCAGACAAATATATTTCCGAAAATTATATGGCTCTAGTACATATTATAGGTTGTATTGGCCATAATATGATCATTTTGATATAGGAAATACTAATAATATTTCGTATAGAAAAACATATAAATATACGACATACATATATACTATTATATTCATATAATGGGAAAAAACAATAAAAAATCTAAGACACCTTTTGTCAGTATTTGTACACCCACATTCAATCGCAGACCGTTCATACCAATGATGGTGAGCTGTTTTTTAAACCAAACTTATCCAAAAGAACGAATGGAATGGATAATCGTAGATGATGGAACAGACAAAATCGGCGATATACTAAAGACTTACAAAATACCCCAAATACAATATATTGAGCTTTCTAAAAAAATTACTTTAGGAGAAAAACGTAATTTAATGCATAAACACGCAACTGGTTCAATCATTGTTTATATGGATGATGACGATTATTATCCACCAGAACGTGTATCTCACGCAGTTGAAACATTATTAGCAAATCCACAAGCTATGATTGTAGGTTCTAGTGAAATGTATATTTATTTCAAACATATCAATAAAATGTATCAAAGTGGTCCATTTGGTCCAAATCACGCAACAGCTGCAACGTTTGCATTCCGAGCAGAATTGCTAAAGGATTCAAAATATGAAAATAATGCTTCATTAGCCGAAGAAAAGTTTTTCCTGAATAACTATACAATTCCAATGGCACAATTAGACCCTTTGAAAACTATATTAGTATTTTCTCACGACCAAAATACATTTGACAAAAAAAGATTGTTAGATTTTGGAGAAAATCAGACTTTCAAAGAGTCTAATAAAACAATTCCTATGTTTATTCGTAGAAAAGAAGAAAAACCGATTTTAGATTTTTTCCTAAAAGATATTGATATGAAACTTAAAATGTATGAACCGGGAGAACCAAAAAACAAACCAGATGTATTAAAACAGCTGGATGAAATAGAGCAGGAGCGCAACAAACAAATGGGCCCGCAAAAAATAATGTTACAAAGACCCGGAGAACCCCCGACTGAATTGTCAATGGAAGATGTAGTAAAATTATTACAAAGCCAACAAGAACATATAAAACAATTAATGGAAACAATTCAAATGCAAGAAGCCAAAATACAAGAGTTGACAATACGAACGCAACCATCGGCTATTCCAGAAGTAGAACGATTTTTTACGCCTAAATCAACAAGCCCATTTGCAGTAGATTCTCCATTTCAGTCATTGCCAGTTTTACCAAAAGAAAAAAGCGACCCTGAAGTATTTGTTTCGGTGGACTAAATAATATACAATAAATATATTTGTATTATATATTATATGTATACCGAAGTACTAAGTAAAATACTTTCAGAATCATTACTCAGTCTATATCCAGTATTTGTTAAAAATATAGATTTGCCTCTTCATTTACAATTGTGGAGCAGGTTTATAACTTATATTGTTATAACCGGGTTTTTTGTTGATTGGGGATTTATTGCTAAATCATTGTTCTCCAAAAATGGATTATTACTTTCTTTTGTCACAATTATTCACGTATATACTTCATATAGGGGATTCCAATTACTAGAAAGCGGTATAGCATATTCGCTCTTTTATACTTATCCGTTGATGATTTTATTGTTTGCGGGAGAACCTATCAATGGATTGATGTTTTTAGCTATAATAGGTGTAATATTATTATCTAATGATTTTACATTTTCATCTTTATTTCTTAATAAAGAAAACGGGGGGGAAACTCTATCGCCTTCACCAAGTTCTCCTAAATCAACTATGAAAGAAGGTATTTCAGGAGAACCTGAAATACAACAACGTGATACTTTGAATAATAGTTCTATGTTTCCATATGAAGGATATGTAATGATTGCAATAGCCGCAGCCACTGAGGCCATTATTTATTTTATTGTTAGAGCTATACAAACTACAAACAACTGGAATCACTTATTTTTGTCTTATTTTGCGGGAACTTTCTTGTTCTCCTTTATCGGAATACAAGATATTGCTAAAATAACATTGACAAGCACACTTTCCATTTCTCTATTCATCAATGCTATAATAGGGTTATGTGGGTATTTGCTACGTTTTTATGCAGCAACCCGATTATCACCTTCTATATATGCGCCATTATCTTATATAGGTATTGTTATGGCCTATGTATATGGTTTTGCATTTAATGGAGAACGTGTCACCATACAAAAAACAATAGGCACGCTGTGTATTTTGGCGGCTATTTTCAATAGAAAATTGTAAATAGATTTGAAAATATTGAGAACCTGGTTGGGTAAAATAGTTTATAAAATGTCGGTTTCTTCTTCCTCTTCTTCTAATGATTCCTTTTTCACGTTTTTATCTAAATATCTATACATTCGTTTAATATCTAGTTTATTTATTCCGTACGTTTCAAAAAGTTTTTCAATTTCATTCATTTTATCATATTCATTTAAGAACTTTGATCCATAAAATAGCCGTAATTCTTGGAAAAATGAAATCATATCTTTTTTATCCATATCCAATGTCTGCGTAAGCCCAAAAATAAAAAGCGAATTATTATATTCCGTGGAATATTTAGTGAGAACTTTAGTAAATCGTATTTCGGAAGATGTATTTGGCACTATAATATGATGAAATTGATCGTGATACATTTTATTATTATGAAACGTTTTTATCATAGAACTCATTTCATTGAACTGCCATATTTGATTTTGAAATGTAATGCGATCAATATAATCCGCGAAACACATATTATCCAATATTTTCAAATAGAAGGGGAAAGAAGTCTGTGTATCTATTTTAGCTAAATGATCTACAATGTTCTCGTGCCATAGAAGGGCAACTATCGTTCGGTCAGTTTCGTTCATAGATACATTATGCTGTTCAATTGGTATATATTCATTTAACAACGTCTGGGTTATTTTTTTTGAATCTTCGTTAAATGATTTTGTATGAAATATATGGGAAATGGTTTCTTTATTGAGTATTTCGGGTTTTCGGTGATATATGTATTCAACAAAAAAGAGTTTCCGCATATCCCCTTGAATATACTTCACTATATCAGGTTTGAGAGAACTTTCTAACTGGGGTAAATGATGTTCTAATATTGTGGATATTTGGGTCGGCGTAGCCGTTTTCAATTCATAAGTATTACACACTTTCATCAATTCTTTGATTTTTTTATCCACGAAATAATTCCCAATGCAAATAATCGGATTTAGCGTCATACTTTCGGCCTTTTGTTTCTTCGTTTTTTTCTGGCGAATCAATTTGATAAGCGATGTTATACCACCTTTATCTCCATTATTCATTCCGTCTATTTCATCCATAACAATGGCTATTTTCTTGCGGGTTTTAGACATCATTTGGAGAACATTTTGATTGCTCATATTATTACTGGTTATAGTATCAATAAGTGATTTATTGCGAATATCCCCGGCGTCATATTTGATAACATCGTAATTGAGTTCATTGAGTATTTCTATAACAAAATGTGTTTTTCCACATCCAGGAGAACCATACACATAAAACCCTTTTTTATAATTAATATTTTTACAGTTCTCTTCAAAGGATAATAGATTCTTTTTCATTTCATTTGCAATAGTTTCCCTATCTAAAATGGAATTGATTGTTTGTGACATAATACTATGATGTTTGTGGTTATTTTTATGCTATTTCAAACGAATTGCATAAAATATATTCTATTATATGGTACGTAATAAACAAACTAATAATTTTATGTAAATATGTTATATGTCTAATAACCACCCGATTCAAGCGATTGCCGTTTTTGATGGAAAGAAAATCAAAGGTACTGTACTATTCACCGAAGACCTGAAAAACAATAATATTATCATTGATATAAATATACAGGGGTTGAAGAAAAATGGATTACACGGGTTCCATGTGCACGAATCCGGAGATTTGACCAGTCAATGTGAAAGTATGTGTGCCCATTTCAATCCGTTTGGAAAAACTCACGGATGTCCGGGAATGAAAAATCGTCACGTAGGCGATTTAGGCAATTTACAAACAGATGCAACTGGTATTGCTCACTATACAATGATAGATGATGTTATCAAACTCCGAGGATCAAAAGCAAATATTATTGGACGAGGACTCATTATACACGCAGATGAAGACGATTGTGGAAAGGGAACTGCACCATCCAGTTTAACGACCGGCAATTCAGGAGAGAGAATCGCGTGTGCGGTCATAGGATATTCAAAACACAATTTTACATAATAAAACTAAATAAATCTATACTATATGAACCCTATGATTATACATAAAAACCACCCGAAATATATAAATGCAGTGAGTTGAAACAAAGGATAAGCGCGTTTTCTATAATTCCATTCGTGTTGTATGTCATTTACATATACTAAATACAATAATATGGAAGGCCCAAAAACATAGTTCGGTATATGACAAGTTCTCGTATTTACAATATAGATAGACCATATTCTAACGAATGTATTTATATGAAACGTCCAGTAAGATATAATTGCGTTAGTAAATATAACCGGTATATCGCTTGCATCTGCTGGATTTGTCCCCATAATATAAGTAGGATCGTTCCATTTTTTCACTATATAAGAAATAATACATTCGTCTTTACATAAAATCCACGAAAATGGAATACTAATAAAAGTGATTGCATATATATTGTCTAAAAAAATGAAAGGGGGAAATATAAATCCATACAAGTTCTCTAAAATAATACCACCTAAATGAACAATACCTATATATGTTGTTATATGCATATGATGATTAGTAATTATAAAATTATATTTATGTGTAATCATATAAATATATTTTATGACAATGAGTATATTATGACATTTTATTACTCTTCTATGATATCTTGCATTTGTATGCGTCCGTGGAAAAAGTGTGTAAATAGGCGCACTTGCAAAAAATTGAATGATTATGTATCGTATAATATGCCATATTCAATTGGTATGGCTGAACTGGGTTATGAATATGATTTCTTGAATAATAAAAAAATAAAAAATTGTTCATATTGGAGATGGTCCAAAAAGCAATGAAGGATCATTGGTATTTTCCGGATTACGCAGTAAGAAGGAGAATGGATGAAACATTATAATATTACACATTAGTATGTTTATATAGTAAATGAGTGAATATATAGTATAATGATAGTATTATACTATATACCAAATACTATTTATTTTTTAAATGCACTAAAGTCCGCAGTAATAGGAATATAGTTGGACCCCTTATTTGACAAAGCGCCATAATATGAATAGTTATCTACCGGCGGATAACCTCGCGAAAACCCGGGGGCTCTATATCCACCGCCATAAGGAGTATTTAGACCACCATAATATGCACCGGATCCGCCGACATTATTAGGATTACTAGTTAAATCACCTATTATATCTCCAGTAGCGTTCAATGTTTTGTCAGCAACTGATACAATTCCTGAACCGGTATCTTTCAATAAATCAACAGTTCCGCTTGCACCAGCAGTCAACAAATTGGTCGCCCCGGTTGCACCAGCAGTCAACAAATTGGTCGCCCCGGTTGCCCCAGATGTCAATAGGTTTGATGTAGTATGTACAGTTTTATTTATAACATTTCCAGCAGTATCCACAGTTTTATTTATAACATTTCCAGCAGTATCTACCGTATCTGTTATAATATTACCATCTTTGTCTGTTTTGACATTCCCATTATCATTACTAGTACCATTACCGCGTTTATCAGTTGAAGCGCAATTTTGATTAGGGCACGCTGGACATACTGGCGGAACGATTTGTGTTTTCAATAAATAATTGTTGGAATATTGCGCATTTGTACCAGGCCCAGTACTATTCCAGTACCAATACCATTTATAATAATCCGATACGGCAGATGGGTCTATATTAGGACCGGGGGGAGGAGGACCCTGAGGACCCGGAGTACCCGCCTGAGGACCCGGAGTACCCGCCTGAGGACCCGCCTGAGGACCCGGAGTACCCAGAGTACCCTGAGGGCCAGGTTGTGTTCCGTAATCAGAGTCTCCGTCTCCATTGTCAGCAATAGCGCGTGATTTATTAAACCTAACCGAATTCAGAACATTAAACCTACCCGCCGCATCTTTTTGCAAAAGCAAAATAACGGTTTTGCCTGCAGAAGGAATATACACGATTTGGGTAGTATTTGTCACATTATTTGCAATCCAAGATGACGATGCTTGATCAGAAATAGGAGTGGATATAACAGAATCCGCTGGCGCATTTGAATATATAGTCGGTTTTCCACTTCTATCGTACAATACAATAGAGTTGGTTGAATTGACAATTACATTACCAGAGTTTATATCATATTTAATATCCGAACTTAATTGATATACTTGGCGTTTTGTACTATACAATGGTTCGGTAACTAATTTGCCATTTTGTACAGAATTATCAGAACTTGATGGAACAGTCAGATTAATAACATTGTTTTGGTAATATACAGCAGTCATATTCGCCGTTTTATCCGAAGGAATATAATAACTATACAAATTGAGGGGTTTGAAAGACGATGCGGATGTGGTACTTGGAGTGGCGGTTACTTGTATCCCGTGAATATACGTATCTGTACCCCACGGTACGTAGAACAATTGATATTTCGCAGTTGTAGCACAAGCACTAGTATAATAAGGAACTAATTTGTATGTAGTAGGTATACTAGCCACTTTACTTTCATCACTTTCTTGCACATTTGTGCTAGTAACTGGATGATTTTTTACAGTTCCATCTCTGATTTGAACATTAATTGCAGTTATAGATGAACCGATTAAATCTACATTTCCTCTAGTCACATTATAAGTGTTTGCATCTATATTTCCGATAAACTCGGACGAGACGACTTCTACTATATTCAGGTTTTGTCTATCTACAAACAAATTATCATATAGTTTTACAATAGAACGGCTGGAATAAGGTGGGACAACTGTTTCAGTTTGAGGAACCACATTTGTTTTGAATTGAACAAACCCCTCTTTTTCAACTGATTGTATAGGGTTTTTCAAAGTAGTTATAGCTATAACTAAAACTACCAATAACAACAAAAACAATAAAAGGGGTGTTAGTTTCATATTTATAAATACTATATATATAATAAAGACGAAAATGTGGTGAAAAATTGAAAAAAGAACCCGATTAAAGTATATAGCAATACTTATATTTATAAGATGTCTAAACTCCCCTGTCTTTCAAAAATATATGATGAAATAAACCAATATGAGATTGGTATTGATGAAGCCGGTAGAGGGCCATTATTTGGCAGATTATATGTAGCAGCAGCAGTATTGCCTAAAGATAACACATTTCAACACGAAAAAATGCGCGATTCCAAAACAATAAAATCGCGTAAAAAGATTCAAGAAATTGCACAATATATCAAAGAAAATGCTGCTGCTTGGCACATACATTACATAGAGGCTAGTGTAATAGACACGATTAATATTCGTCAGTCGGTATTGATGGCTATGCACGAATGTGCAAAACAAGTAATAATACAATTGAATACAATTACTCCATCAGACCCACATATTGCATACGAGCATAAATATATGTTATTAGTGGATGGAAACGACTTTACTCCTCATATGATATATGATGAAACTACCCAATCAATGCGGGAAGTGCAACACGAAACTATTGAAGGCGGCGATAACAAATATACTTGCATAGCAGCAGCAAGTATATTGGCAAAAAATGAAAGAGACACTTATATGGAAGAATTGTGTAATACATATCCTGTATTAAATGAACGATATGGATTGGCTAAAAATATGGGATATGGAACAAAAACACATATAGCCGGAATCACACAATATGGTATAACACAATGGCATCGGAAAACATACGGAATATGCAAAACATCGGATATAAACATTATACCAGAAGAAACATATCTTTAACCGAATCCAATTTTACAGTCATATATTTTGTTTCACAATCCATCAAACTATATCCAATCAATAAAACGTCTAAATCTTCCAAATGAACAAATCCCAATGAATATTCTACTTTTTTCTTTTCAAATGTAAACCAGGGAGTATATTTCTTTGGAACATAGGTTTCGCAGTCTAATACTACAAACATCTGGTAATAATATCTGCGGTCTTCATAACTCACAGTATGACAGAGAAACCATATTTCATTAGATATACGAACTCCGTTGCTAGACCCGCGTAAATGTTTGAATGCCCCGGGGGTGGGATGTTCATATATGGTTTCAAAAAGAACAGGGGAGTCATCACTAGTATTTTCATTGACTATTTTACCAATTGTCAATGGATACCACTTATAAATGCAGTAAATTGTATCGTCTTTATGTTCCACAATAACCCAATTTTTTTCTATAACCGAAGATCCCTGTTTTTGTAATAATACAGATTTCTCTGTGGATTTAGCAGATTTAGAAATTTGTCCGTGTTCTATGCGAATATTATTATAATTGATTCCCCGGTTAGCATTATAGAATATAGTTCCATTGTTTTCATATAAACGAACGTCTTCCAATCCTACATATACATTGTCTAAAACAGTATTGTAATTCAACAAAAACTCGGGTTCTCCTATTTTTTCCATTTTCTTAGACAAACTATTTAGGCGAAATGTAGAAACCACATTTTTTGTAATGATTTGTTCTTTATTGACATATCCACCATTTTCGTCTATTTTATAATTTACATACCGTTTCAACACAGTGAGTATATTTCCCCCGGGTTTATTTAAACAAAGTGTAGGTGTAGTAGAATACATTTCGTCTAAATACATATTTAGCGTATTTCCAATAGTTTGGAGCTCCGATACATCCAATAGTTCAATTTTTGTATCACACAATGCCTGCGCATAGAACTTGTAATTGCTCAAAACATTTTTTACAGCAATTTCGTTGATATTATGATGATTTATCACTGTAATGCAACATTTAGGAATATCATAGTTCTCAGGATTTGTGTAATATCCAATGATCGTTAATTCAAAATCCAACTTGTATTCATATGCATCTTTCTCTGTAAATAAATAATCTCTATTTGGATATCTATTACGCGATTTATCTGCCAATACGTAAAACGCATAGGCTAAATTGTTTTTACCAGTTTCGCGATAATATTTTATAATTTCGCACAAGTTCTCTAAACGATTGGGAAAAACGTTATAGGCATCCATCCACACCTCAATAGCCCCAGACATATTACCCATATGTGCATAACATTTTCCAATGCGGTAATAGCTATACCAGATTTCTTCAAACCATCCACCGATTTCCACACGTTGACGATACATTTCTATTGCTAACCCATATTGTCCACCATCATAGTATGTATTGGCCAAATAAAATGTATATCTGTCATTATTTGGGAGTTCTTTTAGTCCATTTTTCAAGAGTTCCACGTCTCGTGCAAACTTGTTTGCTTTAGACCCACCATCACCTATATCATTAATAAATATTACGTTTTTATCGAATCCACTTTGAATACATCCATTGGGCATATTGACATATTCGTGCGTAACCCCCCAGTAAGTTATACCCCTGCGGTTTTTCACTATGCGCGTATTTTTGTAGTAAAATGAGTTTGATCCTTGGAAAATAGTATAGGCATCTTCTTTTAGCATATCTTTAAACATAGGAGGAGAAATAACGGGATTTAGTTGCAATATCATATCTGCATCCAATAAGAGTATATAATCTACATTTTCCATATCCGTACAAGCATTTAGAGCAAATGTGCGGTTATATCCAAAATCTCGGAAAGGTTCATATACAATTTTACCAGGTATACCGGCTTTATTGAAAAAATCTGTTATAATTTCTGTAGTATTATCCGTGCTACCAGTATCGCAAATGCAATATGTATCTATTATATCTACAACGGATTGCAATAATCGTTCTATAATACGACTTTCATTTTTTACAATCATATTTAGACATAATGTCGGATGAAGATTGGAAATAGTAAAAGTAATAGATTGGTCTTGTATAACTTGTTTAGGCATATTTACGATTTATATATCGTTTTGTTTATATTCATTTATTGATTTTATTTTTTCACTATAATATAACTATACATCTGTTATGTCATTTACCCGTTTTCACGATGACCCACTTCGTATTAAATATGGTTTAGAAATAAGCACATATTCTGGAAGATATGCAATAGATACCCCCGGTCCTGGTGTGAATTTGCCTTATTTAGAAGATTCGCAAATCCGTATGCAAAAATGGGGAGCCAATTTAATGACAAATCCTGTAAATATAGAAAGTGATTTGCGCGGATTAACACGCCAACTCAATAGAGATAATATAGAATTAAACAATTACGTAAATACAGCGGTAGAAACTAGTAAAAATACATATGAAAAGGTGCAACCGTTTGTAGATGAATCTCGTGCGAGTCATCCCGCCTGGATGTATAGAGATTTAGAACAAACCCGGTGGGAAGTACCTTTTATCAATCCGTTGGTAAATGTAGAAAAGAAGTTCCACGACAATATACAAACACGTATATTAGAAAAAGATTATTATGTCCCGATTATACCTCAACCAATGAATGCTGCTTCTTCAAACCAATTTCGCTAAGCAGGTTTGGATATAATTGATTATAACACGTAGATGACTATGGATATATTCCATATTTATGGCGATTATGAATTGATTAGTGTTTAGTATAATAATATTATATAGAATATATATAATATTATAGATAATGGAACTTGCAATACCTTTAGTAGCTTTAGGATCATTATATGTTATGAATAACCAACATAAAAAACCAAAGGAAAGTTTTCGTAATGTTAGTAATGAATTGCCAAATACAAATATTCCCAATAAAAATTACCCAGATGAATATCCTTTAGTAGTGCCAGAATTAGAAAAAACGTCCAAATTATCCACTGTAAATAGTTATGACTCACAAGGAGCATATACTGATAAATATTTCAATCCGGCAACCAGTAGTCAATATGCCTCCGACACGACAATGCCATCCAATGCACCCGTGAGTGGAAGTTATTATTCACTTACCGGAGAAAAAGTAGATAGTAGTTATTACACTCATAATAATATGGTCCCCTATTTTGGAGGAAGTATTCGCAGTCGTAATGTGGATGTCAATTCAAATGAGAGTGTATTAGACAATACGTCTGGAGCAGGTTCTCAAACTATAATTAAGAAGGAACAGTCCCCCCTATTTGCTCCTTCGGAGAATTATCAATGGGCTCACGGGGCACCAAATCAAACCGACTTTATGCAATCCCGTGTCAACGTAGGAATGCGTATGGCCAATGTAAAACCCTTTGCCGAAGAACGAGTTGCACCGGGTCTAGGATTGGGATATACAACAGATGGGTCAAATGGTTTCAATTCAGGTATGGCAATGCGCGACCAATGGCTTCCTAAAACCGCTGATCAAATGCGCGTAAATAATAAACAAAAGGCGACTGGACTTATGCAGTTCGGATACGAAGGTCCCGCTGCAAGCCAAGTCAAGAATATAGGATCAATTGGTGTTATGGAAAAAAACCGTCCAGATACTTATTTCAATATGGGTCCTGAACGTTATATGACTACTACTGGAGCAGCTAAAGGCGTAACATTACAAGCAATTCCAGTTGATCGCAACGTGACTAGACCCGAAACCGCTATGGAGTATATCGGGGCTGCTGGATATACCAATCCTGCAGCTTATGTACCAGGAGAATATATGCCTTCTCATAATATTGAATTGGGAGCAGTTCCTCTTGCAGCAGCAGCTGCAGTTGGTCGTAATTGGGCACACGAAGCGGAATATGGTATGAAATCCACCAAGGCTTACAACAACAACCGCACTGCAAATAATCAAAATGGTGGATATTTCGGTGCTATTGGTGGTGCTATTGGAGCAGTTATTGCACCTGTTATGGATGTGATTCGTCCATCGCGTAAAGAGAACACGGTTGGCAATTTGCGCCCTTACCAAAATGCGAAATCCACTGTTTCTGAGTCGTATATTTTCAACCCAGCCGATCGCCCGGGAACTACTATTCGCGAAACTACGGAGAACTCCAAGTTTCACTTGAATGTAAATGCTGGTCAAAATGGAGGTGCGTATCAAGTCTCCGAACAACAGGCTATACAAAATGCTCGTCAAACTACGGGCGATTTCTATTACGCCGGCGTTGTCGGGGCCGGGGCGGACCGACGAGGTGCGCGCACATATGATGCCGAATATAGACAACGGAATAATGACGTGAAATCGTCTACCATTGATGGTCGTCTGGCTGCTGGAAATATGTCTTTGATGAATGGAAATATCAATATGAGACAGGCTGGTCGCGACAGTTCTCTTATTAACAATCGTGCTGTTGCGCCAATGATGCCATACCAAACACCGGATATAGCTAATATGGGGCGTTTATCTGGAAATCCGGGGTCTAGTCTATATCAAAATATTCAACTGGACCGCAATTCTCCCGAAGTGTTATCTTCACTTTCTGGCAATCCATTTGCACTAAGTGTTACTAAAGGAGTGTAATAGTATACTTCGTAATACTAATAATCCCAATATATCATAGAAAATATTTAGTAAATTTGTTACAAACTAAATATTTTGTTATTTTAGTGGTAGGGAATGTTCCTCTTTTTGTTTCACGTCTTATGCTATGATGTATGGTTTTATGCAATACACGTTGTATTACACAACAAACACTTTTATATTATACACAAAATACATCACGAAAAACCATACAATCAACTAAGATATACTGATACAAATGTAGGACATTATATAGAAAATATAGTTGAACCCTTAGGTATTTTCATACCTTTTTTTGTAATAAAATGTTCTCTATCGGCTTTTTTGTGTGCCGTTATTTTTACACATATTCGGGGGCATATGCGCCACGATAATCGGTCTTCGTGGTTGGTAGGAAATCATCATATATTACATCACAAATATCGGCGATACAATTACGGCGAATATTGGATTGATACATTATGTGGAACAAAATATCCCAACGAAGAAGAATATATTTATGGATGTATATATTTATAATTATGTGGAGTTTAGTCCAACCAAATGTTTCATATTATTCAAAATAGGGACTGTATACGGGTCTATAAGTTCTCGCAATCGTTCAACATAGCTTTGAATTACATCTATAAAGGAAAACATAAAAATGTATATTCCCGCAGAGTAACATATTTTCCTATCTAAATCCGTGAATTGTATTTTGTTTTTTCTATAATTATTGAACCGATATATCAAGAATATGGAGAACAATACTTTTATGAAAAAGTTTATGGCTAAAAAACTATCGGGGTTATTTGTAAAAAACCCAATAATAAATAATACAACCACTATTTTTGTTATATATCCAAAATAATGAATAAAAAAAATTGCATTGTCATAGAAAAGTGGATTATCAACCAACCAATCAGACATAGTATATATATTTAGCTATATATTATATGCAATAAATACAAAACAAAAACATATAAACGAATAGTGTGTATAATATATACGACACTAGTAAAATGTTCTTTAGCACGCTATTGATTATTTCTGTATTGTTTTGTGTAGGGTATTCTCTTACTGATACGGTGGACGAATTGGATGTATCTAACTACGTGGGACATTGGTTCCAAGTATATGGTGCCCCATTTGATTTCACTTTCCAAGGATATGGCAAATGTATTACTGCGGACTATGGAATATTGTCCAATGGAAATGTCAGCGTGTTCAATTCACAACTTTCTATGAAAAACGAATTGCAAACCATCGGCGGTTATGCATATTATGAGCGTAAACTTGAACCAGGTAAACTAACAGTCCATTTAGAAGGAACTCCTAAAGATGCCCCTTATTGGGTAGTAAAATTGGGCGAAATCGTTGATAGTCAATACCAATACAGTGTTATAACTACTCCCACGGAATTGGCAATGTGGGTTTTGGCTAGAGATATTGAAGTTTTTGCGCAAAAATATGATGCCGAAGTTCGCCAATATTTAGATGCACATAATTGGACCTTTATTCCAATTCAACAAACCCGATGTTTAGAAGATTTGACTACAAATGTCCAATCTCAGTGTCAAGTCGCCAGTTATTTGCGTAAATCGGGGTTTCCGGAAAGTTCTATAGGAACAATGGTTTGTATTAGTAAATATGAAAGTTCGTATAACTGCGATGCAACAAATAAAAACACGGATGGTTCCACTGATTATGGATTATTTCAAATCAATAGCTATTATTGGTGTTCAGGTGATCCTAAATCAAAATACAATGAGTGTTCGTCTACTTGCACGAGTCTCTTTAATTGCCAAACAAACAGCAATTGTGCATATACAGTATGGCGTCAGCAAGGATACAATGCTTGGTATGGCTATAAAAATCACAAGACAGAGTGCGATAACTATAAGGTAAATTGCTAGAAGGGGGGGGTGATATTTTATATGTATATACTATATACATAAATGCCATCATCGTATATTGAGTTTAGTAACCCACCGTCTATGACTTATTATCGCACTGTACCAGTACCCCCCGCATTTACGATGAAAAGTCTTTTCACAGATAATTCCCGGGTTGTATATAAAGCAGGTAGTTTAGCTCCTGGCGGCGTTGGAACTGTTACAAACTCCCGCCGTAAATCAAAATACACATAATGAAACTACATATAAATATATTTACACATATATTTATATAAATGGTTAAGAGGTGTTTGTCGTACAATGTTATACAACTGGTTGATATAATGACTTCAAATTATAAAAAATACAAATCCTATAACGACCTTAGTGATTTAGACGGTAAACAAACCTCTGAATACAGTTATAAATATGCAAGACCAACTCAGACGTTAGAGAACGAATGCTTGTCGTACATTTTACAGGGGGTTACAAAGAAAAATGTTCAACCGATTATACATCAGAAAGAATGTTTTTCATATAGCCTATTTTTACAAAAATATCCCAATGCATCCAAAAAACAGCGGGTTGAAGCTATACAACGATTCTATAACAATCTGTACTAGTTAGGTATAGATATTATGTACGTATTGGTTATACCAATATTTTTCAAAAACACATTCTCTTTTAGTTCAAAATTGATATTCACTCCAAAATCGTGGGATTCTGCAAGTTCATAAATATGCCTACTTATTTGTATCGTATCCGGGTCTGCGGTAGTTTGTAATCGGTTTGCAACATTTACAGTATTTCCTATAACGCACAATCTAGGTATTTCAATGCCTAATATACCTACCACTACCTTTCCGATATTTATTCCTATTCGTAACTGTAATGGTATATTATTTGGCGTTACTATTTTTTTGATTTCCTTCAAAAAATCAATCGCCAACAATATAATATTTTTAACATGGTTTGTCTTGTCATTTGTGTATATATCGCCAACTACCATATATGCATCGCCAATTGTTTCTATTTTTTGTAAGTTAGTATAATGATTTACAATATCATCAAACCGAGTATACACATCATTTAATAATTTATATATCACATCTGCGTCATATTGTTTTGCCAATTCTGTATATGAAACAATATCCGTAAATAATACGCAAACAAAATCATATGGTTTATATTCTTTTGATTGTGATAAATAATTTTCTTCTAATTCTAAAGGTAATATTTTTTTCAATAATTCCAATTTTAATGGTGTTTTATCTCTTGGAATAAAGGTTATTAAATCGTTCGTGATTTTCTTTATTATGGTTTTACATTTTGGTGTTATATTTGTAGTATTTTCAAAGTTTATTATGGATTTTTTGATTGCTGTAAATAAAGAAATACTTTGTAAATCTACATTAGTTCTTATATGGTACATTTGTTCTTCGTAATCATTCACAATTAATATTGTAGTGAGCTTTGCTATCATATCGCTTAACAAATAACATATTTGAATATCGTGTGTACTAAATATATTTATCAATTCAATCATAGTAATTATTGAAAATAAACACCAAATATAAATTATAAATTGCGTATATTTTTGTTCTTTCAAACTAAATAAATTGTAAATAAAATAAAGTTCAAATACTGATAATGTTATTATGATATAAGTATTATAATTTGTCCTCCGAAATGGATATAATACAATATGTAATACATTACTTATTACATGATATTGTGCATTTATATCAATTAAATTGCAGTTATTCATATGACAATACATTTTCAATATCAATGGTGTGGTAAATAACCACATAATTGTTCGTCTAAACTCATAATGATGAATGCTAATTATATTATTACTAATATTATCCATTACATATTTACTATATACGAATGCAAGTGAATATATAGTATAGTTTTTAATTTTTGAAAAAAATAATAAATGTATTGTAAATAAACTAAAAATAGTTAAAATAAAAATATTTGCAGATTGCATAACTGGAAAAAATAGAATTGGGTCTTGTTTGAATAATTCATATTTATCATACAAGCAAATTTTTAAAAATGTTTCGGATTGACAATAACAAATAGTAAATAAAAAAACATTCAATAATGTATTCATATATATGGTTATTATTTATAATATTATGTATAATATTATGTATAATATTAGATTATTTTTCATATTTATAATGAATATTGCCATTATAAATATATTATATTCTATACTACATATTCTACTACTAATACTTGGTTTGACAAACATATAATGGTTTATGTCCATCAGTAAGATGCCCAGTTCGTTTCCATTGACATTGTGCGTTGGGTGCGCGCCGAATATTTAGATCTAAACAATCATTGCGATTTGTTGCGATATCACAACCAGGCGAACCAAATCCCTCCATATAATTATATCCAATACTAATACTTATCACTATCAATAAAAACAATGCTAAATATGTTTTCATTATATATATTATTACGACATTTTTCATTATATACAATTTCCTATATATCATACAAACGCACTGTACATTTATGACGAAAATAATTGACACATTATTTCGGCCTCTCTGTTTTGGGAAGGAGGCAAGAATATGGATGCCATTATATCATCATCACGGAAACGCACAGTATAGTCTTGCTGGATTTTATTACGGCCAATACGCCCCATTGCCTGGATGATTTTCTGTTGTGTCATATTTTGCAAATCGCGTCCAATAAACCCGTGGCAAAATTGATAATTTGTGCCATAAATATAATCCGATGATGCTATAATAATAAACAGCTTCTGATTCATAGCCAATCGTTTCATAACCTCCATATATTGCGGCGGATTGCTAACATCAAATGTACCAATGCCTAATATTAGCAAGAGTTTCTTGTTTGTATCTACGTCCAACATCATAATTTCTTTGACCGTTTGTTCTTCTATATCCGGTATGAACGCATTTTTGACAGGCTCCATTCCATTCGGTAGCCATAGATGTTGATGTTGCTGTGTATTTGGTAAATATGCTTTCTCCATACTGACTACTTGGATTTGATTGCGCAATTGCTCAACTTCCTTTTTCAGAGTTTTTACTTCACTGCTAAAGTTCTCCCGTTCCATTTTTTTTGTTTTGTCCATATCTTTCCCCAATTTATCTTCTAATAGTTTCTCCATTACATCCAACTTCTTTTGATACTGATTGTTTCGCTCAATTTTTTCCAACATAGTAGTGAAAATCCGGTCAGGGATTTTCGTCTGGTGAATCAAGAATGCGCCCACTTTCTGTATATCTTCGGCTAAATAAATAGTAGGCCCATCTGTCAATGTATGGGCATCCGTAGTTGTCAGTAATATACCTGCTTGAGCAGCAGACACTTTGGGTACTGGCGATGCATTAAGACTACTTTGGCGGAAAATAGTCTGGCCAATTGGTCTAACACTTTCTTCACTGCGAATACTTCGCAAAGATGTACTATTTGATTTAGTAGGCTCAGACTTCGTTAAACATTCATACATAGCTGGCCACGCCCCGGGGTATATCTTTGAAAGCAAATCCAAATAATACACTTTCAATCCGTTCATTGAAACTTTGCGAATATCGTCATCAAAGTAATATTCCATTTTGTAAACCCCTTCTATAACACCTTCATTCTGATTTGCATATTCAATGAATCGGATAATTTCTTTCAAATCAAAATAGCGCAACAACGACTTGTTTTCACTGCAATGTCTTGCACATTCTTGCAATTTATCATATTGAGAAAAGAGAAGATGAGGAAGTGCCGGTTTTCCGTCTTTTCCCAAAAGCGATACTGATTTCTTGCAATCATAACTTTGAATCGTAAATATGTCCGCGTCTTCAAACTTTGACCTAAAATCCATTATAGTGGACGTCATTTCGTGTTCTTTAGGCAAAGTAGCACACGAAAGAACCAATTTGGAAATCTTATTCTCGGCCCAATTTTTGTGGATTTGCTCGTGTAATTCGTGTGTTTCATAATCCATCGTAATAGTGGGTTCATCCCAATATGTAATAATATTGGATTCGTTGTTGAAAGCCAGCATATATTGCATTGCCACCAAATACGATTTCACGTCGCAAATCATAATTTCAACCTTGTCACCAATGCTGTTATCCACTTTACCAATACCGCCCGATCGCTTATTGATTGTATAGTCAGTCGCTGCGAAATAATGGAGGCGAATATCAGACGCCGTTTCGCAACCAAACGCAAATGCAATCTTTTTTTCAACGGATATAGCACTTTTTGCTAAAGCGAGTCCTACATGTCTGGCCACACACACAAAGATAATTCTATGGCTATTTGAAATGCCGATTGGTGACATTGTTTTACCCGTTCCGGTGGGTGCCATATACAATACTAGTTTAGGGTTTTTGTTGCGATTGAAGATAGAGAACAACTCCTTTTGATGCGAATATAGAGACAAGTCTTCGTATTTTAGCAAATAGGGATTTTGCTCAATGATTTGGTATGCATTGTGAACCATATCGGAAATTGTGGTTTTTGTTTTTGCATAATCCACGACACTCTTTACAAATTGCACTACAAATGGACTAATGTGTTCTATAGAAATAGTCTGAAATTGGATGAGTGAATATAAATAATATACAAATGGTTTATCACCAACGATTTCATTAGAAGTGGTGCCAACGCCCCCGGGTTCGCTAGATTTTTTCTGCGATTTTTCTTTTTTTGGTATTTTGTATGTAGGTTCCAAGAGAACCAGTTTTTCCAACAAACGTTCGCAAAAGTCCAATAATGTATATTCAAAGATTTTGACGCGACTTGTTGTGATATCCATATTTTCAATACGAATAGAATCGCCGCGTTTCAATGCCTTACTGTCTTTTGTTGATGTTATTGGAACAGTAAATGGAGTTATACTTGTTTGTGTGATATATTTACCAACCATACCTTCAATTATTTTCTGGAAATATTTTTCGTAAATGCACGTTTCATTGGAAGCCGTTTTTTCTAATTTCATAAATTGTATAATAGATAAATGCCGATTTGACTTGATATTGACATTGATACTGCCTTCATTAATCATTTTCAATATAAATAATTCATCTTCAGGAACGCATATTTCAATACTGTTCCATTCAGAGCGAGAGAGTTTTGATTGTGTAAGATCCATTGTTATATATAAATTGACTAAGAGAAATTGATTAGTAATATATGAGGGATTATGTTCATTTCATTTTGATAAATAGTATTTTCAATTTTCTACAACCACCTTTAGTAGATTGTAGAAAACAAACAAATCGTATGTGGCGAGTTAGTCGTAAAAAACGATATTGCAATTTTATGTTGTAAAACACATAAACATAAAAAATATATACATAATACTAGTTATTATGTATATGTTATCCGGATGGTTTGAAAAACCTATAAATAAAATCGGATTTGAAGACGTAAAATATGCTATAGAACATCATTCGCATTATTTAATAATAAATACATTGCCTGCATCGGAACAAAACTGTCTCGTTAAAAATACATTACCGTGTATAGTGGAAGAAACTACAATAAATGAAAAAATAGCGCAATTTCAAATGCGAAAATGTTGTATAATTGTATATGGCAGAAACTCGGCGGATTCGTCCGTTGATAAGAAATACAAACAACTATGTTCTCTCGGGTTTACCAATGTGTATATGTATTCAGGTGGACTATTTGAATGGTTGCTATTACAAGATATATATGGCCATAATGAGTTTCCAACTACTGCAAAAGAATTGGATATATTGAAATATAGGGCAGTTAAACAGTTTGATGTTCCGAGACTAGGCTACTAGGACATTGATTCTTGGTAAACTGTTACCATATAAATGATAGTTTTGCTAAACTGTGTATACATACTTCAAATAATGTAAAAACGACTTAGTTTCTGCATATCCGCCAACATATTCTCCATCTAAAAATACGATAGGAAAAATATTATGTTCTTGTTGAATAAGATCTTTGATAAATTGAAAAAATCTGGGTTTAGAATGTGCAATATATTCATCGCAGCATATTTCATATGTAGACGGTTCTTCATTTTTCAATAATTCCATAACTTTTTTGCAATATGAACATTCACTGCGTGTATAAACAGTGTATATTCCATCCATTGGTTTCAAATAGTCCATTTTTAGTATTATAATAAATATACTATATAATATTTTTTACATAGTATATTATTTTCGCTATATCTAATACTGTATAATACTTATCTATTTGTTTACGATAGATATTTATGTGTTTTTCCCATTTTTTGTTTATTTTGTTTCTTTTCTCCGCCGCGTTTTTTCATGGTTCGTCGTCTTCCACCAACTGAAACACCTGCTTCAGTAGAAGTTCTATTCATTGAAGCAGTTTGAATTGTACTTATACTTTCACGAATGCTCGCAATTTGAATAGCTTCTTCTGCCTTTTTGACAGCTGCAATTGCACTTGCTTTTATTTCTTGAATAACAGTTTCGTGCTCATCTTTTACATCTAATACATATTGAGAAAGTGCTATACTAAATGCGGTATTCACCAATGTATTTAACTGCAGTAATTGGTCAATCATTTCACTGGCAATAGCCTGTCTATAAACTCTTTTGCCAACTAGTTTTAGTCCTCTTAATATAGCACTACCTACATTTGTCTTTGCATTTGTATCGCCAATTTTATTTTTCAGGGTTTGCCGACTATCAATATATGCCAATATTTTATCATTAAATGTGCAATTCAATCCTGTAAAAGTTAATTCAGCTCTTCCACACGAGGAATTAGTATAATTATATTTATCATCAGCCATTAATTGTTTTGCAATCAAATTGACTCTTTCGTTTGTTAAAACCATACTGAGTAAATTGATATACAATTCTTCTAATAACTCAATCAATTCTATAAACTCTTTTGGAGTATCCTTTGTTTTACCTATATTACCTCCGCGTTGTGAAATAGATATAGTAACTGGAGTAGAAGTTATATATAGTTTTTCCATTTCAGCTATTTTGGCAAACATTTGGTCAATATTTTTAAATAACAGATCTCCAATGGCAATTAATTTATGATTGTCTTTAAACTTAACAACAAAATCTCCTACAATAGATAATATTTCTCCAACAACAGGAACAGCAGAAAGCATATTATAAGCAGGGTCAAAAAATGCAAGAACACGATCTAATTGATCAATATTTTGATACTTTGTTTTATTGTATTTTGACATTTCATCTGATTCTTTTTGTAATTGTAGTTGCTGTTGTTGTTTTTTCAATTGTGCAGCTGCAATTTTGGCTTTTTGCGCATCGACTCGTTTTTGTACTTCTTCTGCAGAATCTACTGTTTCATAAGACAACCCTGATTCTCTAACATCATCGCTAGTTAAATCGGATGCAACAGTTTCATAATCTTCAGCAACAGTTTCATAATCTTCAGCACCAGTTCCAAAATTTTTAAATGAATCCTTATCATCATCTGATACCTTAGTATAGCTACTACCTTTAGTAGCTAGAGTTGATTTAACTGTAGATCCAGAAAGCTTATCGGGGTCTGAGTCTACACTGGATATACCAAAATCTACCGATTTCTGTGATTCCGGTGGTTTTGATTGTTTTGGTTTAAGAAAATTAAAAAAATTACTCATATATATATTTTCATATATAATTTACAAATATCCGCACATAAATGATACAATCACATATCAATCCAATGAATATATTACCTCGTGTTAAAAAGTATAAATAGAACGTTGGTTCCATAATTGCGTATAATGTTTATTTTGTTGGGTTCTCCGTTGTTCACTTCTATATCCCGTATACGATTGTAATATGATTTGATTTTTATATATAATCACATCTTCGCCATTTATCATATTAAATACTAAATCAAAATTGTCAATCATATTCATATTTTCCTCTATATTTCCGAAATAAAGTTCTCCTAAAAGACCTGGACCGGTTGGATATAATGAATTAAATCCGTAATAATTAATTTGTGTATTACGTACAATATTGAGTATAGCATCTAATAATAATATATTGCCTGGTTTTGCAATAATAAGTGCATTATAAATACCATATTTTCCCGGTTTCCAATAATAAGGGCGCTCTAATACGAAATGTTCTCTATCCATTATATCAATAAACTTGAATCCATCCATACATTGATATTTCACGTCTAAATATACACCCCCGTGTATATACATAACGCAATATCTCCATAAGTCCGCTTTATACGCACCTGGTAATAATGTATTATAAGCATCTACCACTTCATCTGAAAAATGGGCCTTAATAAAATTGACACATTCGTTATTATCAAATAAAAAATATTCTAATTCGGGATTATTTCTTTGAATAATCTCAATATTCTCTCGCATTTTTGGAGGTAAATCTTTACTATGCCACGTTTGAAATAATTTCTTAGGAACAACGGAATATTTTGGAGAACTTTGTGAATTATATTGTCTTTTTACTAGTTGTTTTGCCTTCACATTATTAATTAATTCGTTTTCTTGACCCTTGTTATTATTCATATCAATAATGAAATATATGATACCCAACACTATAATACAAACGCCTACTGCTATGATTGTGTTGGGTTCCATTTAGTGTTATATTATTATATACACTATGGCAATATATTATGCTTTTTGAAATATCCGAGCAAAAAATTGATTATAAACATATATAGAGTGATTATGTCATATAACAATACAATTGATCATATTCATTACCCTTACTATACAATGTCTGTATATAACCAACCATTATTGGTAACTATTGAGGGAAATATTGGGGCAGGTAAAAGTAGTATCATAGCAAAAATGAAGGAAAAATATGCGTATAGGTCAGATGTCGTATTTGTAGAAGAACCCGTTGATATTTGGGAGACCATTTGCGATGAAAATGGCACAAAAATGTTGAACTTATTTTATCAAAACCCGAAAGAATATGCGTTTGCTTTTCAACAAATGGCTTATATCACTCGCATTTCATTGTTAAGAAAAACAATTGAAGAAAATCCACAGTGCAAAATAATTATTTGTGAACGGTCATTGGATGCCGATCGCAATATTTTCGCTAAAATGTTGTTTGACGACGGTATTATCAGCAAAGTGTGTTTTCAGATATACAATCTCATTTATGACGAATTTACTGGAGGATTTCCCATTGACCGTTGTATCTATATTGATGCCGATCCGGAAGTTTGTTATGAACGAATTGCAAAACGGGCGCGTTCTGGAGAATCAGGAATAGAATTGACATATCTTGCAAAATGCAAGAAATACCACGATGATTGGTTACTGAATACTACTAAACCGCCGATTTTACATCTAAAAACCAATGAAAATGCGACATATGCAGATGGTGATAATGATGATTGTGGAAACAAGTGGATACAGCAAATTATGGAGTTTATTAGCGCATAGATATTTATCGTCTGTATGTTTGTTTCTTGTGGTGTTTATGTTTTCTTTTCGTATTGCGTTTATTAGATCGGTGCTTCTTTGCACTATTTTTAATCGTTTTTGATCCTTTACGCTTTCTACCGCCTTTTATAGTGTATTTTTTTACAATTTTGTTGGTAGGATCATCTTTTTTAACTGATTCTTTTGTATAAACTGAAGAACCATCCGGTCGAGGTGTTTTGCTCCATTTAGTAATAAACCCAGTTATACTTCCGTCTACATCATCTTTTGGAAGTTTTTTTTCTGAATCATACTGAAGATTTGTAAAATTACCAGCTTCATCTTTCAATCTTATTTTAGTTTCGTCATTTTCTTCTACTAATGTAGGCTCAGTATAAACTGTGGGTTCCGATGCAACACCGTTAATATCTACTCCCCAATTATCACCACTTGGATTTAATCTGTTTGTTTTATCTTTGACCATTGCTTCTAAATCGTTAATTTTAGCATTGGCTACTTCGATTTGTTTATATAGTTCAGAAATTTTTTCTTCGCACCCCCTATGTTGGACAGTAAGTTCTCTATGTTTTGCATCCAACTCTTCTATTTCCGATTGCATAGCCCTAGCTTCTTCATTTGCTTTTTCTAATTCGGTTGTTTGTTCAGTCAATTCTTGTTGCTTTTTAATAATTTCTTTAATAATTTCTTTATTTTTTCTCTTTTCTTCTTCTGTAATAGCTGTTGATGCGTCTAACTCTTGTTGTAATTTGGTTATTGTGGCATTAGCAGTTGCGTTTTCTTCTTTCAATTCATCGATTACCGATTCAAGTTCAGCTTCTTTATCATTACACTCATTTTGCAATCTTTCAATTTCAGCCTTTGTTTGAGCAAGTATCTCCGCAATTTTTTTATCTTTTTCCGCTAATGCATTAGTAGTTTCATCTTTCAAAGCAGCATTTTTTTGGTTCAATGTAGCAATTTCATTTCTTTGTTCTTCAGACAATTCCTTAGCAGATTGGAGTTGTCTTATTAGTTCGATATTTGCCGCTATTTCTCTATCATTTTGTTGGACTAAATTGGCCCTTTCTTGGTTTATTCTTTCAATTTCAGCCATTTGTTCATTATTTGTTTGTGCTAAATCAGCATTTTCAGCTGTTTTAGTGGCTATTTCTTGTTGTAAAGCCTGAGTTTGTTGTTGTAAAACATCATTTTGTTGTTGTAAATTAGTTATCTCTTCTTGTAATTCAACAATTCGAGCTTGGTTTTCAGCAGATGCGGCATTACTCGCATTTTGTATTGCTTCTATTTCTCGTTTCTTTTCAGCTATAGTAGCAGTTTGTTCAGCTATAGTAGCATTATTACGATTATTTGCTAGTCTGTAATGCAATTCTTGTAACATCAATTGATCTCTTAATCTATCGACATCAACCCGTCGTTCTGCAATATCAGCATTTAATCTATATGTTTCAGCTCGTTCGGTTTGCAATTTGGCTAAAGTTTCTTGTAATGCATTATCTGTCAATTCTAATTGCCCTGTTAAATTGCCAATTTCACCGCTAATTCTTCCATTTTCTGCAATAACTGCATTAAGGTCATCTTCCTTTGTAGCCAATTCACCTTCTAATTCCCTTTTTCTTTCATCGGTTCTATTTAGTTCTGCTTGGATTTCTTCTTGCCTTTCTTTACTTATTTCAATGGTATCTTCGGCGCTACTTCTTGCAGCTTTCAATTCTGCTATTTTGGTATCAACTGCTAAAGAATATTCATCTATGGCTGTTCTTAGATTGTCTATACTTTCTGTCAATTTACTTATACTAGATGGTTCAGACATATTATATATAATAATAGGAGTTTAGATTCTTATATATAATACAATATTTTGAGCAAACAAATATACACTACCAGATTCCGGCTTACTACGTAATATTGAATCTGGGTCACGGGCTACGTTGCCTCCGACCGTTCCCTCAGTTATAGTGATTATGGACCTGCTAAAGTAGCAGCAGTAGCTTTTACTTTACTAGTCAAATCATCTATTTCTTTTTGTCGTTTTATCAATTCAGCATTAAGATCGTCTAGTTCAGCAGTTCTATCAACAATTCCACCAATAGAGGTATTAATAGTATAACTTTCAGGACGGGTCGGGTCGTCTCTGGGATTATTTGAATATTTAGGATTTATATCCACTGAATACAGTTTTGTTTCAGTGTGTGGTTTAGTATAATCAGTTGTGTCTGCTACATCAAGTACTGCATTCATTTCCACATTACCTCGGCGTAATTGGCCTTCCGTAACAGTATGATTAATAACGGTTGGTCCAGATGCACTTGCAGTTGTCGTTTTATTCATAGATGCTTGTAAAATAGCAATAGAAGTGACTAGTACATTAGTGTGATTAGTTGTAGGAACAGCGACAGCAGCTGCTGCAGGAACTGGTTGTATATGTCTTGCTAAAATATTTATAGCAGTAGTGAGAACGTTTGCATTCATTTCTATACCAGTATATTCTATATTTTATAATGAGCTTTTACTAGATACTTGCTAAATATATGTGATGTATTAAAACATCATATATAACTAAATTGCGATGATTAGGTTGGCAATTTAAACAAAGATGGGGGAAAGTCCAAGACCAACACCTAGACCAAGACCGTTGCGGGCAGACTCGGAGATGGTGGGGAGGAACACATCAAGGATGCTAAAGGTGGCGGCGGCAGACAAGGCAAGGATGATGACTTCCTCAACGTTGAGTGACTTCTTGGGGATGACAATACTGACAACAGCAATGACAAGACCCATAACTAAATACTTAACAATTCGCTTAACAAGTTCGGAGAAATCGAAGCCCATTGGATTCTTATATATAACGAAAACAAAAAAATATAGTAAAATGCCATGAATAAAACAAATATATAAATATAGTAAATTACTTAAATACAGTTTTGCTAAATATTCTATAATGTCAGCACCATCCACTTTTGAAAGGAAAAATTTGCCAAACGGAAAACCTAATCCTAAATATGTTGATTTATGTGACGAAGATCCGCCAATTGCTGGTCAAAAGTTTGCATGTATGTCCTTCGTTTCACCCGAAAAAATATTGAAAAAACGCGAGATTTTTTTGTTTGATCAATTTGTTCAACAATGGGATTTTACTAAATCTCTTTCTAAGTTCTTTGATTTTTTGCATTTTATGGCATATAAGTATAATTTGAAAATTGACGATTTAATTTCAGATTTTAACGATTTTGCTAAAGAAGAAGAAATCAAAAGCAAATCGGTTTCGGTAGAAGATGACTTCAAAACATTTTTAGATAAACAAGAGGACGCCCTTACGCAACAATTTCAAAAAGAACACGCATTCCAAACTTCCACCCGTGGACTAAAAATCCGAGGGGTATATCCTACGCAAGACGAAGCCGAAACTCGCTGCAAAAAATTGCGTGAAAACGACCCCCATCACGATATCTATGTTGGTCCTGTAGGAATATGGGTTCCTTGGGATCCCGATGCTTACAAGACTGGTCGGATTGAGTTTATGGAAGAGCAGCTCAATCAACTGCACCAAGAGAAGCTAAAGAATGAGGAAAAGGCAAAACAAGAGTTCGAACAGCGTATTAAGGATACCAAGCGCAAGGCGATTGAAGAAAATATCAAGTTGGCTGAAAAGAGCGGTAATGTTCTTACCCAAACTTTAGACGAAAATGGCAATTTAGTAGGGGTTAAGGAAACCGTCAATTTTGAGGATCGTGAAGTTGCTGATACTGCTACTACGGATATTCGCAATGAATTATTACGCAGTACATATACCAATAAAGTATACAACAATAAAGAATAATAGAATGAGGTATTGATTATATAATATAGAGTCTATAATATATAGTATGACTTTATGTAAATACAAAGATTTGTTCGGTGAGATAGGAACCGGTATTCATTCTTATCGCATATACAATATAGCCTATTTAGATATATTAGTAACTGTAGTCTGTGCCTATATTTTATCTAAACTATTGAAAACCCCTTTTCTTTATACACTCGGCTGGTTTTTCATACTTGGTATAATAATACACCGATTATTATGCGTACGTACTACAATAGATAAACTGCTATTTCCATAATAGATGTATTTTTCATAATATATATAAATATTATTCATTATGATACATACAGAGAACATACTGCTATATAATGAATGCAATGAACGTTAACGTAAATAAACAATCTGAAAAAAAACGTGAAGATAAAGCAACCCGGCGCGAAACACGTTATGAAAAATGGAAACGTAGCCGAAAAGCCAAAAGTGGCTGGATATATTGGTGTTGCTGTGGAATACCCCCAACAACGTCTGAAAATAATATGGACACAACGCCCTTAACTGATAATAATTCAATAGCATAATCTAAGTAGTCTTTTTGGTAAAATAATTTTCCACCATAAACTTGCCAAACAAGTACAATAATCCAGCTATATAAGAATCAAATACTAGTATCACCGCATAATTTGGGTATGTCTCTATCGGAGGAAAATAATAATATGTTCCGGCAAAAAGCCCTATACTCAATTGAGCAATTTGCATTGTTGTTATGTACATTCGGAATATCCGAATATTTACTTTCAACAAACACAACAAGTAATACAAATACATAACCGAATGAACCCCCGAGTTCAATAATGTGGCGTAAACCCCCATATCCACATTGTATGTATAACACAAATACCAGCAAAATGTCGCACCAATGTGGTGATATTTCTGCAATAAAATGGGTTCAACGCCCTTTGTATATAGTAAAAATGTGTCAAAATATTCGTAGTATTTTGATATATAAAACCAATAAATAAGAGAACGTACGTAGGGATCTGACATATACACCATATGTCCTGCTATAGGACCGGTTTTCCATATTACATTCAACAGTGAAATAAATGTATACAAACTGAAAAAAGTTAATCCCGCATTATGTGCAATAGAAAATGTGCGTACCGGGTTGGCTATATTTTCTAAATATTTGTTTTTGTGTGCATATTGCAATAAATTGGAAATACTTACATATATAGCTGTTCCGAATAATGGATGTACAATAGACATAGGTAACCTGTATATGAAGTGTATAATATTGACTAATACTAACTATTGTATATTATTTATATTTGTTTATAAATAATATTATGCAGCTGCATTACCACTTGGATTTCTTGACATTGATCGGTGGACCGGCGCTCTTTTTCTTGTTTTTATTGGGGTCATATGCTTCATCTTCGTCATCATCCGCCAACGTCTTGGATATTTCCCAGAACTCTTTGGATCCCAACTTGAAATCCGGACGTTTTTCGGCTTTATACCAAAATATTTGGTCTTGCAACTTATTTGATTTGGCGTTATTGTTTATCACTAAACACTCATAGTTTTCTGTGGTTTGGTCCATAACTGAATTAAATGATTCAAATGTTGGAAACATAGAGGCATAGTTTTCCCATATACGTTTCCGGTTGGTCATATAAGGTTCTCTCAAAATAAATACATAATCAATGTTTGTTCTCAAATTGGGTGGAATACCTAATGGATATTGCATAGTAATAATCAACATTACTTTCCAGTGACGCCCATTCATAAAAAGCAGACGCATCATTTTGTCCCGGGTCCACGTCTGGTCATACAAACAATCATCCAATATAACAAATGTGCGAGGGTCAATAGTGCTCCGGCGATACGTCTCTATTTCCTTATTCACTTGTTTTAGCACAGTACGCTGACGCTTCAAAATGTTCTCTATTAATACGGTGTTATATTCTTCGTGAATAAACAATTTAGGAACGTGGGCCGCATAAAACCCGTTGCCCGCCTCTGTCCCCGAAATAACGGTTCCAATAGGAATATCCTGATGGTGATATAGGAGATCTTGAACTAAAAATGATTTACCTGTATCTCTTCTTCCAATCATAACAATAACTGGCCCTTTATTTTCATCCGGTTTGAAAGTAATGGATTTCATATCGAACTTTTTCAATTCCAATGTCATTGTTCTCCTAAATAGTATAATAATATAGTCTGTTATTTTTCGGTTCATAACACAAACGAGAAAGCTGATTTAGCAACACAATCGTTTAATTAGACTGGTTTTTATATTTATCACTAAATATACAGATATTTAGGAATATGCAAACACAATACCGAAAATCAGATATTGTTGATTTAGAGAACTTACAAAATACATATGAAATTACGAATCACGATATTTTGAATGGATATATGCCATTCCATATTACTAGCCTACAGCATTATAATCCGATTTATTCTTGTTTTTTTGAATTAAATGAAACAAATATACAAAAAACCACATTAAAACACAAATATGCTATACACGATTTACAAAGGGTTACTGATACGGAAACCGGAGAACTTTTATCTAAATCCGTATTTATAAAGTTCTCTCCTTTACTAGATCCAGTAAAATATATGATTGGGAAATATGATATATCCAATGATGCTATTCGGACATTACCTACTCTTAGTAATAATCCGCATCATAAATTGGCTGACCGAAACAATGCTTCTTATATTGACTGTTTTTTTAGTTTTCTAAGTAGTCAGCTATTACACAAACACGGTCTAGTTAATGCAATAGATTTTTACGGTTCTTATTTAGGAATCCAAGAAAAATACAAAATGAATATATCTGATGATATTGAATATTTATGCACATCCAGATATTTCAATGAGAACGTGGGTAAATTGTTCAAAGTTTCAGAAGAAATACCTGGCAATGGAAATTATTGCTATGGATCGCGTGGCAATAAACAACGCCTAAATATACAAGGTTCTCTAAATGCCCATAATATTTCATTGATAGATTTAGACATAGAACAATTGGATATAGAAGAAATGGATATAGAACAATTGGATCCAAATACTAAACAATGTACAGAAAATGCGCACATATCCGGACTCACTGCGGTAGGATATCTAGGAAACTCTGTAGAACGTAGTGCGAAAGAGTTTGAATTGAATAGTGCCGGAGTTGTATATGAGAAACAGTGCAGTCATTCATCTACTTTATCATCGGAATCTTCCAATGATAGTAGTGTAAACTATAGCACAGAAGATGAAAACTCCGAAGAAAGTGGAGAACACGAAGAATCGTCTACAGAAGACGAAGACAATGATTGCGAAGATGATGAATATGAAGAAGACAGTGAACCCGAAGACAATATGTATTCCTATATGGACAATTTCCCTATACAAATGATTTGTCTGGAAAAATGCGAAGGTACCATTGACCAGTTATTTGAAGAAGGTGAGTTGTCAAAAAAAGAAGGCGCGGCCGCTATGATGCAAATTATTATGACTCTGATAGCATATCAACGCGCATTTTCGTTTACTCACAATGATCTCCATACTAACAATATTATGTATGTAAATACTGATGCCGAGTTTTTGTATTACAAGTATAACAAAAAAACCTACCAAGTTCCCACTTATGGCCGCATTTTCAAAATAATTGATTTTGGACGTAGTATTTACCGATTTTGTGGGAAAATGTTTTGCAGCGACAGCTTCGCACCCGGGGGCGATGCCGCTACTCAATACAACTTTGAGCCATATATGAATGACGACAAGCCTCGGTTAGACCCCAATCCCAGTTTTGATTTATGCCGGTTAGGTTGTTCCATATATGACTTTTTGATTGAAGACGAAACAGAAGCAGATATGGATACTTTCCAAAAAACAATTTACAGATGGTGTTGTGACGATAATGGGAAAAATATTTTGTACAAACGCGACGGCGAAGAGCGATATCCAAACTTTAAGCTATACAAAATGATTGCACGAACGGTGCATAATCATTGCCCCCAGTCCCAATTGGACTATCCCTTTTTCAGCCAATTTGCGCTTTCTCCTAAAGAAGTCAAAAAAGTGGGGAAAGGTACCGTGGTTATGGATATTGATGGCATTCCTTCTTATATGTAGGTATTACACAAAATAAGCGCGTAGTTTTGTAATGAACCACATTGCCGGTGTCTCATTTTTTCCGTGTAATATGGAATCAAATGTTTTTTGTACATATTCGGCGACGGTTCCGCCATTTGCATACACCCATAGTGTGTATAATGCAAATAGTCCGACCAGGGCATATATATCTTTTATGCCGGTTTTTGTGTTATAGATTGTGTATAGCGGTATGCCCTTAATAGCGAGATTTATCAAGAGAAAAAGTGCTATAGTAGAGAACGATGCGCCAAATGCTATAAATGCAATCAACATAAGCGTGTTCTCCATTATTCCCAAAACCAATCCCCATTTTGGATTATAGGGCGTTAGTTTTGCCATATAGGCCAAATACCACGCAAATACCCAATAAGAAAATACCAGGTCGATTCGGATAAGCATATATATGTATTTGATATATATATGTTTTTATGTAATATGAATTACTCCGGACGCCCTAAAGGGGCGGAAGGAGTGTGAGGAAACTCCAGAGAACGGAGTTCTTCGGAGTTTGAGAGAACGGCCTAGTCCAATATTTTTTGGGTGGATTTGTCAATATTGTTGACAATGTTCTCCACCGATTTGACATTGTCTTCGGCCATAGTATCTCCATTCAAAAACTCAATCAAGTTCAGTATAACTTTGATTTTTTCTTGTGTCCATTGTGCATTGAGGGCAGTTACAATTTCTTGACCATATAGCGGAGTCATACCATCTCTATGGAAGATCTTGTCGTTATATATATCATCCACATAATTGGCTATAAGAGTGTAATAGTAATTGATGCAAAGGCGAATAATCGCGCAATTTTTGTATGTTTCCAGCAGTTTTTCTAAACCTTTTTGGGCGCATTTAAAAAGGATTTTCATCCTTGGGGTCTTTTGACTATATTCTTTTGTCAGGAATTGTTGACACGCCAATTGTATAGGGTTATACATATATTGAATATCGGTCCGATTAGTGTTATAGAAGTATCTGCAAAAGGCTTGAAACGGCCCCGGTTCTTGGAAATAGAGAACATTGTTTTGAATGCAGATTTTTGTACCCACGGGTTTATTGCTTAATATGGCGAGTTTGATAATGACAGTGAGGGGGTCTAAAATAAAAAGTTTGGTATTAATGGCAGTGTTGTTTTCGGGTAGTGTACTTGGATTTATGAATTGGTTAATGGATGTCATTTGTTTTGGTAGAAATTGACTTTAGTTTTGGATATAGTTATATAGTAAAATTGTTTTTATGTTTGTAGAAAATAATAGTATTACTTACCAGATGGAATATAATATTGTTTTTCCACAGATGCGAGTTTGATCATTCGCATTGTTCCGGGAATCAACCAAGGAACAATATTGGGTTTATTTTTTACAACTGCGGCTACATATGGCTCTTCTGGATTGTCTACTTTGAATAATTGGTGTATAATATATTGTTCATTGGGGTTACATATGTTATACACACATTGGCCGATGTGATATTTTGGAATGCGATGAATTGCTGACATTTTATGATCAATAGTATTTATATATATTATAGATTTATATGGATGAAAATATTTCAATTTTATCACAATCTTATGTAAAATACTTATCCTTAAACTCATCCGGTGTCATAATCGGTATTCCGTGTTCCACTGCATATTTCGTCTTGTTGGATACGTCTTCCAAGGATTTCACTATAAGCACAAATGTTTTTGATCCTATAGTATCTTCCAATGTCGCGCCCCGGAATTTGAGTTCACGAATAATAGTTTGATCACGGACTTTCGTCATAACTATTTTCTTGCCATACAATGGGTTGGATATATCTATTTCTAGCGCGCTTTCGCGCACCCGGGGCGAAGCTTCTGCTACTGGTGTCTCTTTCAATTTTTGCGATTGGCCTATACTATCCAAGAACGCTACAAATCGGGGTATATTCTCCACAAACAAAGTCGCCGTCTTGTTTTCTATTCCTCGGACCGCCTTGACTTTAGCGATCTTCGCGGCCGGGTCTTCTTTAGATACCAATATATCTGGATGAGCTTCTAAAATGGGTTCCAATTTCTTTTCACCCAGACCTCGCCCCATAGTACCCGATGCAACCATCAAACCGACAATAGAAGCATTTTTGACTTTTGCTCTTATGTTCTCCACATATTTATCCGCCAACGATTTATATCCCACTTTAGCAAAATCTTCTTTGGTCATTGCCAAAATCTTGGGTATTGTGTCATATCCCGTCGCCATTAATTTTTTGATATTGCCGGCTTTTAATCCTTCTACTTCCAAATGAGTGAAGAACGCCGTCAGATTCTTCTCCTGAACTGTCGCATTTTCTGTCGCATTTTCTAGCAATACGTCAACGTGGGTTTCGTTCCATTTGTATGGCTCGGTCGGCATTTTGGCCTTTTCGGCAGGAACAATGACCTTGATGATTTTCGGTATAACATCTCCTGACCGGATGATTTCAACCATTGCGCCTATACCAATCTTATTGTCTTCTATGAACTTGGCATTGTATCCGGTTGCATATTCTATAGTCACACCACCAAGCCTTACTGGTTCAATGCGTACCCGGGGTTTCAAAAACCCGTCTTTACTGGGCGACCATAATACATCCACAATTTTTACTTCGGCTTTTTGGTCTGAAAGAACCATTTTGAATGCAAATGCGTGGTCGGGGTTTCCGGAAATACGTGGATGTATAGCATCATCGGTCACTATAACACCATCGATTTCATACATATAATTGGTGCGCCAATCCACCAATACTTCGGACAGTCCCTCGTTGGAAAGAGCCTGACGAATATCATTTTGAACCACTTCAAACCCTGAGGATTTTAGTTTGGCAAGTTGTTCACTGGGTTTCAATTGTGGCATAATAACCTCATATGTCACAAAATGCAAATCGGCGGATTTTTCGTCGGCTTTCTTGGAATTGACTATACCAGAAACTAGATTACGCGGATTGGCGAACTGTTTAGCATACTTTTCTTCAAATACTTTTTTAGGAATAATAAACTCTCCGCGAACCACAATTCCCTTTTCTTGCGGTAATTTCAAAGTGGGTAATAGGAAACTGATATCTTGTCCGATTTTTCCGTCGCCCCGGGTATACAATTTAGGCGAAGGACCTTCTGTGGAATACAATCCACTTACCCCATCCAATTTACAAGAAAGGACATATGGACCCTTGTATTTTTTCATCCACCCGGGAAGTGCATTGGAATCGGGTTTAATTTTATCCATTGACCACATTTCATATGGCAATTCCACTTTGTTCCTAGCTCTATCAGCAATAGGTGCTCCGATTTGTTGTATGGCTGCATTTTTCGGGTATTTTTGTTCCGTATATTCTTTCACAATATCGTATTCATTGTCGGTCATTAAATCGCCTTTTTCATTGTAATAGTTATTACTAGCAACCAATATGATGTTGGACAACTCTTCTTGCGAGAGGTTTTCCAAAACTGTTATACCACTATTTTTGAACTCTTGAATATGGGATTTAGTAGTTTCTATAAATTCTTTAGGCATAGTTTCTACGTGTTGGATTTCTTGTTGAGATACCTTTATATTCATTGTTTTTTCTGTAGTTTTTTTGGATCCTTTCTTGGATCCTTTTTGGGTTTTTTGAGTTATAGAAACTTTAGGCGAAAGTGTTCCCTCCGGGGTTTTTACTTTTGTGTTTTCTGGGAGAACTTTAGGCAATTTTTTGGTTGTGTTTTTGGCAACAGGTTCTTTAGGAACATCTTTAGCACTATCCAATTTGTTGTATTCTATTTTTGCAATTGGTTCTTGTGAAATAGATGGGTTTATAACTAATGGGGATTGTTTAGGAGAACTTTGCGGAACTTCTGTGTGTTCTCCTTTAGGAAGTTTAGCAGTCTTGTTTTTCTTGGGTTCTTTAGGAACTTTAGGAACTTTTTCCATTTTAGGCTTCCGCACTTTTTTGGTTATATTGGATTTAGATACAGAAACAGATTTAGGAATAACTATTGGGTGTATTTCTGTTGCATGTTTAGGGGATTTAGGAACATTTGGTATTTCTACAACATCCGATTCTTTTAATTTAGGAGAACCTGGCAATATTTTGATGGGAGGTTTAGGCGTTTCTGGTTCTGTAATATTTGGTTCTTTAGAAAGTTTTTGGGTTTTTGTTTTACGTGTTTTCTTGATAGTTGGACCTTTAGGCAATTCTTTGAACTCTGGTTTTTCAGAAATAGCTTCCGCGGAATATTTAGGCATTTTAGGTTCCTGTACTTTTTGTTCCTCCGATTTTTCTACCCTTTTGTTTTCCAAAAATTCTGTGCAAAAAGCTTCCAACTCTTTTGGATCTTTAGATAAACCTTTAGGAAGTTTTTTGGTTGTGTTTTTCTGCGTTTTTTTTTGGGATTTTGGAGAACTGTATACTTCTTTGGCCGAAGATTTAGGCACATTTTTTTCACCTGTTTTTTGCGCAAACTCTTGCGCAATATCTGGTTCTCCCACATTTTCTATAACAGGTGAATCCAACGGCTTACCATCTTTAGGTATAACGGCGCGACCATCTATACGTTCTTTAGGATCTTTATATACTAGACCCAAATAGTCAAAGATTCCCCGTTCATCCACAATATTTAGGACAAGTTTTTCTTCCTTTTTCTTGTCCACCATTTTCGTTAATCCGTGTTCATTTAGCGATAATCCTTTGGTCAATGCAAATCCGCGCATTGTTGCATTGAATCCCTTGCTTCCTGTGAAATATAAAACTGCAAATGGATACTCCTCCGGTGTAGTGTACAAAAAATCCACACGTCTAGCAGTGTACCCCTCCTTCAATCGTGTTATAACCAGACATTTTGATTTACCACGTGAGAGAACTTCAATGATTATTTTTGTGGCTAACAATTCGTCAATCCATTCATTAAATGCAGTCACTGACGTTGATGTTATAATCACATCTATATCTCCAGAGGCCGCTGCGCCACGACGATAACTGCCAACGATTTCGTATTTCATTTCGGTCTTTTTACTCACGGTTTCATATGCGGTTTGAAAAATAGCGGCATATTCATCTATTTCTTTCCGTGGGATTTTTTCAAGTATATCTTCGTAGTATTTTAAGCCCACTTTTTGGACATCGTTGAGAACTTCGTCTTGCCGTTCCCTCAATTGTGCTATAGAAGTGATTCCTTTTCCTACCAATTCTTTGGCTTTTTTGGTTCCAACGCCATATACATCGCTCAAAATATTTTCCGGGTTCTCCTTTTCACGTTCCAAAATATCTAATGTTCCAGTTTCATCGTATGTCTTTAGTTTTTCCAATATGACAGGTCCAATGCCGGGTTTTCCGGCCAAATCGGCGGGCTCATAAATATCGTCTTGTATAGATAAAATGGACTCTTGTGCTCGGCGATACACTCGTGCCCTAATATTATCCCCCCGTTTTACCATTATATCCAACAGTTCTCCCATTAGATTGGCATACACTTCGTTTTTTCTGGGTCTTCCAGGAGCACTTTCTATAGCTACTGTTGCAGGTGACTTTACCTTGCGAGTATATTTCCGCTTTGGTTTGAGGTCTGACATAATATATATTTACAGCATATTATATAAAAATAATACAAGTGATTATATTTATATTATTAGTATCAGTATGACTCCTAAATACTCTATTGGGACTATTATACAACATAATAAAGATGAATCAGTAAAACGAGTCATTTTGTGTATTTTTACTAGTTTTTACGACGAAACTGGTATGAGTAATGAAATATATTATCAAACAAATATACTAGAAAACACTATACCCCCGAGTCCAATGAAAGAAAGTGCTATAGATATGTATTACACTATTATACCTTCCAATAATACTGCAATCTTGTAATGTTTCAAAACCCTGGGTCATCAGTAAACACCGGTGTATTTGCAGAAGAACTTAATGTAGGCGTAGCCGTTATGATATTGAAAAAATCGTGAATATGTTTATTGAAATGGAAATAAGTAAATGATGCGATCATAGAACAGACAAAAACGATTATCGTATCTCTAAAAATTAATTTAAACGGTTTGATTTCTTTGTCTAAATACTTCATTTCCACTATTTTTAATACAAAAAATAGAAAAGTGATGGATATAGCTAAAATAAAGACTTGTTCCATAATACATTTAGTGGCGAAGTTTTCATAGATAAACAAACGCAAAACACAGTTAAAATTGACTGTTGTAATCGGCAATATGTATATCATTCAAACTCATATATTGACGTTTCAAAGCGTTTTTCTGTATTTTTTGCAATTTATATTTTTTAGACACATATATTTTGTAAATATATGCAAATAGTATCAAAAAACAAAGAGAACCTAAGCCGGTTGCTATACCAAACGTAATTATATTATTCTTATACGCAGAATAAGAATACGATGTAGTATAATTTACATATTTGTCTTCGGAAGGGCTATATGTTATTATACAAGTAGGTGTATAAGTTTCATAAGTAGGATAAAATGTCGTATTTGTGTTATTTATAGCTGGTATGTTTACAGGGGATACAGGTTTGTCTACATAATAAAAAGGGGCATCGGAATATACTCCACTACTAGATGGCCGAGGACTATATAATATGGACTGAGTCGGACAAGAACTTGGGTTATACAAAATTACAGTCGGCATAGGCGTAGGCGGTAGTGATGGAGTCATCGGTTGAATATTTTCATTGAGTTCAGTCGGTTCAACTGTTGGGTAATCCACAAGTTCTCCGTATTTATTTACGCTTGGAATATATTCTTCTACATACATTTTATGTTTCATATATAAAACTATTATATATTCAATACTATATACTATACACTATATAGTATTTTATGTCACATTCATACTAGGTATACTTATATCAATTCTTCTATATCCAATGTTATATTATCATCTTGTGGATTCATTTTAGTAGTTGGGGGTTCATCCATATCCAATATATCAAATCCACTTAAATCAATCGGCTCAGTATGGATCTTGATGCGTTCATCATCGTCATCGTCACTTTCTTCTTCCAATTTTCGCTTAAAATGACGATCCGCACTAATGGCTTCTAATCGGTCTTCCGTTTTTGGCGCATTGATATTTTCCACTTTGTTTGACAATGGGTCCAATACAGAATCATAGTCATTAAATGATATGCGAGTAACCGGGTTCTCTTCATTCAAGTTTTTCACCCCGGGTGTAACAATGGTTTCCTCTATTTTATCGCTAGATGGTGTAATCGGATCGGCACTCGGTTCAGGCGTTTTTTGCACAATAGGGTCGGCCGATTTATCCGCGGGTTCAACTAAGTTCTCTATAATGACTTCTTCTTCGTGTTCAATACTTTCATCCATATAGGCGCGAATAATGGCTTCCGTTGGAATACTTTCGCGTATAGCAACCAATATACATTCTTGCACGATTTGTTCAAGTTCTCTGTTATTCTTTTGCACCATTAGTGATGTGATATTGCGTTCAAACAAATAAACGTTCTTATATACCTTTCTCGCAACATTGATATAGACCTTGTGTATAAAATGGTCCAGTTTAGGAATAGATATATCAATCTTCTTTTGTTTGTTTCCCACGCGGATACAAGTGAGAACCTTGAGTTGTATAATATGAACACACGTAATTAAATCTTCTAAATAATTGCATCCGCTTCGTTCAATAATACGTTTGCGTTCTTCTTCTACTATGACAGAGTTCCATTTATCTATACGCGATAAAAGGTTTTGAAAAGTCATCAAATATTTAGTGACTTCCCCATTATCCACACACATTTTCCAGGCTTCGTTGTAAATAGACCGAATACCTTCTATGACTAAAGGACATAGAATACTTAGCAAACGACTACACCATTCATTTCTGGATTCTTGTAAATTGGATAAAACAAAATCGTCCATTTGTCTATAAGTAATTATAGACAAAGTATTTAGGCGGTTTTTACACAAAACCTTTTTACTAATAATAATAAGAAAAACATTAACATTTTTTCACAACGAAACTCGCGCCGTATTTTGTGATATTTCATTGCTAGTTCGGATTTGTTTTCTACATTTATCAATGGACTATCGTTTATCCAATCTATTATTTCTAAACAGGAGAACCCGTGTTCGTAAAAATGACATACTAAATCATTGATATTATTTGTTGTTAAATAGTCGGGTTGTTTGAAACAAATATCTAGTTTATTTGAAATGTATGAATACTTTTTGGAGAGTACATCATTGATGGGATATTTTTGGTCTAAAGAATGGGTATGTAAGTTTACTATTTTCTCGTCCATCATATGTTCAGGCACATAAATTGTGCAAAATCGGGATAAAATGGGATTTAGCAATTTGTTTTTGTTTTCTATAATAATAAAAAAACGGGTAGTATGGCTAAATAATTCTATACAACGTCTTAATGCCGATTGTGCGTCTATGGTTAAAAAGTCGGCATTTAGAAGAACAATTGATTTAAATAATATTCCATTATTGAAATGGATGTTGGTTTTTGCAAATAATTTCAAATCTTCGCGTATAAACTTGATTCCTTTTCCGTGCGCGCAATTTACAATCATTACATTGGATTTTATCTTTTGTTTGTCTGATTGGTATATTTTATTCAAAAAACTGTATATGATGGTTTTCTTACCTGTCCCATTTGAGCCATAGATAATAATATTAGGTATTTTTTTGGTTTCGTAAAAGAAATTGAGTTTTTGGTTTATTGCTTCGTGGTGAGGAAGTATTTCATTACTTATCATTATTGCCTAAATAGTATTTTAAAAATACTATTTTTATGTGGGTTTTTGACATAGTTATTTATGTCCAATACCCTAAATTATTAGGATAGTTTTATTACATTTGTGCATATTTTAGTCATTTCGTATCGCTCGTGATAGATGGTTTTACGGCGCAAATTGCACGATAAACAAGCAATTAATAAATTGCCCGAGTTATGTCCGTGGTTATTGTCTATACGATCCAATGTCCATTGTAAAGGTTCTCTAACTATTTCGTAGAGAACTTGGATGTTTTTTTTGCAATAATGACATTTTAATTCCGATTCAATAAGTAATTCTATGACTTGGTTTATTTGTACAAACAATATTGGATTGTATAGATTTTTAGCTATATCTTGTGCTTTATATCCAGCTAGTTTTTGGTTGAGTTGTTGTAATACACATATTTGATGGGGGGTATGATCGGTTGTTTGAATGCTTTTTAACAACCCCAGTTGATTTTCCGTTATATAATCTTCTTCTGTAAAACGCCATCTTTTTGTATTAGTAACTACACGTTTTTGTTTCTCTTTTTCCAATGTAATTGTATTTGATCCGTTTTCATTTATCATCATATGAGAACTTGTGTCATTTTCCTTCTTACTACGTAATCCGGAAAATGGGTCAGAGTCTACGGTACCTCCGACTCTTCCCTCAAACTCTTTCGAACTACGTTCTACAGAGTTTTCTTGATATCTTACTTCTGCGCATCCAGATATCTTCGCATTTTCATTCGCGTTGCTACTGAAAATATGCGGATAACCTACGTTCTGCGAACTCCGGTTATCACTTGCAGACCTAGGTTCTGACCTAGTTGGTAAGGATTTTTGGTCAGGTAATACAATAATTTTGCTCATTTATATAATAATTGTATTGTTTCTATATATCATACTCACCTAGATAAATATATAATTGAAAACGAGATAAATATAAAACAATATACAATATATCATATAAAGACAATACTTCTAGAATATGCTCCCATCTGGTAATACAACTACTTCTACGGCTACGTATACAAATGCGGTAAATATGAATGCAATAGATGAGTTATTGGAAACTGAGAAACAAAAAAACAAATGCGATTCTTGGAACAAATTGGACAAAACAGTAAAAACACAGAAATTGCACGCTTTTGCGGAAAAATATGGAAAAGAGCACAATTATCCAGCAAAAGATGTGAAGAGCTTGAAGGCGTTTTTTGTGAGTTGTTTAGAAAAGGCTAAATTGCAAAAAACAAAAGATGTTGTCTATGACAAAGATAGCGGCGAAATTACGAGTATCCCTGCACTATTTTTTAATAGTATGAACCATACATTCACATTGAAAATTGTGGATAGTAAACGGGTAAGTACATTGAAGTCGCTTACCCCGAAGCGCGTTTCTGAGAAAAATCAGGCGCCCGTTTCGCAACCCGAAATATAAAATTGATTGCAAAAATAATCTAAACATAGTTCTACATTTATAAATATACAACTATTACAAAATGGAACCTATTGAAGACCAAAGTATTTCATCGGAGGATCACCACGATGACGAAACATTGGAAACGTGGTTAGATTTATTGGAAGATAAGGAAATAGAAGAATTGTCGGATAATGTAGCCGAAATTATGGAAGAATATGTGTATGGCCAGATTGCGAAAATATCCGACCCGAAGTTCTCCACTATTGTATGCGACGATTTAACCGCTTATTTCTTTGATATATGGGTTGATGCCGAAATATGTATGGATAGTGACTCCGATTACAAAGAAGTGCATAGATTCATTGGAGATGTATATACTAAATATATGGATGAATATAGCATTTTACCACCCAGACAATGTGATATAGACACACCTTGTATACAAGTGGATATTGCTCCTAGTTTGGAAAGGCTTGCTACTATCCCTCAGCCAAAACAGAAGACAAGGGAATGGTATGAAAAAAGGTATGGTATGCTGACTGCAAGCAATATTTCAAAGGCATTGGGTTCAGAATCCCAGAAAAATAGTCTGATTTATGAAAAATGCAAACCACTCACGATGGACCATCAATATGGAAGTGTAAATACCGAAAACTCGATGCATTGGGGAGTGAAATATGAACCAATTAGCGCAGCTATATATGAACATATGTTTTCTGCTAAATTGTCGGATTTCGGTTGTATTCCACACGAAAAATATGTATTTATCGGGGCTTCGCCAGATGGCATTGTAACCGACCCGGCACATCCACGATATGGCCATATGGTGGAAATCAAAAACATTGTAAATCGTGATATAACCGGTATTCCTAAAGAAGAATATTGGATACAAATACAAGTGCAGTTAGAAACGTGCAATTTGGAATATTGCGATTTTGTTGAAACACGTATCAAAGAATATGAAAATGCTGCAGAATATTACATTGACAGAGAACATAATTACAAGGGCGTAGTTCTCTATTTTGTGAAAAAAATGTTGGTTGCGGGCACTTTACCTTCGTGGGGAGAAGAAGACGGTCGTTATAATGTGCCTCATTATGAATATATGCCTCTAGACATTCCTATTTCAGAAACCGAACAATGGATTTACTCAAAAAAGACCAAATTGCAAGAAGAATATGTTTTATATAGAACTGATTATTGGTATTTAGAAAATATTTCTTGCGTTCTCGTTCAGCGAAATCGCGAATGGTTCAATGCAGTAGTTCCACAGTTTATATCTATATGGGAAACGATTGAAAAGGAAAGGGTTAGTGGATATGCACATCGGGTAGCTGTCAAAAAACCGAAACCATTGGTAGTGGTTCAACAAAGTTCGGGTGATAGCACTGGAACAACACGAATTATAAATGGTGGAGGAGGAATATGTCTGATTAAATTGGATGAAGCTGGAAATAATATATCACAACCTTCGATAACCGATTTGCATAATCTATTGCTTTTATAAAACACACAATACTATAAAAAATATACCATACAATATATACTATAAAATATAAACAATGTTTTTTGATAAACTAATAAGTTATAAACAAAAAGTATTTTTTTCCATTATATGTTCCGGATTGTGGATATATTTCAGGACTTCAGAGAATTATAATATGATACCACGACATAATATATTTCCGGTAGTTTTTGTTATGGGTTGGACATACTTGAACTATTATGAACCTCTGTTTTTACCTATTGGCCTAAGTATTTTGATAGCTTATTCCAAGCTAGGATGGATGTTGGATAGTACAGAAATAAAAACTCCAGATACTAAAAGTAATAATATACAATTAACTATGTAAACCAGACGAGGGTGGGGTGGGCCAGTGTATGTCTCTGTATCCATATTTATACAAATGTACATATTTTTATAAATATACAAAGTAAAACGACATAAATATTTTATAACATAAATAAATAATAGTATATCGCACAAATGGCATCTTTTGAAAATCAAACAATGGACGAGATGTATGTCACTAAACGTAATAGTGAGCGCGAAATTGTATCGTTTGATAAAATCTTACAGCGTATTAAAAAATTAGGAGCAGAAGCCGGAATTAAATTGAATTATACTACGCTAGTTATGAAAGTCATAGATCAATTGTATGACGGTATTTCAACCACAAAAATTGATGAACTGTCTGCAGAACAATGTGCATCTTTGACAAGTACACATCCAGACTATAACACTTTAGCCGGAAGAATTGTCGTGTCCAATCATCATAAAAATACTCCGACCAAGTTCTCAGAAGCAATGCAGAAATTATTTGAATATGTAGATAAACACGGAAAACAAAGTCCTTTGGTTTCTTTGGAATTATATGATTTAGTAATTTCTAAGAAAGATGAATTGGATGCCATTTGCGACTATAATAGGGATTATTTGATTGACTATTTCGGGTTCAAAACTCTAGATCGGGCCTATTTAATGAAAGTAAACCGAGTAACAGTAGAACGTCCACAGCATATGTGGCTAAGAGTTGCTATAGGTATTCACGGGAATAATATGGATAAAATAAGGGAAACATATGAACTGATGTCTAAAAAGTATTTCACTCACGCAACTCCTACTCTTTTTAATGCCGGTACCCCTCACCCACAGTTGTCTTCGTGTTATTTACTTTCTATGGAAAATGATAGTATAGAGGGTATATATAACACTTTGAAAGATTGTGCTCTCATTTCTAAATGGGCAGGTGGAATTGGGCTCCATATCCATAATGTCAGGGCATCGGGTAGCCATATTCGCGGAACAAATGGATCGTCCAATGGAATTGTACCTATGCTCCGTGTATTTAACAATACGGCTAAATATGTGGATCAATGTGTTACACCCAATACAATTATTTATACAAAAGACGGTCCTATGGCTATAGAAGATTGTATCGCAAATGTCACTGAGGTAGAAAACCGCGAAGGACAATTTGAATACATTGAAAAAGTGTTGGAACACGCATATGAAGGAACTATACTTGAAATCAAGACTATATTGAATGTTCAGTCATTACATATTACTCCAGAACACCCGATTTATGTGGTAAAAAAACCGCAAACTCCTGGTTATATGAATCCATTAGACTATATTCCTGAATGGGTAGAGGCAAAAGACGTTGAAGTTGGCGATTATATTGTCCACCGGGTTCCAAAAGTTGATTTCAATTATCCCGGATTGTCACCTGATATTTGTTATGTATATGGCATTATTTTATCAGGAATGTGTATTACTCAAACCCAGGAAAATGTATATGGTGCTTTATCCAGTCGTATAAGAACAAATTGGATGTATATTGTACATAGTCCGAACAAAGTTGACGAATTGGCCAAGTTTTTTGGTGCCAATGCAATCAATTACGAGATTCGGTTTATGAATTACTATAATATGATTATGTGGGAAAGAAATAGTGTATTACCATTTACACAGAGCGATTTTATGACTAATGGCAAACTCCGGGTTGGTAAGCGATGGATTCATTTGGATCAACACAAAGTGGTGCGTATATTAGAAGGTCTTGGAAATAGTGATGATATTTCTCAATTGGCAGTAGATGTGCAATATTTAAAATTGCGAACGGGTATGTTACCAGGAAATTGTTTGTCATATAAAGATAATAGTTGGTTGGTTCCGGTTACTTCTACGGCGGAAAAACATTATAGTGGAGTGGTTTATGACTTGCAAATGCGAACCCAACATAATTATATGCTCGATGGTGGATTGGTCCATAATGGAGGCGGAAAACGCAATGGGTCGTTTGCCATTTATTTGGAACCTTGGCATTCGGATATAGAGCATTTCTTGCAAATGCGGAAAAATCACGGGGACGAAGAACTGAAGGCCCGGGACCTCTTTTATGCATTGTGGATCCCCGATTTATTTATGGAAAGGGTTAAATCCGATGGTCTATGGACACTAATGTGTCCAGATGAATGCCCTGGCTTATCAGATGTGTATGGCCCCGCTTTCAAAGAGTTATATGAGAAATATGAGTTATCGGGTAAAGGCCGCAAGGCAGTAAAAGCACGCGAATTGTGGTTTCAAGTATTGGATGCACAAATGGAGACCGGAACGCCTTATTTGTTGTATAAAGATGCTTGCAATCAAAAGTCTAACCAGAAAAACGTGGGGACCATCAAGTCTTCCAATTTATGTGTTGCTCCAGAGACTATGATATTGACAGATAATGGCCATATTCCTATTCATACTTTATGTGATAAATCTGTAAATGTATGGAATGGTATTGAATGGAGTAATGTAACCGTTAAAAAAACGGGCGAAAATCAAGAATTGATCGAAGTGAAAACAAGCATAGGAGTTAGTTTACAGTGCACTAAATATCATAAGTTTTATGTTAAATATGCGAATGCAGGTCGTGTTTCTATAAAAATGAAACCGGCGAATGAATTGCAGATAGGTGATAAATTGGTGCAATGTAAGTTTCCTATTATTAGTAGTTTATCAAAGGGTGTTATAGATTTATTTTCCGAATTGTGCAATACAAGTCATACAACTGTTAATAATGGATGTATAACAGTTAGTAGTAAAGATTACAATGTATTGCAGAAAACATTGTACGATTTACAAACTTGTGGTATATCTGCAAGATTATACAATGATGTTATTTTGTGGACATTGGAGATAAATACAGACAGTTTAATCAGTCTAAACTGTTTAGGATTTAAATGTGAAAATATTGATATAGAGTCAATAATTGAATCTATTAAAGAAGTAAGTGAATATGATATATCAATCATTGAGATTGTTGATTCTGGTAGAATAGATGATACATATTGCTTTACTGAACCAAAACGTCATATGGGAATATTCAATGGCATATTAACTGGCCAATGTACAGAAATCATCGAGTACTCTGACGATAAAGAGACTGCCGTTTGTAATTTGGCCAGTATTGCACTTCCGGCATTTGTGGATATGACACAAAATCCTCCGACATTTAACTATGAAAAACTGCACAATGTTACGCGAACAGTGACATACAACTTGAATCGTATTATCGATGTCAATTATTACCCCACTGAAAAGACCCGTTTGAGTAATATGAGACATAGACCCATTGGTATTGGTGTACAAGGATTGGCCGATGTGTTTATGATGATGGGTCATCCATTTATTAGCGATGAGGCCAAACATATCAATCGCCTAGTGTTTGAGACTATTTATCACGCTGCATTGACCGAATCGTGCAATATGGCTAAAGTGGATGGTCCTTATTCCACGTTTCAGGGTTCTCCCGCTAGTTTAGGCGAATTGCAATATGATATGTGGAAAGTGGTTCCAACCGATGGTAGATATGACTGGACTGGTTTGAAGGCTGAAATATGCGCCCACGGACTCCGTAATTCGCTGCTTTTGGCGCCGATGCCTACTGCGTCAACTTCTCAGATATTGGGATATAACGAATGCATTGAACCCATTACTAGTAACATTTACAGTAGGCGGACGATTGCAGGTGAGTTTATTATGGCCAATAAATATTTGATGAATGATTTGCTAAAGTTGGACTTATGGAATGAAAAAGTGAAAAACAATATTATTGCCAATAACGGGTCGATTCAACATATTGACATTATTCCACAAGAAATCCGCGATAAGTACAAGACAGTATGGGAATTGCCAATGCGTCATTTGATTGATATGGCGGCGGACCGCGGTGCATTCATTTGCCAAAGCCAGAGTCTAAATCTATGGCTAGAAGATCCTAATTATTCTTCATTGACATCAATGCACTTTTACTCGTGGTCAAAAGGATTAAAAACGGGCATTTATTATTTGCGGAGAAGAGGTCGCCATCAAGCCCAACAATTTACGATTGAACCGGAAAAAGGCAAGGTGGTGGAAGAGCACGATGAAATCTGCGAAATGTGCTCGTCTTAGTGATACATAAAAATAACAATATAAAAATATATGAGTATATAAAATAATATATCAATGATACCTTATTTTATACAACGTGCAACCCCAAGTGATGATATCCGCGAAGATAATATAGATACAACTCCAGGGTGCTCGGAAAAAGATAATATGGAAAATGAAATAATAACCACTATAACAACATTTATGTATGAGTTTTGCAGTGAAAATATGGATATGACATAAAAATAACATCGTATGAAGATTTTTGTATTCAGTTTTGGGAAATATCCGAGTTTCAAATACGATATTGGCAAAAATATACAAAATATTTTATTTTGAAAATAATGAGTGGATAGAATGGGATATTTCAGAAAATGCAGATAAAATATATGATTTTTACGTAAATACTTATTTATTATAGGTTTAGGGCAATATTATGCACCATTTTCATATAACACTTCAAGCAGGCCATTGTATCCACCATTGAATCATGCAAGTTCTCCGGAATTGTACCAAACAATTTCTGATGGAGTTCGGAAAGTTTAGGAAACTTTTTGTATTGATATGGCTGTCCCCGTTTGTCAATGGCATCCACTACAATAGAGCATAATTCAATGCTATTGGCCATTGTGCAATATCGCTCCTTTTTGTTTGCTAGCTCATATCCACTATTTAACAAGTCGCATAAATGCCGCGTTTTGCGCCCCGGGTTGCGCGCCAATTCAATACGGACCATTTTACTATCGAACTCTATATTATGTGCAATTACTTTAGCACATTTGACATATGCATCATATAAGGCATTCAATGCCTCAGTTACTACCACTCCGCCATTGCATTTTACCCGAGTTATACCAGTAAGTTTTTCTATTTCAGGAATGATTTTGATTTTGGATGAAACATTGATGTAGCTATTGTATTTTTGTTCGATGGTCCTAGTTTCTACGTTGAATACAATGAAACTGAGTTGCAATATATATGGACAAAGGTCCAATGCAGGTTCTCCTTTCGGGATAAGACCGCTCGTTTCAACGTCGAATATGAGAACCAGGTTAGACATTTTGTTATTACAAATACTTAAAGATGCGTATAATGATATAGTAATAGATAGTTTATATATTGTATATTTAGTAATTGATAAATATATTCAATTTTCTAAAATATATAAACACACGCCACCTATTGTAATTAGAATACACGCACATAAATGGCATATACACTTACATTTGTTACTTCTTATTTGCAAGATAAGGAGAACTCGCTACATAATGATGAATGGAATGTAGGGCGTTTAGCGGAATTGGTATCGATCGGGATTCCGCTTTATATTTTTGTATGTCCCGAAAATGCCGACGAAATCGCCTTTTTACAAGGAGCCCACAATATTCATATAGAAGTCATAAATAAATCCGAATTATGGGTATTTCAGCAACTCAAAGAAAAACCGCATAGTTTACCAAAATATCGCAATTTAGAAAAAGATACAGAAGACCATTTGTCTATTTCACTTTCTAAAATTGAATTGGTGGATCGCGTTATAGCTCACAATCCGTGGAACACGGGCCATTTTGCCTATATTGATTTCAATATAACGTATTTGTTTTCTGAAAAACATAAAACATATGAATATATTCATCATTTAGAAAAACGAAATTTTTCTGAAAAAATACTCACCTTTCCAGTATGTTCTTCCCACGTTCCTATAGAAAATGTGGGTGGGTTAGCAGACGCTATTAATTGGCGATTTTGTGGCGGGTTTTTCTTAGGTGACGCTGATTCATTGAAAAAGTTGTGGCAAGAATATCAGGGACATTTAGTGGAATATTTGGATATATATCAAAAACTTACGTGGGATGTCAATTTATGGGCCTGGATAGAAACCGTCAAGCGATGGGAACCACTATGGTATTCGGCGAATCATAATGACAGTATTGTCACAGCGATTTCGGCGGATTGTATAACGAAAAATATGGTTTCGGTTTCTAAACGTATCAAGCACAATTATCCAGTTATAGCACAATTTCGTCCGACTTCGGCGTCGTATTTGAAAACGCCAGATGGTCGTAGATGGCTAAATACGCGATACGTGAATTATTGGTTGTATAACAATGGTTGTTATGGCTATCCTACTAGTTTGCATATTATTGAAAACAAAAATATGTTATGTGAATTGGATGATGAACTAAATCCGATTGCTGACACATTTGTATTAATAGATGAACAAGTAGATATACCGAAATATCAGGGGGATACATTTTCCAAAGGGTTGGAAGACGTTCGGTTATATAAATCGGAATCCGGGGTGAAGTTTATTGCCACAAATGTGGATTATTCGCCCAATGGTAAAAATAATATGGTTATAGGTGATTATGTACCCGAAACTCACTCGATTTCTAATGTACAAGTTGTATTACCTCCAGTCGAAAGTTGGTGCGAGAAAAACTGGATACCGATTTCTTCAGTTGGTGGTGAAGACCTATTTATTTATAAATGGTCGCCTTTTGAAGTAGGTCGAGTAAATACATCGACGGGAAGTTTAGAAATATTGATGAGTCATATGATTAATGCACCCTATTTCAATAAAGTCCGCGGTTCTACGACATTTGTTGAACGGGAAGATGGGTTATTGGGCGTAGTGCATTTTAGTGAAGACCATAATCCACGGCACTATTATCATATATTGGTATTACTGGAAAAAGATAGTTTGCGGCCATTGAAATATTCGAATTGTTTTTGTTTTAAAAGTTTAGGAGTAGAGTTTTGTATTGGATTTACAGATGAATTGGCAGATGAATATGTTTTTTGGACTTCGCAAATGGATCGAGAACCAATGACGGTGTTTATACCTAAAGTGGAAATACAACTATGCTTTGATTTTTAGATTATGGCTTTATTTGAATATTTTGACTTTATGAGTTTTCACAATATTGCACAGAGTTTTCTACTATATACAGTAAAAATAATGCTGTTATTTTGTTTATATAATATATAAACACAATATGAATTTTTTTGGCACTGCTAATCAACATCAAAATCAAATTCAACTACCAGCCGATATAGATACACGCGTCGCTCCAGGGTCAGTGTATAGATTAGATATACTTGAGCTTGAAGGGAAATTATATATTAAAGATAGCGTTGAAGTTTCACAGGAACTAGCGACTCTTCAAGCATTTAATAATGCTTGGGCGTTTGAAGTGTTTAAAAATAATAGGCCTGATGATAATGCAATACGAGCATTTGTGAATACCGCTGATATGTTTGCACCACCTGTAGCACTTGGTGGCGTAAGAGCTGCTGTAGGGCCATTAGTTACTATTCCAGGTGTAGAATTATTATTAAATAGTGCTTCGGGGTTTTTAACTGGTCTGCCAGGAGCGCCTACCCCAGATCAAATTAAATCTAGTATTAGAGCTTTAAGAGATAAACCTCTTAAACATGTAGTAAATGCATTATTTGATGGGCCTACGCCAGCTAACAACAGAGACGAGGCATTAAATAAACTAGGAAATGCACTTGTTGCATTGAGAGTTGTAGGATATGCTCCAAGAGGATCAAATAATGAAAAAGAAGCAATCGCATTAGTAACAGCAGCTGGTATCGGCGCACCAATTGCAGGACTTGCTGCTGTAGTAGATCAAGCATCTGTAGCGGCTTTATTAACGGCAGTTAGCGATACTGTAGCCGCAGG